ATATACAAAGATGGCAAACAAAAGCCAACTGCCGCGGACGCACAAACGAAATGTTCCCCAAACGCCACAAAGACATCACCTACATCCTCAACGCCCGCCAAATCTGCCAACAATGCACCGTCCAAACAGAATGCCTCAACTACGCCCTCGAATACCACCCCGTCGACATGCACGGCGTATGGGCAGGCATGACCAGCCGACAACTCGCAGCCGAACAAAAACGACGAGGCATCAAACCCATACGACCATCAATCTCACAAATGTGGGACAACCAATAACCCACACCGATAACAACAACACCCAAAACCCCAAAACCCGAAAACAAGACAGGGAACCCACTGTGTGTGGGGTTGTTTGGTTTTTTGTGTGTTTTGTGTTTGCTCCTGTAACTCAGTGGTGAGAGTGGCACTCTTATAAGGTGTTGGTCGGTGGTTCGATTCCACCCAGGGGCACTGTTTTAGTTTGTTTGGATTCCGCAGGTGTTGCAGTAGGTGGTGTTGTTGAGGGTGATTGGTTGTTTGTTGCAGGTGGGTTGTCCGCAGGGTTGGAGGGTGCGGGTTCCTGTGAGGTAGTTGATGATGGGTTGGATTGGGTTGGGGGGTGTGTTTTGTAGGGGTGGTTTGTTTTGGGTGTGGCGGAGTGCGTTGGTGAGTAAATGGTTTATGTGTTTTTGTAGGGATTGGTTGTGTGTTTGTGCACTGGTGATGAGTTCGTTTTTGAGCCAGCCGGGGATGGGGATGGTTATGTGGGTTTTTGTGTTGGGGTGTGGGGCGGGTTGGGGTTTATGTGGCATCGCGTTGGATGAGGGTGGTGAGGTATTCGGTGATGGTCATGTCGTATGCGTCTGCTTGGGTCATCAGTTGACGCTTAGTGGTTGAGGGGATGCGGAGAGTGAGGGTGGTGGTTTTGGTGGTTGGAGCCTTCGGAGGTCTCCCTGTCCGTTTCTTCATAACCGAACCTTACCACTCAGGGTTGTTGATGAACTCCTGTTTCGCATCCCGTTCATCAGCCATACCGATGAATCGTTCCACATTCGCAGCGTGACGAAAAATGAGTTCCACATCATTATATTTTTTGTGGGACGGATTGTTACCCATATGCCATCCTGATTTGAGACAGCCATCTATCGCCTGCTTACAGGCTTCGATACCGTAGTCGTGGATAGCCCAACCTATTTTGATTTTGCGCGCGTCGTCGAGTACGGCACGGGAACGGGGAGATACCTTCTCCCGCCAATAAGTGAAGATTTCGTGGATGGCGTCATCAGATATTTTGCGCGCTTTAGCGGTCTGCTGACGGGTCTGTATACGGGTGCGGTTCACTTGCTTTCCTCCACCGTCACTTGGGAACAGCGGGTTTTTATCGGCAATCACCAAACAAAAGTTAGCAGACGTAACAAACGACGTCAAGCATCTTGAAAGAAACGTCCGACCTGGACGTTTTTTCACACGTTGACGTCACATCACAGAAAGATGGTTTTTCGTGGAATCCACGAATAAACCACCCGGACCTCTTTGGAGGGGGTGTGGGGGAACCTTTCGATTCTCGCCAACCGGTTCGAGAGCAGCACAATCAGGGTTTCCCGTTTCCGGGTAAACCGAATCCATCTCTTCGCTTTCGGACATCCGTGCTTTCCGCCACCGTCACCCGATTACTGCTGTATTCATTGGGGTCTTGTGACTGAGCAGACACTCTAGCAGCACGACAGTCCCGTTCGTGCACTCCCCAACTAATGGTGTTCGCACCTCCTCACCATCTACCGGTTGTGGTTGGTGTGGTGACGAGGTGGGGCGGGACTCTTGGTGATGCGATGACGAACACGCGAAGCGGGACTTACTGCTGTTGCAGTGACGGGACTTATTGTTTACTAATCTTCTTTTGACTTTCCATTTTCGTCCTCCACCCCTGAAAACGGAAAGTCCTCGGAGGTGGCGGGGTGTTTGTGTGTTGACCTCGCCACCTCCGCTCCTCTACTATTTGTGTGGGAGCCGCACGATATCTCCAGCGTGCAACAACCGAGTAACCACTCTCGGGTTCGTTGTGCGCGCCTCCTTAGGGTCGTGCGGCTCTCAACTCATGTAGCGGGACTTCTTCGCTGGCTTTCCGCCACCGTCACATGTTTAGTGTCGTTTGATGACACCTGACGCGAGCACTGCGCTCCGTATGTATTCGCATGGTTGCATTCCGCTCAGCATCGCCATGTCCTCTACCTGTTCCCATTGTTCTTTCGTCCATGCGACGCTACGAATGACGCGTTCTTTGGGTTGACCTCTTCGTAGTCCGTCCAATCGTTTGCCGTTCATCTGCTTTCCGCCACCGTCACTTGTTTTTAGGTGTCGCTCTTCATCACATGCGGAGCCTTCTTGCTTCCGCAGTGAACGCAGATGCTTTCACATTCGTCGCAGAAGTACACGTTGCCTGTCCGCCATCCCGCTTTCCGCATTTTTTCTTTCAGGTCTTTAGACGAATCAGAAGAACCTTCAAACTTTTTTCCGCATTTGTCGCATGACGCAGTGAACTCTCTATGGATGGGCATCGTCTACCTGCTTTCCGCCACCGTCAACGGTTTTCATGAACCTTTGTCCAACCAGATGCCGGACTCTCCCGAACCGTCGTTGTGACGCTCGACGACCGTGATGCGTTTGAACACTCGAGCGATTGCACCGTCGTGTACGACGGGATACTTCTCGCGTGGTGTGAGTTCACCGAAATGTTGTTCCACTGCTTCCTCGGTTCCGCAGTCGGAGCAAATCTCCAACGGTTCCTCACCGTTGCGGGTGTGTCGAGACAACGCACCGATGTATTCGCCCCACTGCTCAGCAGATGGGATGAGACCTGTGCAACGCGGACAGATGTAATCTAAAGGGTTTTTCGTTTTCATTGTGTGTCCTCTTCTCGTCGCATCACTTCAGCCAACGCCTCTTGGATGATGAACGAAATGGGGAGGAACATTGCGTGCTTCTTCCCGTAGTCGTCAGCGTTCGCCTCAATGGACTTCTCAATCCTGTCGTCCAACATCTTTTGGTTGATGACGACGAACCATTGTCCTTTCGCGCCTTGCTGAACATTGAAAAGTTTTCCGTCCAATGCGTCTCCGTCGGTCGTCAAAAAGACGACTTCCTCTGACCCGTCGTCAGATTTGATTCGCATCAGCACATCGGGGTCGTCGTTGACGAACTTGAAATCGCTGTCTCCGAAGTTCATGTTTACCGCTTTCCTCCACCGTCATTGTTTTTCATTATCTGCTCCTGTACATCTTATTTAGTTTGTCGTACTTAGTCAATGGGTTGTTCCGTGACCTCGTGCTTGATTATTTCCTCTTCTGCGATGTCGTACACGAACTTCTCGCCCGTGTTGCGGTTACGGATTACGAGTATTGTCGCACCGTAGTTCTTGTTCACCGCGTCCTGCAACTCTGCGACCGCCTGACCTAATACATCTTTCAGGTTTTCGCCGTCGTACAGGTTCGCCCACGACACTTCCCACTCAAACGGTTGCACTGTTTCCTCCACCGTCATCGGTTGTCTCCCTTGAACGGAACGACCCTGCCACGCTTGTCGTATTGGTGGTTCGTGTAGATGACGATTTGACCGTCGTTATCCTCGTCGTGACCGAACATCTCGAGCATCTTTACAATCATCTCGTACTCCGAGACTTTCTGCTTCGTGATGCGACCGCGCGGTTCAACGGGTGCGCGTTTCTTGACAACCCGATACGCGGGTGTCTTGCGCTTCTTTTTTGTTGGTTTCTTGGTTTTCTTCGTTGTCACTTGAGTTCCTCCTTGAGAACTTCTTTGATGAATGGTCGTAGGTTGCTGTTGATTTCTTCGTTGTAGACATTCCACAGGTAGTCGCTGTCAAGAATGTATGAGCCGAACAACTCCAACTCTTCGTCGGTGAACCGTGATGCGCGTTGCACCGCAGGGTCGTCGTCCCACACTCCTGAGTCAATCTTCGCTTTGATTTCCTCGCGTAGCCCAACTACATCAAATGCGATGCAGTTGTTGTAGCCGAGCGAGCCGTAGCCAACCCTTCCGAGGATGCGTGCGAGGTCGTTGCCTTGCGTGGTGAGGTCGCGTGCGGTTTCATCCGAACCCGTCTCGTCCCACTCCGCGAGCAACGCCTTGCCTGTCTCGTCAAGTTTGTCGGTGTCAACGAGGTATGCGCCGTCCAACGGGATGACGCTTCCGTCTTTGTGAATGATGAGATAGTTACTCACTTGACCACCTTTCCGAAGAAGTCGTGCGCCTGAGCGACGAAATCGTTTTGCTGTTGCAGGAAACCTCTCTGCCAATCCCCTTCACCGCACTTCACGAGTGCTGAGACTCGTGCGAGTGCTTCCGAAAGTTCGTGGTATGTCTCCACCCATTCGTTCGCAATGAAGTCCGTCCAACGAACCTCATACTTTGCGAAGTAGTCCTCATCCAACTGCGAGACGGTGATGCCACTGTCGTTGTAGGTGAAGTTGAGGATTTCGTGTCTTGTTTCTGCTTCCATTTCTTTATTACCTCCGTGTGTTTAGTAGTTGTGTTGTATTCGTATTACGCACATTCATTGTACGGGTGTGACATCGTTTTGTCAACCCCACCCCCGAACGCATCAGTAGTGGTAGTCCCACACCACGAGGAACTGCCTGTTCGGTCTTTCCTCAATCCGCTTCAACAGATACTCGTCGCTCACGCTGTGCGACTCCGCGTCGTAGAAGTGTTGGTCGCAATCAAACTCCCCGTCTTGAAGTTGGAGAAGTTTCTTCGCTCTGAACAATGCGAGAGATTTGTCGAGGTACGCATCGCGCTCGCTTTGGGTCATCTCGTTGAGTTTCCCCTTCTTCTTGTGGAACGGGAGATACTCCTCACTCGTTACGAGTTCCTTGATAGTTACATCTCCGAGTTCGCTGAGGTAACGCTCTTTGGTGTCGTTCGTGAACTTTTGGAACTCGCGCACCTTCTCCATGAACAGGGTCGGGTTGTCGGTGTATCGCAACACCGCGTTGGGTAAATCCTCTTCCCAACGACCGCCGTGCTCGTTCCAATCCGACCAACTTGCGTTGTGTTCGTTGAAGAACTCAATCTTTTGGACTGCCTCTTCGTTGTCGTCTGCTTCTATCGCTAGAACTATTCCCGTGTGCATTTCGTATTACCTCCGTTTTGTGTGTTGTTGTGTTTATTACGCACGAACTTTCGTAAGTGTGATGTTCTCCGTGCCCCCTCACCCGTTTCCGAGTGAGGGGTTCACACGGGGTATTGCACTCGTTCAGTTTGTTACGCTGAACAGAGACCTTGTTTCGTCGGACAAACCCTCTACGACCATGCGTTTGCAACGGTCAACTTCCTCAACGACTTTCTCAAAGTGGTCGTCGTAGTCGTATCCGTCGCTTTCTACTTCCGAGTCGCTGAGTTCGGGGTACGAGCCTTCTACATCCGCGAGAATGTCGCCGTTCTGAACGCCGAACGCTCCGACGAAACACATTCCGCCTTCCTCGTACGCCGTGATGAACACAAGGTTCGGGAACTTTCGTGAGATGTTGAGTATCCCCTCAACTCCCGGTCCCCATGCGGTCGTGAACGCGAACTCCAAATGGGTGTCGGACTCGCCGTTCAGTGAGGTTTCGTAGTCGCCCCACTTGGTTCCCCAAGAGGAACTGCACCACTCATACCACTTGTCGCTTTCGTACAACTCCTTAGGACAGGGGTACGCGCGTTGGTAGATGCTGATGATTTCGCTCGCCTCTTCCAACGGTCTGCGGTCGTTTTCGTTTGGTGTGGTTACGAGTTTCTTGAACTCCGCGATACTGTCGCGGTCACCCAAGACATCCAACCAGTTTGAACAATGATTTGGCATTTCTTTATTACCTCCGTGTGTTGTTTGTGTGTTGTGTATTTCTATTACCTAGCGTATTCGGTATTCGGGGATTTGTCAACCCCCGACCGAACAATCAGGTTCGTGCGCCCATTCCCAAGACACGGTGTAACCCGCGTTCTCGTAGTTCTTGATGCTCTCCCCAATGGGGAAAGTCAAGGGGAGTGTCACGAGGACATCGCCCGTTTCTTGGTCAATGACTCTGAACCCGACAGTTTTCGTTCTCATTCTTTATTACCTCCGTGTGTTGTTGATACTTCTATTACGCACGAACCTTCGCCCGTGTGATGTCCCCCACCTTACGGTGGGGGTGCAACACAGTTACGCGACGGTCAGTATTTCTCCGACCTTCTTCGGGGTGAAGAAACAATCGCGCTCAATCGCGGGGACTCCGCCGAACACGGTCGTTTCTGAGAGTTCCGAGAGCGAGAAAGTACCCCACTCGTTCTCCCAACCCTCGACATAACCCCAAAAGATGTCCTCACCGTCAAACTCAACCGCGTACCAACGCCAACCGTTGTACGGTGAGAAGAACTTGACTTGCGCGACCTTCTCTTCCAACGGGATTTCTTCCGTTGTGTAGAGAGCGGGGAGACGCTTGCGGATTTCTTGCGTGAGCAACTTGTGACCACGCTTGCCTTCATGTGCTTCCTTCATTAGTTTGCCTCCGTTTCGTAGATGAATGCTTCAAGTCGCAACCCGTCAATGACGAACGCTGTCGTGCGAACGAGACCGTTTGCCATAGTGACCTCGGTGTCGTAGTCGCCGTTGTTCGCGTTGGTAATCGCTTCCAACGCCGTGTCAACGAACGCCGTGTGTACGGGTGGATAGAAGTTGTGTTGAAGGTGATGTCGTATCGCGGTGTTCAGGTCAATGAGACCGTCGCGTTCCGCTTCCGCCATTCCTTCGGTGAAGTTTCTGCCCATTTCTTTAGTACCTCCATGTGTGTTGTGTGTTGCTTTATGTTGACCACCTTACGGTAGGGGTGTAATACGGTTTCCCTGTCGTTCGGTTGTCGCTATTACTACGCACCATAATACGGACATTGTGACCTGAAGTCAACCCCCTTGACTCAATAAAAGTTTGGACTCAATCCAAACTTGGACGCTTTCCGCCACCGTCAAGAACTCCGACGAACCCCCACACACAACCCAAACAAAAAACGACTTTCTCACACACAAACAGAGGACCCCCGTCGCCAACAGCCCGCTTTCCGCTACCGTCGAACAAATGAAAACCCGCCCCCGCACCACCACCCGAAAGTCCCGCCCCAAAACAAGCAGACGCAGTCCCGCCAAACCGCTCGTCGGGCGCATGAAGCGGGACTATGAAGTCCGCCCACTCTTGAAGAAGTGGCGGGACTATTGCGACCGAACACCTGTTCGGTCAACTAATGTCTTGACTATGACATTCAGCAGAACAGACCGTTGGAACATCCACCTTCAAGCATTGACGCAATACGCGAACAGGACGGGAACCGCGCTCGTTCCGACCACTCACATTGAGCAGGTCGGTGGCAGGAACATCGCTCTCGGCGCGTGGGTCGCCTACAACCGACAGCAGAAGCGACAGGGAAGGCTCGCGCGTGAGCGCGTTGAGCAACTCTCAGCGTTCGCAGGTTGGGAATGGGACAAGCAGAAACCTGGGAAACATGACAATCCTGAGCGTGATGCGCGTATCGCGAGCGAGTATCAGGAAGGCACATCAGCGCGCGACCTAGCGACCAAATACAAGTTGTCGCGTCAGCGTGTTCATCAGATTGTGAAGCGAACTAAGGTTCGTTGATGCCTAACGAAAGTTGGAGAACATCAGCACATGGTCGCGGTGATGCCTCATCGCGTTTCAACACTCCGCAAGTGTACGACCAAGACGACAATGTTCGTGAGCGTATGACCGTCACCAAAGTTGTTGGTGTGATTGTCACTTTCGTTCTCGGACTTGTCGCGGGTCTTTCGTTCTTTTCTTTTTTCGTCTATCACGGATTGAACGCGCTCGGCGTGAATGTCTCGTGGATTGACTCGCTCGTTGCTTCGTTGTGCTTCATCGCAGTCAGATACTTTGACTTGGGTATCTCGACGCGCTTACGGAAACGAGACTAGAAACAACGAGACTCGGTGGACATCGCCTACTAGAACGATGCCACCGAGTTCGTCGGAACGACCGAGGGTGAAAGGAGATGAAAAAGCCCCTCTCGCTCGTCTCTCAGAATAACACACTTGGTAGTGTGCGACTGAAAGGCAAGTTGGGGATTATCTCCCCAACCGCCGACCGTTTAGCCGTTCGTATGTCTGTTGCCAACAAGACGGATACCACTTGCGAGGTTTGCGTCCGTTCTTCAAGTCTTTGAGAACTTCCACGCCTCGCGCGACATCAGGTGCAACGAACACATTGCCCTTCAACGCTTGCGTCACGCAATCCATTGCGAGGATGTCGTGATAGCCACCCCATTGACCGCCGTTGCCGAGACCGTGAACTTGTCCGTCCGTAATCCAAACGACAGGAGTTGACGAGCGTTGCCGTTGCTTGATTGCCCAACGGATTGCTTCTCCGTCCACTCCGTTGCCACCGTTGCGGTCGGGAAGTTTGTCAACCATGCGACCCTTCTCCGCGAGGATTAGCAAGTTCGGTTTCACATTGTCCCTGTCTGCGGAATACACCGCGACCGTGCAACCTGGTGCGTTCTCAGTAATCGTGAGAATGTCTTTGTGCGAGAGCGACATCGAGCCACTTCCGTCAATCAACACGACACCGCCGTTGCCTTTGGTTTGTTTGTCAAAGACGCGACGCTCAGGGTCAACGAGCGCGTTGCCGATGCGACGCGGATTGCGACCGATGTTGTTCGCCGTTCGCTTGCGACCGAGACCGCCCTTAGCGCGACGAGTCAACGGAAGTTTGTGCGTGATGAGTTTGCCCCAAGTTGGGATTGCACCCCTCTCGCGACCCGCAGGATTTATTTGCTTCGGGTCAATCGGAGCAGGTTTGTCGCCTTGCTTCGCGTTGTTCGCACCGTTGCCTTTCTTGCGAGTCTCTTTGCCTTCGCCTTCCTGAGTACCGTCGCCGTCCTGAGCGTCGCCCTGAGCGTCGCCGTTCTCGTCGCCGTTCTCCTCGCCGTTCTCGTCCTCATCCTTTGGGGGATTAGCGAGACGGTCAACCCACTCCGCGATGCGTTCCGTGTGAGAGAAACCGCGCGGAGCAAGACCTGTGCGAGCGTCAACTTCTGTTGATGCCAAGTCACCACCCTTGTCTGCGTCTTTCATCTCTTTCTCAACACGCTTCACGATGTCGCGCAAGGTTGCGCCCCACGCACGATTGACGCGACGAACACCTGTCAAGAAGTCTTTGCCACCTCCGCAGATTGCGTAACCGACCGCCGTGTAGACACACGATGCCCAATCGTTGCGTTCTGCGAGCAGAACACCTGACGAAAGTTCGGAACCGTCTGCGAGGATTGAAACATCGAACCCTGCCTTCTTGACAAGGTAGTTGACGCGCACTTCCTCAACGGTTCGCAACGCGGTCTCGGTAGCGATACCGCGCTCAATCCACTTCGGGAAGTCATCCGCAGGGGACACCTTCGCGTGAACCATCTCGTGAGCGCGAACCACGCGGTCAAGTGCCTCGTCGCCGTGCGGAACATTCATCACGCGGTCAACGACACTCGTCATCGGTGCGCCACGAACAGGTTTGCACTCTTTGATTGCCCATGCTCCGAGGTCATCTGCCTTGTCCTTTCTCCCCAAGAGTTCGGGGAGAGGACGGTTGTGCAAGTTTGTCGCGGTCATCACTTCACCTCCAACTTGTCAATCGCGATTGCGTCCAACACCGACTTTGCGTTCTTGCCGAACACGAGTCGTGCGCCTTCCTCGTCGCCCAACGACTTGCGGAGTTTGTCAAACGCATAGAAGGTTCGGAGCGAGATGCGCCGTTCCCCTGCGTCTGCCATACGCACCGCGTAGTTGCGTAGGTCGGGAGAGAGTTTTTCCAATGCGTCAGGATGCGGTTGGTTGATGCGGATTGCGACAGGGAACCTGTCCTTCAACGCCTCAGGTAGTTCATCCATTTGTTCGATGTTCGTGGTCATGATGACCGAGAAACCGTCGCGCGGTCGCACGATACGACCGTTCTCAGGATGTTCCCACTTCGCTGACTCAGGTGAGTCGGTCATCGCGAGCAAGGTTGCGAACACATCGCCACCTGCCTTGTCAATCTCGTCAACAACGAGACGACCACCGCGTTCACCGTCGCCCTGCCACGCCTTGATAGCGGAGCCTTCGTTCCAAGTCCACGCGCCTTGCGCGTTCGGGAAGAAGTGTCCTGTCACATCCGCGTTGGTCATGTCCTCGGTGCAGATGAGTCGCCACGCGCCTGCGTTGACATCTCCGTAGTTGAGACCTGCGTAGGTCTTGCCTGTCCCTGGGGGACCGAACAAGATGATGCGGTCAACACCTGCGTTGATTGCGTCCTCAACATCCTTCCAACATTGTGGAAGGTCTTGACGACCCTTTGCTTGATTAGCCATTGTTATCTCTTTTTCTTTCTCCGACTTTTGTCGGGCTAGTAGTTTGTGTTGGTATTACTACGCACGAACTTTCGTTCGTGTGTCTTGCTTTCTGACCACCACCTTACGGCAGGGGTGTTACACGGTTTCGTGGGGGGATTGACCCCCCACACCGTGCCTAGTTCACGCAACCTTTCGCGCCTTCTTGACTTCCGCGCCTTGCGCGTCCACTTCGTACACGCGGATTGCCTCGACCTCGGTCTCGGTCGTGACCGCGCCTGCGACATCGTGCTTGATGTCTCCGAGAGCGACCGCCGACTTGAACTTCGTTCCGTCAACCGTGACCTTCGTGACCTTCTTGAATAGTTTGTCGGACACGAGACCCTTCAACGCTTCCACGCTGTAAGTGTTTCGGATTGACTTGATGAGCGACACTTTCTTGCCGTTCACGATGTTGAAGTCCACACCGTTCTGTGCGAACGATTGCTTCAAGAGAGCCTCCGCTTGCGCGAGAGCCTTCTCTGCGGTCTCCACCGCCTCGCGCTTTGCGAGATAGTCGCTCGTGAGAGCCGTGATGTTGTGCTTCATTTTGTTTCTTGCCTTTCCCGACTTTCGTCGGCTAGTAGTTTGTATCTCTATTACGCACGAACTTTCGTTCGTGTGATGTCCTTCTTGCTATCCACATTAGGGAAGGGGTGTTACACGGTTTCCCGTTTCTGTCCCCACCACTCGGTGGCACTATTACTACGCACAATAATACGGCAAGTGTGATGAGAAGTCAAGAGACGCTCGTCACACCGAAGTTACCGAGCGGTAAGTTACCGAACGGTAACAAACGCACCAACAAACCCGACCTGCGCTCGCTTTCCGCCACCGTCACGAAACACGCACACACGCGCACGCGCAGGCGCGCCCGCCCGCGAGAAGTCCCGCACCACAAGCACACACACAACAGCCCCGCTACCGCGCGCGAAACGCGGGACTCACAAGTCAGAACAGGGTGATTTGGTCTCGGGACTGTGGAGAGTCGACACACATCTTGTGTGCGTAGCCGACGGGGGCAGAAGGGTTCTTGACTGAGCCGACAACGCGGTCGCCTTTCCACTCAACCCACCCGACGACCTTCACTACGGTCGCCATAGTCGCGGTGTCTAGTTCGTCCCCACACAGGGTACAGGTCACTTTCACGCCCTACACCTTACTCGGTTAGTGTCGTGCTTGCTTTCTCGCCCTCGCTCATCAGGTACAGCCTGATGTCCAACAGCAGGTCGGTCATCTCCTTAGCGGATACCAAGTCGCGCCCTGAGATTTCTCTCAAAGCGTTGTCCACAAGTTCTGTTGCCTTGCTTTGCTCGGTCATACAGGTTCCTCTATCGGTAAATAGTTTATCGCATACTCAACGGTGTGAGCGCGACACACAACATGGTCGTTGTATTTGGAGAGTCGTGTGACGCAACCTTCCATAGCGCACACACGGTTTCCTCGCGCGTCAAACACGGGGTCGAGTTCTTTGCGTGTTTCTTTCTTCTTGGTCATACCTTCACCTCTTTGTCGAACTTGTCGTCGAGAGCCTTGATAATCGCGTTGTCGCGTTCCAACAGCCACTCCTCGCTTGGTGTAGCGGAAATCCACTCGTCTCCCGTCCAAATACAACCTTCGGGGAAACGAGCCTGCGCCGTATCGCCGTCTATGCGAAACGAGATGTTGCCTTCCTCGTCTGCGATGCCGACCACCACGAAGTAGTGCTCGGTGTGCTGATGTTGATTACTCATTACTTGTTCTCCTCTGCTAGTTGTTCTGTTGCTTTCTCCGTGTAGTACTTGATGAAGTCGTACATCTTCTCCGAGATGTTGTCTGACCACGCCGACGAATCACGCGCCATGAGTTCCAACGCGCGAGTCCACTCCTTCTTTGTGAGCGGTATGTCGTCGTCCTTGTCGGGGTCATACTTGGGGAACAGGTCTCTGTCCCACCATGCGATGACGATTTCCTCGTTCGGTGAATACTTCTCTTGCAGGTGTTCTACGATGTCTGAAATCTTCATTTGTTGAGTTCCTTCCATGTTTCTTCGTCGTTGATAAGTGCCTGAGCCTGCTCTACTGCTTCCACGATGTCGTGGTGTACAGCGTTGAGCCAACCCTGCTCAGGGTCGTTTGGTGCGTCTGCGTACAGGTCGAACCAAGTGTTGTTCACCCACTCCAAACGCTCCTCCTCGTTCGCTTTCGCGAGAAGTTCGTCGTTCGTGAGACCTGCTTCCAACAGCCTGTCCACATACCTGATGACTTCGGGGTCGTCACCTCGGTCGCGCGCCTCTTTCGTTTCCCACAAGTGGATACGCATCTCGCCGTCGCAGTAGACGGAGATAGTTCTGTCTTGCGTCTTGTCGGTCACGGTTGCCACGAGTTCGTGTCCGTAGTCGCCGACGAAGAACGCCGAGTCGCGCATCGGTTTCTTGTTGTCGTCCTCAATGGGAAGGTGGTATTGGGTGGTAATCACTTGCTACCCCCCATACCGAACACGATGCCTGCGCCTGAGCCATGCTCACGCATCTGCTTGCTGAACTCGGTGAACTCCAACGACTCAATAATCGTGAGTCGTTCCAACTCCTCGGACTTGTCAAACTCGTCAAGGTCTGCTTGTGTCCAATGGGAGATGTCCACGAACGCATGGGTGTTCTCCTCCTCACCTGCGGTGAGCGAGTGGTTCGGGGGTAGCGTTTCGTACGCGACCCAAGTGTTGTCCTCCAAGTTGTAGAACAGGAACGCTTGTTCCCATTTGTCTATGCTGTTCATTATTTGCTCTTTCTCCGACCTCTCGGTCGGGCTAGTAGGTGTTGTTATTACTACGCACGATAACTCAGGGGTGTGACGCGGTGTCTTCTTCCGATAGGAACACTTCGCGAGCGTCCTCTATGTATCGGTAGACGATGCCGTAGTCACCTATCGGTAGTGCTACCCCTTGCGCTTCTAACTCCTGAAATACGGAGTGGACATAATCCAACTCCCAAGCGTGTTTGGTGTTGCTCATTTCTTCTCCGCCTTTCGGTCTGCCTGCGGGTCGCGGACTTCGTATGTCCACCCGTCGCTCTCGCGGAAGATGTCAGGTCGGTCGCCAACGACCGTGCGTACGGTGTGTATCGGTACGCCTGTCGCTTCTGCGATGTCTTTCGTTGTGACTTGTTGGTAAAGGTTCTCTTTCGCCCATGCGAGAATAATGCTCTTGTTGTCGGGTCGACCTTTGTAGTAGCAACCGTCGTTGTCGCGTACCCAACCTTCGCTGAGTTTGGAGTTAGCGAGAAGTTCTTTGCGTACTGCCAACGGAACGAGATGCTGAATACGGGAAGGAACTTTGACGATGTAGACGGGTCTGCCGTACTCGCTAATCGCTTCCGCCAAGATGCGTGTCGCTTCTGCGACTTCGTTGTTTGTTTCGGTTGTATCCATTTGTTTCTCCTAGTAGTGGCTCGGTGGTTGATACTTCTATTACGCACAATACGAGCGGGGTGTGACATGGTTGTCTCACCTGCTACTTACATAATAGGGTAATAGACACGGCAAGTCAAGAGACAGTCGTCACATCTGAGTACACGCCGTGTGTACATCGGGGTCACACAGAAATCAAACTTTCCGAACATCACGCTGCGCCGGCTACCGGCTTTCCGCCACCGTCGGGAAACTTGTTCATCTCTCACATCTTTGGGTGCGCCCCACACGCACAGTCCCGCGCCCGCGAAACCATCGCGGGACTCCCCGCGCGTGCGCGCGCGTGCGTCTGCTCGCTCGGTCGGTCGCTCGGTCGGTCGCCCGCTCGGTCGCCCGCTCGGTCGGTCGGTCGCTCGGTCGAGCACCCGTGTACCCAATGTGACGCAGGTCGCATCACACGCGATGTCACACTATGTAACACCCCGTGCGTACTATGTGTATCAACTACTAGAACCGACGACAGTCGGAGAAGGAGATAGGTAATGAATCCGAAGTATCCCGAAGTGAATGTGCAACTCGTTGGCGAAGACGGCAACGCGTTCTCGATTCTCGGTCGCGTCACCCGTGCGATGAGTCGCGCAGGAATCAGCGAATCCGAAGTCGATGCGTTCAGGGCAGAAGCGACAAGCGGAGATTACGACAACCTACTTCGCACCGTGCTCGCATGGGTGAATGTCGACGGACTCGGTGACGAATCCGACGAAGATTCGGACGACGAACGCGGAGCGCAAGCGTGCTACGAGTGCGACAACCCGTACGCGGTCGGCGGTTGTCCTGAGTGCGGAGCGTGGCACGAATGAACCGAAGGTGGGCAGGGTGCGATGTCACACCCTGCTACACCCCGTGCGTAATGTAATAACCAACTACTAGCCCGACACAAGTCGGAGAAGGGAATAAGAAATGACTATCATCATCGGCTCGGAGCGAAGGGAGCGACTTGGCAAGCGCGAAGTCGTCTACCGTTGGCGCAACCCCGAAGCGCAACCCGACGCGGACGGCAACCGCAAGCAGGTGACGCTCGACATTCACCACGACGCAGACCGCAAGCGATTCATGGCGGTTCTTCGTGAGTCCGTCTATCGCGACGGCGGTGGCTACGAAGTCACCGAGTTCGCGCTATTCGGCGAAGAAGCGGTGTACGAGTATCTCCCGACCCGTCAGGTCGCGCGATACTCCCCGAAGGCGTTGCTCGCATACGAAGCGGAGACGCTCGCGCTACTCAACTCAGACGAGCGGTACGCAAGGTGGCACGCGCTCACCGAGCAACACGCAAGCAAGTGAACCACGCGCACGGAGCATCACACTTGATGGTGTTCCGTGCGTATCACTATCAACAACAACACCCCGAACGGGGAGAAGGAGACAACACATGAGAGACTTCTCACTAGATGAAGTCATCGCAGACAACTACATCGGCATCGGAGAACTTTACGGGCGTGACATCATCGTCAACGCGTGGAGTGACTACCTGAGCGGTAGCGTCGAGTTCGAAGACCTAGATGTCACCGAAGCGGAGTATGTCAACGGACTAATCCGACTCACGAGTGGCATCGTGGACGGCGGATACCTGAACGCGTACCGAACGGCAGGCGAGTGGTTGCTCAACACACCGAGCACCCCGAAGGTGCGCGAAGTGCGCGGTGCTATCGGCAGACGACCGAACAACAAGTGAACTAACGACGGGTGCGCGTCAAGGTGGGGCGCGCACCCGTCACATCACACCACCGAACACATCGTGCGTAACTAACAACAACAACAACCCCCACACGGGGAGAAGGGAATACCGAAATGACAGTCACAAGCATCAAGGAAATGGAGTGCGGTAAGACCGTAGTCCGCGCAGTCATCGACGAAGGCGCGGTGCGCGAAGGCGCGATGGTCGTCATCGCTATCGCGAAGAAGGACGCAGACGGCAACCGCGTACACGACGAAGTAATCGTCGTAGACCTTCGCGAAGAGACCTACCACACGGTAGACAGCGACGGCAACGAAGGCGAAGGTGTCAAGGACGGCACTCTTTACCTGAACGCGTACGAAGTCGCTAACCCCGATAGCGACGGGCAGGTCGAGAACCATTACCCCGAATACTTCGTGGATAAGTCAGCGAACTGACACCGCGACACTTGCGGGCGTATCCCTAACGGGTGCGCCCGCATCGCGCTGCGCACGGCTATCCGCCACCGTCAATGGGTCGCCCGCACTCGCGCGCGGTCGGCAAAAGCAAACAAACGCGCGCCACACAAACAGTCCCGTTGTTTCATCGCGGGGGTGGCAGTCCCGCATTCGCGCGTCTTCGCGCGGGACTAGACGCGAATAGAACGAACCTTTCGGTTCGCTCCATTCTGTCTATTTCGTCAGGACGCTTCGCAATCGTGTCCGTACCAATACTCGTTCGCTTCGTCCTCGTCGAGAAGATGAAACTCGCGGTCACATTCTTGACACTTGCCGATTGGTTCGTTCATTTCATTTACCTTTCTGTCGTGGTTGATGTCGTGCTATGGATACGCACGATGTAGGCGTGATGTGACATCACGCTTCTTCTACTGTCACCTCGTTGTAGCCGATGTCGCTCCCGAACTCGTCTGCGAACATCTGCTCCGCTTGCGCTATCGCGGTGTCGTCGTCGCTCGCTTCCACCGTGAACACGGTGACGAAATAGTCGCCTACGAAGATGACATTCTTTCTCGGTGCTTTCGTTTCGGTCTTGCTCATTTCGTTTCTCTTTCTCCGACGCTTGTCGGTGTTGGTAGTGGCATCGGGATTTCACCCGATGATTGTGAACGAGTCGCCCGCGTCCTCGATGAGTCCGAGTGTGCTTCCGTTGTCCCACGCGATGTGTACCGTGCCGAATACATCTATGCTTCGCACGATGCCTTCGTCACCGCGCACGAGTTTCGTGTATGGGTCGCTCGTGTAATCCAAACGGACGCGCTTGCCGACGAGTCGCGCACGACGCTCCATTACTTCTAGGTGGAAATCCTCGGTGTTGGGTATGGTGAACATTTCTTTATCTCTTTCTCCGACTCTCGTCGGTGTTGGTGTTGTGCTTGTATTACGCACGATGTAGGCGTGAGCGTGACGCTCACGGTGTTGTTCGTGAATCTCCCTCGTCCTCTACGGTGATTTCCTGCGAAACATCTTTCACATTCCACCCGTAGTAGTCGCCCAATAGCGCGTCTGCGTTATCCACCGCTTGTTCTTCGTTCTCTGCGAAGATGTGAATGGATAGCACGAAATACGCTCCGACGAATGTGACGGTGTAGCGATGCTCGATGCGCGTTTCGGTGATTTCGCTCATTTCGCTACCACCGCATCTGCGACGAATAGCCAACCCGCTCCGTTGCCTTCGGGGTCTTGCGACGGGATTAGAACGCTTCCGTCGGTGAACACGATTGCGAACGCATCTTCGCTCTCGTAATCCCACCCGAACGCTTCCGATTCGGATTTACGCATCGGTCGGATTTCCTTGATTGTCTTGCCGACGAACTCGCCATACTCGCGCGTCACCCATTTCGTGCGCGCGTCGTACCGCTTGTCCAACACGATTGTTGGACGCTCTCGGTCATTCGGATAGTTGCTCATTACTTCATCTCTTTCTCCGACTCGCGTCGGGCTAGTTGTGTAATCCACACTTTACGGTGTGGGTGTTATGGCGTTTCGCGGATTACTCCGCTCCGCGCCAACGGTATTCCCGACACTCGCGCTTGTTGCGCGCGCGCTTCTTGTTCGCGTGGGTCTGCGCTCGTGTACGCGCTCCGTCTGCGAACGCTTGCCTATCAGCGTCGTTCCATTCTCTCCGTTTCATCACTTCACCACCTTTCTCGTCTTACAATCTTGCCGACACGCTTCGCGTACTTGCTCAATCGTCTTGTGACTCAGGTTTATCTCGACTCCGCAACACGGTGTGTAGTATCGCGTGATTCCTTTCGCTACTTGGTCAGGACGGATAGGTGTGTTGCCGTGCTTGCGCTCGTTCAGATAGATAGTGATGAACTTGTAGCAGAACACGCACCCGATAATCTTGTAGTCGTCGTGGTCGCTCGGTGTTTCGCGCTCGGTGATGTACCGCTTGGGTGCTCCGCAATCTTCGCATTTCCAATCACGAATGTTCGGTGGAATCGGCGAGACGGTGATAGCGACTCGCTCGTTGATGATGTCGTTGATGATGTCCCAACGAAACTTCTTGCCGTTCACTTGGATAGGGAAATGGTCTTTCTGAGTCCATTCGCGTAGTGGCTTCTTCTCGCGCTTCTTGCCCTTGCCCTTCTTCTTCTTGCTCATTTCGTATCTCGTTTCTCCGACTCTCGTCGGGCTAGTAGTTGATGACATACATACTACGCACGGGTGTAGTACGGTAGTGACATTCTGCGATGTGACTCGTGACACTAAGGGTACGAGTACGAGCAAGTAGCCGAACGAACACTCTCAGCGTTCACCCGCCACACGAAACCCGACAGCACGAGTCAAGATTCCCCCGCTTTCCGCCACCGTCGGGAAACGCAACAAACGCAACAAACGCAACGCGACCCAACAAGCGCGCCACCGCCCAACAGTCCCGTCCGCTCTCGACAGTCGCTAGTCCCGCGACAATGAATACGCGCGCGGGACTCCAATCTTCTGTCTTTCGGGCGGGACTCGCCCGTGTCCTGCGTGCGGTTTCGGTTCGCGTGTCTCTTGCGGGCGGGTGAAGGCGTTGCGAAAAAGTGGGAATCCGAAATCGCGTGGTCGTGAAACCGTGTTACACCCCCTGTCGCGTGATACCCGTTCTGACCCGATACGCTGATAACCGTATTACACCCCCTTGTTATTGTGGGGGGTAGGAATCAACTACTAGCCCTTCGGGGGAAAGGAATCAGAATGAGTCTCTTAGGAATCACTTGGGAAAAGAAATCGCAGGCACTCTCACTCGGATACGAAGTGAGCGTATGGCGCGCACCCGTGAACCCGTACCTAATCCGAATCCGCATCGCGGTATCGGGCGGTGAAAATAACGGTTGGGCAACCGAGCGCGTATTCAGCGGAGAAACATCGGCGCGTGACGCGGACAAGTGGGTCGGCAACATCGTCGGCTACCCGAACCCGTTCTACGGCGAAATGGAATACGGCGCGAGCGGTGAAGGTCTCAAAATGTGGCTAGATGACCTTCGCGCGGACGACGAGCGACGCAAGATAGAAAACGAGCACCGAGCGTTTCTCTCATCTCAGTACGACGACAACGGGTTCTACTTGGGGCAGATTCCGTTCTACCCGTCGCGGTGAATCACACTTCACGACGATTCGTGCGTAATGTAATCAGCAACTACTAGACCGCCGAAGGGCGGGGAAAGGAATACCGAAATGAGCAAGTATGAAACCCAATCGGGTATGCCGAACCTTCTCAAAGAAGGCACGGAAACCGACAAAATTATGTGGGCTATCTACAACGAAATGGTGAGCGGATACCGCGTACCCGTAGAGGACACAAAAACCGTCATGGCGTTGCGTGACGCGAAGGCGCGAGGATACTCGGAGATGTTCCGCGCTATCTACCGTGCCAAGCGTGAGCACCGTCTCGCGTATCTCACGATGACTCAGCGTCAATGGCAGAGAAAGACACACCGACCGTCGCGTGCGCGTCACCACGACAGTATCGCTATCCGCGAGAAGTATGTGAGGTGCGCGCGATGAACGATGAACGAACCTGCGAGTACTGCGAAACCGTCACGGACAAGTGGTGGCTAGCACCTATCGGGATACTCCCCGACGGAAGCGACTACGAGTACGACGGCACTGTCGTATGCGAAGCGTGCTACGACGGACACTGCACGAAATGGGACATACAACCACTACCCGAGCGCGGTGAATGACCCGTGAACTATGTAGCGACATTCTTAGTCACCTACGGCGTGGTCATAGTGGTAGCGAACTACTTCATGATGAAAGGGGGGAAATAACCTATGAGCAACGAGCACGAAGGACGCGAGTGTCCTATCTGTGATGATGTAATGACGGAGAGGCATGACAACTATCTGCCTACTTGGAGTGACCGCCACGACGACATAGTGTGTTGGTGGTGCGCGCACCACGCGACACCCTGAACCCGTAGCCGACCGAACCCCCGCCCGAACCGACACGGGCGGGGTTATTCGCACCTGAAACCTGATGTGAACCGCGTCACACCAAAAAACCGAAGTGTTCTTCTCCCCAACCACCACCCGACCCGATAACAACCCGACCCAACCCCCACCCCACCACACCACAGTCCCGCCCACCAAACCCAACAACCAAGCCATTTGCGGGACTAGACAGCAGGCGACGCGGGCAGCCCAACAGGACCTCCCGCAGGACCTCCCAAAAAGCGAAAAAAAATCAAAAATCTGGCTGCTGCGCTGCACGTGCGCTGCTTATTGACCCCGAAAACCCCCAACAGGTATACTTGTTATCAGATTATTAGACGGAGAACGGACTCCGGAAACGAATACACATCACATCAACCGAACAAAGGAAACAATTTTGTTACTCAAAGTAGGAACAGCGATAACTATTTTCTATGGCGCAGTATTCGGGGTGGTCTCCCGGATTGACCCGGCACCAGAAAACGTCGCAAAACCAGAAACACAAGTAATTATCTCGGAAACTAGACCCGATTTCGTAGTCCCGCCAGCACCCGACAGGGTGGCGACGGAGACGGGACTCCCCGCCGCCCCCGCCCCCATTGTGTTTAGGCATGGGCAGGTGGACTGGCTCGACGACCTGGCGCTCGAAGCGGGGTGGCTACCTGAGCATCTCCCGACCTTGCGGGCGATAATCCTGCGGGAGTCGGGCGGGTGTCCGAACCTGCGTGGTGGCGATGTCCCTAGCGAAACCTGCGAAATCCTGCGGGTACGCGAGTGGAATCACCGCTCGGATACGGGTCTACTCCAAATCAACGGGGTGAACTACGACCTGAAACGCAACAAGTGGGCGCGTATCTGTCTAGACATGGGTATCTGCGAACAGGAACCGTTACTTGACCCGCTCACGAACCTGCGGGCAGGGAAACTGCTTTACGATTATTCGGGTTGGAACCCGTGGAACCCGTGTACCTACGGGGAGAAGTGGGCGCACCTATGCAAGCGCACCAAGAAGGTGACCCCGTAGAACCCTGCTAGACGCGCGGAGAAGCCCCTAGAAACGACGAAACCCCCGCCCCCGCACCCGAAGGTACGGAGACGGGGGAAACCCGCCTAGCGCGTCAGACGCGCTTAGCGCACACCGGTCCGATGCCGTTAGCGACGGACTCGCTCGCGGTGAGTTCCGCGCCACAGACACAGCAGATGCCGAACTGAACGCCAAGTGCCTGCGCCTGCGCGACGCTCATGCGGTTATCCGCGCGAAGTGCGCGAACCGCACCACCCGCGTAGACGAAACGCTCGGACTTGACCTGCGCTTCGGGAACGAAACGCATCGCGTACAGCCTGCCCTGCTTGGACAACTTCACGCGAAACACGACACCCGCGTCATCGCGGTACATGCCGACTTCGGTGACGGGGTTCGGGTTCGCAACGCGCGCGGGTCGGTTCATGTTGCGCTCAACCGCGTCAAGTTGCTTGTCGGACAGACGACCCCAACGGTCGTAATTCGCAAGAACGGAACGCAGGAAGTTGTTGTCGCCCGCGTTATCGCGGAGCCACGCAACAACGCGCTCGGTGCGCGTGAGCGGTGGAAGGGTGGCGGTGGACATTGGGTATCTCGCTTTCTCCACCCGAAGGTGGGCTAGTAGGTGATACCGAGATTACGCACGGGGTGTTACGAAGTGTGCGATGGGTAGCGAACCGCCATCACATCACGAAACCCGTGATTCAGGCACAGCCCGACCCGCACAAGGGCGGCTCCCCGCCCGGCTTTCCGCCACCGTCAGGAAACCGCGGCTTACTTCGGGTCGGTTATTCCATACTTCGCTTCCATGCGGGCAGCGAAGTTATCAGTCCCGTAGTTGTCAATCGCGTCCGTTAGGCGAACATATGTTCGGGTCGCGGGACTGTTCCCGATTGACTCGACTTCGAACCAGTTGTCCGGGTGTTCCGGGTCGGCGACAAGGTCTCGCATCGTGTTTCGGGCGGTAAGGACAGCCCAACTTTCGTCAAGTTCTTGGTCGCTTGTCGGGTTCAGGGTTACGACGGTTTTCCATGTGACTACATAAGTTTTTTCGTCGGCGAGTGGTTCGTTTTCCATGCGGGTCAGGCTAACAGTCCCGTTCATTGTTTGCCACCCCCCTTGACAAGCAGACATCAAATCAGTAACCTTTTTTATTATGTATGAAGCAGTTATGGGACTAGCGATTTTGGTTTTGATGTCGCTCATGTTCAGCCTTGCCGTAAAAAACCTTTCCGACAAATGGAGTAACGAAAATGAAAACGATAAAACCAAATAAACAAATAACCATCGACGAAGAGAAGTTCATTCTCGACGCAATCGTTGACGGTTGGCGAGACATCGAGGCGGGACGCATCGGGACTCTCGGGAACGGGGGTAACTCTTGTGTTCTTGCGGGCAACTTCGCACGCAGAATCCTTGAAAACCAAAAAGTTCCGCACCGACTTCGACCCGTCGGCGCAATTTCTTTCAACACCAAAGGGTTCGAAATGTTCGGAACGAACGCGAACGACCTTCCCGATGATGCTTGGAATGTGGCGGTTACCCGTTTCTCCCAAGACTTCGGCGGTTGGAGCGGACACCTTCTTGTGGAGACCGACAACTTCATCTTGGACTTGACTTCCGAGCAGTTCGCACGACCCGCAAAAAACATACATGTTCCGTCAAATCTGATAGTCCCGATGTCGGACTTGAAATTGTTCCCTTTGTCGGATTTCGGTATGTCTCAGGAGCGGGACTCTTTGCGGAGTCGGGCGTTGTCGTATTACACACAAGGTCACGAACTGCGTGTCTTGGAGTTCGATTGGGGTTTGCTTACATACTTCTCCGACCCGACGAATCTGAGTTACAAAACGAAACGGGGTTGGTTTCGCTCGTGGCGAGAACTCGGTTGCGGGGTGGTTATTCAGAATCTCAATCATCGGAGAAAAGAACGGAAGCAGGTTGTTTCCGTGTTACACCCCTGAGTAGTATGTATTGTGTAATAACCAACTACTAGGAAAGGGAACCTAATGAGTACACCAACAGAATCAGACGACACCAAGAAGGACTACCTAGACAACATCGTCTACTCGGCGACCGACGCACTCGTGCTCGGCATACCGATGAACCTTCTCGGAAAGATTACCTACGAGCAGGCAATCACGGGCGACTACGAGAACCCTCGGTTCGATGCTTGGAAAAACCTTATCGACGAAGTGTTCGACACGACGAAGGGCAAGGTTCAGGAGAAATGAGTTTGTTCGACCAAGACCAAGACACGATTGACGAGTATTGGGAACGAGCGACCAACAACCTTGTTGAGTCAGCGTGGCTACCACTCAGCGACGATGTGTGGGCTACCGACAAGTACGACGACACAATCGCAGAGAAAGCGGAAGCACTTTGGGAAAAAGACCAAGAAGCGAAGGTCGCTAAATGAACACGCACAAGTATCGTTCACGCAACCTACGCAACACGCTCATGTTGTTGGGATTAGCGGTAGCGTCAATGGTGGCGTTGGCAATCGGCGGTAGAAACGCTGAACGGTTCACCTGCGACACGACACCGCACAAGGTTTTCGCATACGACACGCTATGGAGCATCGCAGAAAAGAAATGCGACGGCAACATTCAGGTGGTCACCGACAAACTTGTCGCAGTCTACGGAACGGTAATCCAATCAGGCGACAACATCTACCTACCAACAAACCAAGATTGCTCACTAAAAATAGCAAATAACGGAAACATCTACGAGGAGTGCTGATGAACACAAAAGAAGTATGTACTTGTCCAACTACACGGTTTTACTACCACAACGAAATCTGTGACTACTGTCGAAATGTGGCGTTTCACGACGACCCCGACTACGCAGAGCACATGGGATTCGTTCTCGTCGAAGGGAAATGGATTCGCAAATGATTGACTTCATAATCGACGACGGCTACTACGACGACGGAGACAGACGGCGAACACGATTAGGCGAACTGAGAACATCTATCGCCATGAAGGAATGGCACCTAGACACTTGGAGACGGGTAGACAACGCACCAATGGGAACTTGGTGTAGGCGACCAAACGACCTAGTGGAAGTAGCGGAGTACTACCAACTCATGTACCTAGAACAATCAGAAATCGTTTACGAACAAAACGGCTTAGCAGAAAACCACAACAGCGGAGCAGACAGCAAAATCATCTCCATGCTTGACGAACTAGCAGAAGAACGAACGATTCGAGACCTCATAAATGTTCTCGGTTGGGCAAAAGAAAACAACCAAAAAGCACGCACCGCAGTCACCGACACCGTACACGCAGGAAGGCTCGTCTCGATTGTTACCGAATGGGCAAGAATGTCCGAAAGCGAACGCAACCACCTAACCCAAACAACAATCCTTTTGGGTCAAATGTTCACCGACGAAATCAAGAAACGAATCTCAGACGACGAACTCTAAACTAGATTCGTGGACAAACAACTACTACTCAACGACGACCACATCGTCGCCTACTTCCCGTACGACGCAGACCAAGTCGCAGAAATCAAACAAATCAGCGGAGCGAAATGGGACAAACTTGCCAAAGCATGGCGCATACCCGCCACCTCGCTCGCCGAGATACGGGACTTCGGGAACAAACACGGGTTCACCGTAGACCCGCAGATACTCACATTTGATTTGCCGACCCCGCTGAACCAAGTGTTCGGAGTGCGGTTGGAAGGCGACTACATCTATCTCTCGTTCACCTACGACCCTGTGAAGGTGAAAGCAGTAAAGCAGATACCGAGCGTTACTTGGCACACCAAAACGAAAGCGTGGAGAGCACCCGTTTCGTCGATAACAGAAGCAATCGAGTGGGCAGACAACTTCCGAGAGAAAGTTCCCGACGACCTCAGGTTGTTGGCGCAGGAAATCAGAAGCAAACACGACGAGTCCGTACAGATGTCCCGCTCAACAGAAGCAGAGGTTGATGTCGCGGGACTCCCACTTCTCCCGTATCAGCGGGCAGGTGTCGCCTATGCGTCGCACGCACGCAGGTCGTTCATCGCCGACGACATGGGTCTTGGGAAGACGATTCAGGCGATTGCGACCGTCGAGTATGTGATGGATTCGTACCCCGTTTTGGTGGTTTGCCCACCGAACTTGGTTCTGAATTGGAAGAAAGAGTACGCAAAGTGGTTGCCTGACCGCACCGTGTCCACGATTACCGACCGCAAAACATTTCCCGAAACACCGACCGATGTGGTTGTTGTCGGATACAGCAACATTCATCATTGGGAGAAGCGACTCACAGGTTTCCAAGCCGTCGTGTTCGATGAGAGCCACTATGTCAAGAGTCCCGATGCTCAACGCACCAAAGCAGCCGTGAAGATTGCGAAACGCGTTCAACCCGAAGGCATCGTGTTGTGTCTAACCGGCACGCCGGTGACCAGCCGCCCGGCGGAGTACGCCAGCCAGTTGGAAGTTCTTGGGAAACTTGATTTGTTCGGCGGAAGGTGGGGTTTCTACCGACGGTATTGCGGTGCGTTCCGAGACAGGTTCGGTCAATGGAACATCTCAGGTCACAGCAATCTTGATGAACTAAACGAGAAGTTGAGAGGAAACTGCTACATTCGGCGCACGAAAGGTCAGGTCCTCTCCGAGTTGCCGCCAGTCCGGCACGCACCCGTGTACGTCACGGGGAGTCCCGCACAGATGTTGGAGTACAGGAAAGCGGAGCGGGACATCGTCGAGTATTTGGTGGAACGAGCGAAACAAATCGCCGAGGAACTCGGTTTGTCACCCAGGTCCGCAGCCGTTTTAGCCCGGATGAAGGCGGAAGCGAACGAACATTTGGTGAAATTGTCGGTTTTGCGCCGGCTGGCAGCCAAAGCGAAGATGGATTCGGTCGTTGAGTTCATTGAGTCTCATGCGGAAGCCGGTCTGAAAGTGGTTGTGGCTGCTCACCACAGGGACATTGTTGATGAAATCGCGAACCGGTTCGGCGGTCTGAAGATTCAGGGCGGTATGCCGGTGGAGGAGGTGGAGGCTCACAAGTCCCGTTTCCAAGACGGGTCGTGCGCCGACGCACCCGTGATTGTGTTGAGTATTCAGGCTGCCAAGACCGGGCACACGTTGACTGCGTCGCAAGATGTGTTGTTCGTGGAGTTGCCGTGGACACCCGCAGATGTAGACCAAACCTATGGTCGTTGCCACCGAATCGGGCAGAAGGGTTCGGTGACGGCTACCTATCTGCTATGCGAAGGCACGATTGATGAGGAGATTTACGACCTGATTGAGCGTAAGCGTGGCGTTGTTGATGTGGCTACCGAAGGCGGTACGGTGGCGCGCGATGTGTCTACGAGTGACCTTGTTGGGTTGTTCGCGTCTCGCGGGTTGGGCATAAACGGCTAAACCCCCGCCATACGCGCCAAGAGGCACGCAGACGGGGGTTTAGGGTCAGGCGGTCACCACATCAGGTTGATGGTGCCACGCTCGTTCCGCTCGATGCGCGCGATGGAGTTCATCGCGTCGTCGTGCGACCAGCCGTCGAGACGCACGCGACGGAAGTAGTACGCGCGAGCGTCATACCTCAGCGCATGGATTTCCGCCCATTGCTCGCGCGACAGGACGAGCCTGCCACGGTCTACGGTGCCGTTAGCCACGGTTTTTCTCCTTTCTCCCCGAAGGGGCTAGTAGGTACTACCCATACTACGCACGGTTGTAGTACGGTTGTCAAGCGCGGAAACCTGCCACCTAGACCCGCCCAAGACCTGCGGTTTATTTACGGGGGCATTATTTCGGGGGTTGCTATTTAGTGAGAACCGACTATTATGGGGTTATGGCACACAACATAGAAATCAGCAACGACGGAACCGCAAAGTTCGCTTTCGCAGGGGAAACCCCGTGGCACAAACTCGGCAAACGTATGACGGGACTCTCGACCATTGACGAGATGCTCGAAGCAGCCCAAGCCGACTATCAGGTCATTTTGACGAAAGTTATCGTCGCAGATGACGACGGCAACCCAATCCTCAACGCCGACGGCACACCCGTCATCGTGGACGATAGCCGAGCAACCGTACGAGTGAACGAAAACGGCACATTTGACGCACTCTCAACCGTCGGAACTCGTTACGATGTCCGACAAAACCGCGAAGTATTGGAACGCGCACTCGCGGTCGTCGGCGCGTCATCAGGCGACGCCATCATCGACACCTGCGGAGTTCTGAAAAGGGGCGCACGATTCTTCTCCACGATTGACCTCGGGACTCTCATCATCGACCCGACGGGCGTGAACGACAAGATTGCCCGCTACTTGGTCGTCTCCCACGGACACGACGGACTCTGGCCGATTCGGTACGCAAACACCGATGTTCGCGCGGTCTGCCAAAACACCGTGATGCTCGGACTCAAGCAAGCGGAACGAGTTTTCACCGCACGCCACACACGCAATGTGGACGAGTACCTGAAAACCGCACAAGAAGCACTCCACATCTCCACCGAATGGGCAACCCATTTCCGCAAAGAAGCAGAAACAATGCTCGGAATCGCAGTACCCCAATCGAGCAACAAGGTCGACAAAGTTATCGAGGCTGTGTTCACACCACCAAGCGTCGACGACGGCGACCGCGTTCGAAGGAATTGGGAAGAAATCAACGGGACTATCCGCGCTTTGTACGCAAACCAGCGCAACGCAGGAGGCTACGGGTTCAACGGTTGGTCTATCTACAACACGATTGTCGAATACCTCGACCATCATCGAAGCGCAACATCAACCGAACGAGCATTGGCATCCATCGACGAAAACTCGTGGGTGACCAAGCGAAAGATTACCGCTCAAAAGGCTGTCCTTTCGTTGGTGTAATCACCAAGTGGTACCATTTTCTTGTGGAAAACGGTGAAGAACAAGATTTCGGGTTGGACGAAGAAGAACCAATCGTCGTACCTCTCCCCGAGTTGGAAGTGCCACGCAACATCATCGAAGAACTCTCGAAGTTCATCGCACAACACATAGAGAAAGAAGACGACATGAACCGCAGAGTGCGGGACTATTTGGATGAACTGTACGAGCAGTTCGACGACGACGAAGAAGTCAGCGATTTCATCATGAACTATGTACAGCGACGCCACGGATGGGATTTGGAAATCGTTCTCTCCGAGTCGGATGTGGAAGAAATGTTCTTCAAGGTCTTTGACGGCTACGACCCCGAAATGTGGGGGAAGGTCAGGAACACCGACGCAGTACGGGAACTCCACTACGAGGTGTACAAACTCTCACAGTTCTACGCCAAGAAAGCCGTGAACGAAGTGCTACAAGACAAGCACCCAACCCGCAAGAAGCGACGCAAGTTTTGGTGAAACTCAACCGAGTTCGCTGAGTTCTTCCTCGCTAATCGGGTCGCCATCCTCATAGGACAGCGAGGCAACCAAGTTCGTAGTCCCGTTGTCATCTACCTCGACCGAAGTGACCGAGAAGTTCAGCGAGTCGAGAACAAGCGAAGCGATGTTTCCCATTTCTTCCTCGAACACCGCAACCTCTTCGTCTGTGGTTTCGTCATCAACCGCCAAGGTGACCAAGATTTCGGTGATTATTTCGTGGATTTCCAAGCGAGTTTCTTCGTTCGTCTTTGCCATGTGCGCCATCCTAGTTGCGTGTGTGCTGGTTCCCTGCTAGTGTTGCCTCGTTAGTTCCGATAGGCGGGACTACATCACACTAGGAGGAACCGAAGTGTCAGCATCACCCGTAACCCTCGTCGGCAATCTCACCGCCGACCCAAAGTTGGAATACCTTTCCAGCGGAGCAGCGAAACTCAGTTTCAGCATCGCCTGTAACCATTATTGGACAGACCAAGCAGGTGAGAAGCAGGAGAAGACTTCGTTCTTCAACATTGTTGCGTGGCGCACTCTCGCCGAAGACGGCGGGAATGTCCTCTCGAAGGGAAGCAAAGTCGTCATCACGGGTCGTTTGGAACAGCGTTCATGGGAAGACAAGGAAGGCAACAAGCGTTCGACCGTCGAGGTTCTCGCCGACAACATCGGTCTTTCCGTGTACGGAGTCGATTCGTACAACAAGAAAGAGAAGTCGGCTAACGGTTCAGTCCCGCCTGCTCGTACGGCGACGCGTTCATCTGCGCCTGCGAAGAAGGCTCAGCCTGCTCTCGTTGAGGAGACCGAAGAACCTTTCTGATTAGAGGGTTCTGATTTCGAACGGTTGCTTCGCGATTTTGTCGCGGAGGTCGGAAAGGTTTATCCGTAGGGGGAGATTTCCGTTCATTTCGCGTGCTTGTTCCGCGAAATCTTCCGTGAAGAAACTGTCTGGTGGTGCGGTGTCGTAGCCTTCTTCGTCGTTGGATACGATGACCGCATCACCACACAGGATGATGCCGAAGAGCATTGAGACGATTGCGTTTGGTTCTAGTTTGTCGATGATGCCCGTGTCGTTTACATACGCACGGAGGTTGTACCCGTTGCTTTCGCGTGCGACATCAAACCACCCGCCGACCTCGCGACGGATTGCTTCGCTGTCGTTGAGCGGAATGAAGTTGATGCTTCCGTCGGTTCGTACTACTACTGCTTGATTGTTCATTATTTTCCTCCGTATCGTTTGCTTTGTTTTGGGTCGTAGAAATCGTTGTATGTGCGGTTCACCGATGGGTCTTCCAACGGTACGAACTCCACCCGTACGCGAGACGCGACTTGTCGCATCCAACGCATCGCTTCTTTGCCGTCTGCGAATGGTCCGTAGATTGCGAACCCTCCGTGGTTTGGTGCGTATCTGACGATGCCGACTAGTGGTGTGTTTGCGTACGATGCTTCGATTTGTTCGCTGAACTCGTCAAACGATTGTACGAAGTCGCGTTCGTCAATGAAGTCGTCGTGGATGATGTCAGACATCTAGCACCAAGACGCTTTCTTTGCCCATTCCGTCGCGACCCAAGACATCTACGGTTGTGATGCCGTTTTCGTCTTTCCAAGTTTCGCGCGTGTGGTGGTGACCGCAGATGACTCGCTTCGGTGAGAACCGTTGTACGAGTTCTGATACAAGCGCGCGTTGCGCGACGCTTACGGGGATGTCATCTTTGTAGGAGATTGCCTGACCGAACGGTGCTTCGTGCGTGATGAGGATGTCCACTTTGCCGTCGGGGAGTTGGTCGATGTGGTACGGGTTGATGAGTTCGCCTCTCCACCATGAAACGCCTTCCACGCGGTGTAGCCAATCGACGCTGTACGCGCCTCCGTAGCCCATGAACTCGGTGTCTCCGATGACGAAACGACATCCGCGAGGTATCCATTGACACCATTCGTTTGGTGTGTCAATCGGTTCTGAGTCTCCGTAGATGTCTACGAGGTCGTTGAGCAGGTCGTGGTTTTCGTGGTTGCCGTCTACCCACAGGAACTTGATTTGGTTTTTTTCTGCGAGTTCAGCAACTTGATTTACGAACTTTTCGCCTTTGGGCATGTGTACCCAATAGCCGAAGTCGCCACATGCGATGATGTGGGTAGCGTTCTGACGCTTTGCTTCCGCGAACACGAACTTTGCGTGTCCGATTTCGCCGTGTATGTCGCCTGCGAATAGCACGCGCTGTGTATCGGTTTTCGTGTTATCTAGGTTTGGTATGTAGGTTAGTGTGTTCATCTAACTACCATCATAATAGGTGACAAGGGGTTTGTCAAGGGGACAAAAGTCACCATGTAAGGCTCACCTAACACAACCTGTCGCATCGCGATAGCAAACTCTCAACTAATCTAGTGTCGTGAAAATCACCGCACAAATAGTCGCCAACCAACTCCCCCAAGAAATCAGGGAATTGGTGATAGCCACCACAAGCGACGCAACACTCGACTTCGAAGACCCCGAACTCAAAGACTTCCTGCCACCCGACAACATCATCCAATCCATCCTCGCATCGGCGGGACTAGACGACTCCCCAACAGAAGCAGAACTAGACCAAGCAAACGCGTGGGTCAAAGAACAGCAAGAATGGATTACTCGCGCCATCCAAGCAAGCGAAGAACTCAACAAACGCGACCCACTCTCATCGGACCTGGCTGCCGCAGGGAAGTTCCCGCAATGGTTCCACACCCCGTGGGCAAGCAAACTCAACCATCAATGGTCGGAAAACCTGAAAGATTCAGTCCAAAAAGCAGAAGAGTATTTGGCGAAAGGCGACAAACAATGAATGACGAGAACAAAGAACCAAGCAACCTCGAACAAGCGATGAGCAAAGTCGCCGAAACGCTCACCCCGTCTCGCAAGAAAGTCCCGCGAACACAAGAAGGCGAACCCGCGCAAAGCCAAATCTTGATTCGAGCAAGCAAAGAAGACCACGAACTCATCAAGAAGGCTGCCGAACACGAAGGGAAATCGATGTCGGAGTTCGTTCGTGAAGTCGCAGTCGGGAAAGCAAACGAGTTGGTGAACTGCCAACATCCGCTCTCCCACAGGAAATCGTACCCGTGGTCAGAGTTTTGTCTGAAATGCGGGCAAAGGCTCAGAGGGTGAAACGCGGGAAACCGCTCAAACGCACCCCGCTCAACAAACGGTCAAAGAAACGGCAGAAGGTGTATGACGAAGAAAGGAAACCGCTCGTCGCCCGCCTCCTCAAAGAACGCCCGTGGTGCGAAGCGTGCCAAATCTTCGCGGGCTACGACGGGAAAGCAGTCTTCGTCAAACGACCTTCGCGGGACATCCACGAGTTGGTACGACGCTCACAAGGCGGAAGCATCACAGATGAGACGAATTGTATTGCGGTCTGTCGCCCGTGCCATCGGCGAATCGGGGAAAACCCGCAGTTAGCGTTCGAGTTGGGTCTCGCAAAAAGAAGTTGGGAACGCTGATTGTGGTATTCTGTTAGGTAACATAAACCATTAGTTCGTGCGCTGAGGCGTGCGGGGGAGAAAAGCAATGAGCACATGGAGAAACGGAAAGCAGTTGGCGGGAATCGTCACACTGTCAAGCGAAGAAGTCCTGTCCACAGGCACAGGTAAGGCGCGGGTTCGCATGCCCGTCGCAGGTCACATCGTCGGTGTAACCGTGTCGGTGCTCAGCGCACCCGCAGGGTCGTCAGCGATTTTCGATGTCAACAAGAACGGGACTACCATTTTCACAACGCAGGCGAACCGCCCCACCGTTGCCGCGGCTGCTGTCTCGGCAACCGCCGGCGCAGCGGCAGTCAAGTCGTTCGCTGCTGGTGATGTCATCACCGTTGACGTAGACCAGGTTGGCTCAGGCACGGCAGGCACGGGTTTCACTGTCGCCATTGCTTACAGAGGCAAGAACCTCTAAATCTGCTGTCACGCACAATAAGGCGCGTGTCCACTCGGTTTCGGGTGGCACGCGCTTTTTTGTTGTATTGTTTGCCTCGTGAACACGCTCGGACTCGACTTGTCGCTCACTTCGACGGGCGTTTCCTACAACGGGAACACGGAAAGTATCCGCCCAACCACCCGTGGTGCTGAGCGTCTCGTCGAAATCAGAGACAGGGTGATGAACATCTGTGAAGGGCAACGCATACAGGTCGTCGGAGTGGAGGGCTACTCTTACATGTCCCGCAACTCTCAGGCGCACTCGATTGGCGAACTCGGCGGAGTTGTCAGGGTCGCCTTGTTCGAGAGGGGAATCCCGTACATCGAAATCCCCCCGACTTGCCGTGCGAAGTTCGCAACAGGGAAAGGAAATGCGGGAAAGTCCGAAGTTGTGTCGGCTATCTCGGCGATGACGGGCATTGTGTGGGGTGGCGGAGATGGCGATGACCGTTGTGACGCTTGGATTCTCGAACAGATGCTTATTGCGAAACTCGGTTCGAGTGAATACGCTTGGTCTGCCCAACAGTTATCGGCGTTGGAGAAAGTTGATTGGACGGGACTGTCGTGACGAGAACACAACCGATTTCACAGGTGGACATCGAGCGTGAAATGATGCGTTTGATGGCGCAAATGGAGGAGGAAACCGAAGCGTTCGAAACGCTGAGTGTGGACTGCGCCAAGAAAGAAGCGTTGATGAAAGCAAATTGGGCGAAAGAGTATCTGTCTGCGAAGGGGTCTATAAAAGAGCGGGAAGCGTGGGCTGACTACAAACTGTCCGACGAGGTGTACGGATACAAGATTGCTGAGGCGTTGGTGAAAGCGAAACGGGAGAAGTTGCTGTCCGTGAGGTCGGCGTTGGATTCGTTGCGAACACTAAACGCAAATGTGAGAGTTCAGGTGAACCAATGAGCAACATCCACGAGTCGATAAAGAACTTGGCGATGCCGATTGAGAAGTTGATTCCTCTCGACGGCAACCCCCGTAAAGGAAATGTCGATGCGATTATGGCGTCGTACAAGGAGTTCGGTCAAGTGAAACCCGTCGTGGTGCGTGGCAACGGTGACGGGACTTACACGGTGCTTGCGGGTAATCATCAGGTCGAGGCGTGCCGTCGGCTTGGTTGGTCGGAAGTTGCGTGCGTCGAGTTCGATGGCGACGATTCCCGTGCTGTCGCTTTCGCTCTTGCTGATAACCGTACTACTGAACTTGGCACGGTGGATAGCAACCTTCTGTTCGAGATGATTACGACTGCTGATGATTATGCGGATTTGTTCGAGTCGCTCGGATGGGATGAGTTCGAGTTCGCTTCGATGGAAGATGATTATGTGTCGGATGATGACACGACCTACACTCCGCCCGTGATTGTGAATCCGAATCCCGTTGTCGAGTCCGCTAGTCCCGTTGCGCCTCTGACTGTGGTTGAGACTGCTGAGGGGTCGGGGGTGGTTGCGCCTGCTTCGACTGATACTGCGAGGGCGGTGGTTCAGGGGAGTGGCACGGTGGTTGGTGGTGCGAACTCCAAGGCGGTGGTTCAGTACACGCTTGTCTTTGAGTCTGCTGAGCAACAACGCAAGTGGTACGACTTCATCAGGTGGTTGCGTTCTGCGCCTGCGTATGACGGTGACACGACGGCTGAGCGGTTGCTTTCGTTCTTGGATTCTCACGCTGACTACGAGTAACCCCGTAACACCCTTTCCCTAAGGTAGTCGGCAACTACTAGACACCCGTAACGGGTGGGAGAGGTGATACGAAATGCTTACTTGTAACTCTTGCGGGCGTGAGGTTTCTCACGACGACTGCGAAATCTTCTGCGACATCGCCGAATCTTGGTTGGGGGTGAACTTCGACCCCAACACGATTCCTGAGGGTGCGTCGGTTGAGTGCCACGAGTGCTGTCCGCCTGACGGCGACTACTGCTGAGCGTCACACTTCATGACTTCGGTGCGTAATACTGATACACAACTACTAGCCACCCGTGAGGGTGAGAGAGGAAATACGAAATGACGATTCTCTACGAGTGCTATGTCACCTTCCTAGTCGAGGTTGAGGATACGACTGAGACCATGACTGAAGCAGACATCATCAACACGGCGAGACAGAAAGCCGTTGAGGTAGTCAAGTATCTCCACGACGACCAACTCCACATCGAGTATGAGGCGTATGTCTGATTAGAGGTGAGTCTCACGGGTAGTAGGGGTGCTACCCGTGAGCAACCCGTCGCTAGTTCTTCCCTGTGTCTAGGTTCGCTATGTATGCGACAGCCTTCGCTAACGACCCTTGCTCTGTGACGAGTTCATCAAACGCTTCGAGATACTCTTTGCCTTCATCGGTTGAGAGTTCCCTACGACAGTAGTCACGATAGTCGTTCAGTATGCGAGTCACGAACCCTGACATGTTTCGTTGAGGGGTAGCAACTTCACTACCCGTATCCCCGTACACGGGTTGCCCCCTGTCGTCGTAGTTCACTTTCACGAAACGGTATGCGGTATCACCTTCCCAAGTAGTGACGACAGTAAACAAACCTTCCATCACATCGGTTAGCGGATTCGTTTGGTATTCCTTCTCAAGGTCGCCACGCTTGTATCGTTTCGCTTCCTCTTCTGTCATACCTTCTGCGGGTTTCATGAACACTTCTGCGGTGAACGCAAGCACATCAAACTTCATGAGACCTGTCTTTATGACAGCATCCAATGTTCGAGGTAGCGTCTCAACAAGTGTTTCACCACCCGTAGCGTCAATGGTCATCATCTCATCTCTGTACGAAACAGACACGAACGAACTTGTATCTGTCACACCACGATTCATAAGACATGCTTCACTCTTCCTATGTTGAGCAAGTTCAGTGATGAAATCACAATACTTAGTCGCTAACGAACTCATACACTCACACATCCTTTCATGTGTCTCTCACCTAGTTTCATCATACGAATACACATCACAAATCACCCGTAAATCACCCGTGAGCCTTGCGAAACTTCACGCCAACACACGGTCAAGACGATACGACTCACGCAACGCCTCAGCACGAGACCCACACAACTTCACCTTCGCATAACGACTCTCAGTATCAACAACCCACCACTTACCACGCTCTTCATAACACGGTGCGATGTCATAACGATTCCGATACCTGTACTTAGCCACACTCACACTCTCACTTTCATCAAAATAAACAAAACGGATAATCGCACAACACTTTACAACACGACGAAACGAAAGTCAAACCACAAACCACAAACAAACACATGTTCGCAAACACGAACACATGTTCACACACAAAAACACATGTTCGCCCCCACAAACACATGTTCGCCCCCAATCACACACAACAAACACACACGAACACATGTTCACACACAAAAAAGCCAAATAAGCGGGACTACAACCTAGGGGCGCCTCGACAGCACCGGGGGCGGGTGTGCGCCAATTTTTTGGTCGGGTGTGTTCTGTTTATTTTGTGAGAGCGGGGACTGTGATGGCTTGTTGTGCGATTTGTGTGTAGTGGGGGTCTATGTCGTAGCCGATGTATTGGCGTTGGAGTTTGTGTGCGGTGGTGGTGGTTGTTCCGATTCCGTTGAATGGGTCGAGGATGATGTCTCCGGGTTGTGTGGTGAGGAGGATGCAGTTTTCGACGAGTTGTGGTGGGAATGGTGCGGGGTGTTGGTTTTGTTTTTGTGGGGGGATGTCCCAGATTTCGGTGATGTATTTGGGGTGTAGTTGGTTGCGGTATGTGCGTGGTTTGTTTTTGGTGAGCCAGTAGATGTGTTCGGTGTTGGGGAGGAGGTGGTCGTTTCGGATGTTGGGGGAGTTGTGGCGGTTCCAGATGATGAGTTGGTAGATGTTGGCGTTGGTTTTGTGGATTATTTCGGTTGGGAGGTGGGCTTGGTTGTTGTGGCGTCGGGGTTTGTGGTTGAGGAAGATTGAGCCGTCTGGTGTGATGATGCGGTGGAGTTGGTTGATTATTTCTATTAGCCATTGTTGGTATTGGTGTTCTGGCATGTTGTCGTGGTATTGGTTGTAGTTGATGTTGTGTTTTTGCCAGATTTGGTTGCTGTTTTGTGTTTTGCCGCCGTTTATGCCTTTTTTGTTGTAGGGGGGTGAGGTGATGACGGTGTGGATGCTGTTGTCGGGGAGTTGTTGGAGTGTTTGGGTGGCGTCGTTGACCGTGATTGTGTTGGTTTGCACGGTTTGATGTTAGTTGTTTTGGGTTATTTGATTTGGAAGATTTCGTTGCCGTGGAGTTGTTGTTCTGTGGCTACTAGGCGGGGTCCGTAGCCGTAGTTGCGTTTTTGGGCGATTTGGAAGAATTCGTGGCGGTTGATTGCGCCGATTATTTGGAATTGTGTGGTGGTGCTGATGGTTATGGCGGTTTTGGGGGGTCGGTTGCAGTGGACGAGGATGCAGATTTCGGTGTCGGGTTTCCAGATGCCGTATTTGTTGTGGGCGGGGTCGTTGATGATGAGGTTGCGTTGGGTTGAGGTTTTGATTTCGGTTTTTTTGTTGTGGATGTGGAGGTCGTTGCCGTTGTCTGCGCCGATGTAGATGTTCCAGTCGGGTTGGACGCCGTAGTAGCGGGCGGCGATGACTTCTCCGCATTTGCCCATGAGTGCGATGCCTTCTGAGCCGAGGGTTTTTGCGTAGATTTGGTCGTTTACTTTGTGGTTGCGTTTGTTGGCTTGTGCTTGTTTGACCCAGGTGACGACGTGGATGAGTTCTTTGGCGGTGAGTGTCATTATTTCTGAGATGGGCATGTTTGTTTTATTTAATGACGGCTGGGGCTTTGGGTTTTTGTTGTTTGGGGACGGGTCGGTAGATGTCTTTGTTGATTTCTTGTGATGGGTATCTGCGTTCTACGTCGTAGATTGCGCCGATTCCTTTTTCGGTTATGTGGTAGCGGGGTGTTTTGGGGTTGGTGTTGTCTTTGGTGAGGAAGTTTTGTTGGACGAGCCGTTTGAGGGTTTCTCGGATTCGTTTGGTTTGTATGCGTCCTGCTTGGAAGGTGTGATAGTCCTTGTCTGTAAACCATTCCCGCCCTTTCCAGTGTGCCATCATGCGGGCGTAGCAGAGGATGACGTAGGCGTTGCTTCGGCGGGTGTATTGGGTGCGTATGTTGTTCACTGTTTTGAGTCTATTGTGTGGGTATGGAAAATCACATTTTTTGGGGTTCTGGTCGGGTTGGGGTTTCGTGGAATGATGCGGCTGTGGTTGCGGTTGACCGTATTTTTGGTGGTTTGAGCAGTGACAAATTGATGGTGCGGTCGGTTGGGGATTTGCGCGCGTTTTTGGATGCTGCTATCGGTCTCGATTTTGAGGAGCAGTCGCGTAGCGGGGAGGCTCGGTTGGCTTCGTGGCGTGATATCGGTCGTGCTGGTGTGATGTTGGCGTCGGTTCTTGGGTATGAGTTGGATGCTGATGTGGTGACGAAGACGCTGGTTCGTAAGCAGACGGATTACGGGCATGAGAATATTCGTAGGTTTGGTGAGCGCGGGTTGTTTGTTCGTTTGCATGACAAGGTGGCGCGTTTGGAGAATTTGTTGGCGCGGGATGCGTCTCCGCAGAATGAGTCGTTGGCTGACAATCTTTTGGATGTGGTTGGTTATTGTGCTATCGGCTGTATGTGGGTTGGTGGAGTGTTTTTGCTACCTTTGGCGTATGCCGAAGCATCATAAGCGTCGTTCTGTGCAACGCGGGTCTCGCGATGTCGCGTCTAGGGAAATCAGGTTGTCTGGTTCGGGGTTGGTGCCGAAGGGTTTTACGCCGTGGGTGGTGAGGGATGCTCGGACGGAGCAGGATGTGTTGGATTTTTTGGGGGAGGCTGCTGAGGCTGGTGACCCTGATGCCGAGTTTTTGTTGGGGTTGTTGGAGAGGGTTTCGGTGAATGATTTAATTGTGGAGGGTGCTATTCGTTTAGAGCGTGGTTGATGGTTCGTAGTAAAATATGGGGGTGTCTGGTCTTTATGTAAAAGTTCTTGGAACCCCTATTGGTGGGATGTCCGAGGTCGATGGTGATGGGGACGGGTTTGTTAGCGGTCCGGGCGGTGACAAGTACCCCGCGCCGATAAAAAAGGCTGTTGATGGGCTTAACGAAATCCTTGTTCCTGCCAGCAATTTTGCTGAAGCAAACAAAAAGAACCGACCTTGGGCGCCTTTACTGAGGGACGGGTGGACTCCCGAATTGCGCAAACAAATGGACGATGCGATTGATTTTGAGAAACGGTTAGCACCGATAGCCGTCGCGTGGCTGAATAAATACGGAGACAATCCCAACGCACACAGTGTCATTGTGGCACTGTTCGACGGTGCACACAGCGTAATTGGGAACAGAGACGACCCGGATGGCAAAAAGTATTTTGAAGAATTACTGAAAAACCTTGGTGACGATGCAAACTCTAAAGAATCTCAAGATTTGTTGAAGTTCGTCAGGGATAACGGCGTTCCGGTAATGGCGCGCCACGCGAAAGTGAAAAAATGGAGCGATGATTACGTTAATCATGTAATTGAAGCGCTTAAACAAAACGGCGTGAAAGAAACACATCCGTTTTACAAAACGATGTTGGAGTACAAAAAATACGAAAATTCTCCCGCGCATTATCCAAACCCGATTGGCAGATGGTTGGGTCACAGCCTTATGGGGCTGGAGAAGAGCGGGAAAATTATTCAGTTCATGGCTGATGTGAAACGCGATGGCGCAGTCCCCGACGCAGATGAAGTTGCCAAAAAACTTGTAGAGAACAAAAATCGCCGAATTGGTATTGCCATATCTGAGGGTGGTCTGGAAAAGGTTTTGTCTGATGGGAAATACAAAAATTTGTTTGAAAATAATGGGCGGAATGCGTTCATTGATGCGTGGAAACTAGAGCGTAGGGATTCGCAAGAACGAAACAAATTAAGGAAGCAGATGGAGTTTCGTGCAGTTGCCGAACAGATGCTTTTTGGAATCCCTGTTGCTGGAAGCAAAAAATCTGCTCGTCCGGTGTACGGATTTTTTTTCGAGGATGGTGTTGAACAGATTGGCGTTAATGGTGGAACATATGGTCGTTTGACAATGGTTATGAAACGCGGTGTGGAAGAGCGTTCAACGATGACTGCCGGTGATTCGATTGCAGGACAATTTATGGGTGTTTCGCCACTAAATGACCCCAAGGGGATAGGTGTGCAGGGTGGCTGGGCGGGGACAGTGAATGACCAAAAGCCAGACTATTCGTCTTACAATAATCGATACTTCGAGGCTCAGATATTTGGCGGTGTAAAGATTGAAGATATCGCCTATATCGCTGTTCCTTTTAATTATAAGTTCGCGAATAAAGATGTTCAGAAACGGTTGGCTGAGTTGGGTGTTCCTATTCAGATTTTGCCAAGAGAAGGTAAATTTGTTGAACCGGGCGACCTTCAAGGCAAATCCGATAAGCGAGAGTCTGGTGTACTGATTGCCGTTTCTGGTGAAGCAAGATTGTTTGAGGTTGACAAAGATGTCGGCTATCTGCTCGTGAATGGAGAAAGAATAGATGTTCCGAGTGTTTCAGCCGTGTTGAAATTCGGGTACTGGGATTTGGTTGATTCGGGAGAAAATGATAAAAAGAATTTGGCGGTGAAGGTTCTCGGTACGCCTATTGGCGGTATGTCTGAGATTGACGGCGACGGGGACGGGTTTGTTAGCGGTCCTGGTGGCGACAAATATCCTGCGCCACTAAAGCGGCAAATACGAGACTTAACTAAAGATTTGGCATCGCTATTTGGTAAAAGCAAAGATGAATTCGAAAAGTCTGAAGCAGGCAGAGAGTACAAACAAAGGCTCGAGAAAGTGCCAAAAGGTGTTGGTCGGGATGTTCAGTTGGAAATGATTGCCGAAAAACAGGGATTCGATAAACCACCAAAGGTTGTCTCTGCGGATGAGATAGAGCGTCTCCGTAAAGAAGGTTGGATTATTGCATATAGAGGATTAAGTACAGCCATGGTTGAGGGTGAAGATGGGAAAGGAACTGTCATAAAAGCGAAACAAATGGCTGACGATTTCAGAAGCGGTCAATATTTTGCGGGCATGGGGGTGCACGGCAACGGCATTAACTTTGCGCTAGATAGAGAAACTGCCGATATTTATGCTCAAGGGTTTTACGAAGACGGTGGCGAAGTGCTCGTTGTGGCAATTCCGCCAGACGCATTGATGTCTATCGAGGAAATGAAAAAAACAGTCGCCGAACATCGCGCGCGTATAGGGCGTGGGGAAACAAATTTTTATGGTGATGACGATATAAGCCGTTCTTTGGCGGCGAGAGGTGTCAAGGGCACTAGGTTGAATGTTCTTGTTTCCAATGGTTGGGTCAGTGAAGTTGCTGAAGATAGTGATGCCGAACCAAATGTGGTTGTTGTTTACGATAGGTCAATGCTGGCAGTGCAGGAGAGGTCCAAATGATTTCAGTTATGTCAATACAGGAATCTAGGGACTTGGCTAAAGCCGTACAGGTTTTGACTCCGAAACAGAAGGCTGATTTTTACTACTACACATTGGTGGAAAACGAAGAACCGAAAAAAGTAATGAAAAGAATCAAAAATGGTGCTGAACAATCAACAGAAGTCAAACATCACGGAGAGTTTATTGTAAAAGTTCTCGGTACCCCTATCGGTGGTGTCGCAGATTTCGATGGTGACGGCGACGGGTTCAGGACTGGTCCCGGCGGAGAGGACAATATCCCCTACACGCCACCTGTTGACGAATTGGTTTCCTTGTTTAAAAAAGTTTTCAACAAGGTCAGAAACCTCCGCTCTGACGAATCGGCAACAGTGAATAAACTCGAATCCCGCACACCAAGCAATGAGCAACAGCGTTCGCTAAAAGCAGCACAGAACATACTCAAGGCACACGCCGAAATCTATGAGCGGTACACCAACAAGTTTGGCGATTTGACCAAAAACGAGAACGCCGTAAAAGCACTCAAATCTGTTTATCCAAATTTGGGTGATTCTGAACGCGCATTGGAAGATGGGGAAATCGCGAGAGCATTCGATAATGAGCCTCCCACACCAGCGGATATGGGCTTATTTTTGACCCTGCTCCGAAGGGGCGAGGAGCGCCCAGATGTTGCCTCGTTGCTTCGCGGTATCTCTCGCCGAGGAGACAGAAATGCGGCGGTCAAATACGACGGTGTGGCGGGAATAATTTCCGACGGCATAAAAAGCATCAAGGATGACCAACAGCGCCCAATGATGTATTCGTATTTGGATTTCCCGCCAGACCTTTCAGTTGACGGAGCGGACATTTCCAACATGAATAAACGGTTGTGGGGAATTGAAAGGGAATTCCTGCTTCCATTGGAGCAGTTAGGGATGTCGGACGACCAACTTGACTATCTCTATGGTGCGTATGTTGCCGACCACGAGTTTGTGCACGCAGAACATTACTACACTTGGCTCACATCCCAAAAATTTGTTATCGAACCCAAAACCAAGTCCGATGTCGCACGAAATCTTTTGATTTTGCAGAATCTGCAAAAGGAAGCAACCGTTGGTGCAAAAAATCCTAATTTCAACATAACCGACGCGGACATCAAAGAGATGGAGGAATTCATTGCTCAGGGCATAGGTGTCGTCAAGGAAGCCATGAAAAAATTGCCCGATGAGGCGATGCCGGCATTTAATGTTCCGAGCATCAGGGATGTTTTGAACGGCGATTTGCTTGACAAATATGGACGCGAAAATATACCTGATGACATTTTGTGGATTATGGCGGCGAACAGGTTGGTTACACACTTTATTTCCAACGATGCTTATGGAAATGCTTTTGTTAACAAAAACGGTGACCGCGACAGTATCTTGGGGGTTATTAGAGACCCGAATAGTTATCAGTGGTCGTTGTGGTTTGACAATATTAATAGAAATATGATGTCTTTGATTTTTGGTGACAGAGGTAGGCGCATGGTGCGCACGTCCCCGTATGCCGGAGTCAATTTTTCTGAATGGGTTGCCGAACAGCGAGCGGCAGATAAAATCGGTTTGACGCCACCTCATGAAGAACTTGTTGATGCTTGGAGAAAAATGTCGTCGTGGATTGAAAAGAAGGAAGCCAAACGAGACAATGTTCATGAGCACTCTGGTTTGTCTTTCAGTAAAACTGGTGCAATTGAAATTTCGTTGTGTTCTGGTTTGGCTAGTGCGACACCGAGGAAAGAAAACAAAAATCAGCAATATTCTGTGGATGAAACCAAAGAATCGAAAGTTTTGCTTGACGCGATAGCAAGTTTGGTTAGGCGTGTCTATAGAAGAGGAAAGAGAATCGCAAAGAAATTGAAGCGAAAGACGGGAGATGATATGTCTGTTTACAACCAAAGGGTTGCCGAGTTCTATCTTGTCCAATCGAATGCTGTCGATATTAAGGGTGAGTCCCCTTACACGAACAATGCTTTGCGTGAAAGAATCAAGGCACGGGTGATGGCTGGAAGCGAAGGTGGCAGACCTGGGCAGTGGTCTGCTCGTAAAGCACAGTTGGTAGCCGTCAGATACCGTAAGGCTGGCGGTGGGTACAAGAAGGGTAAGTCGCCGAACAAGAAGCAACGCTCGTTGAAGAAGTGGACGCGTGAGAAGTGGCGTACTTCTGACGGCAAACCAGCGTTGCGTGGAGGCAAAATGCGCAGGTATCTGCCCGATAAGGTGTGGGGTCGTTTGACGCCTGCGCAGAGAGCGGCGACTAACCGCAAAAAGATTGAGGGCGACAAGAGGGGGCGACAGTTTGTGGCGAACACTACGATTGCTGAGCGGAGGGCTGCGAGTTACCGCAACAGGAAAAAGTGATTAATAAAAAATCCGCTCCACAAAAAACAGTTAAAAATATTGAGCGTGTCGGAAGTTGGGGTGGGGTGGAGTATCACCATACACTCGAATGTGGACATGTGGAGATACGAAAACGCCCTGCGAGAACGGAGCAGATTGCGTGCACTTGGTGTGTCGTCGCTTCCGAAACGGGGAGGCAGTTGCGGACGCTAACCGTTGTTCCGCCCCCTGTCACTGAAGAATTATGGGATTTCTATGACCAAGATATTGTTGATGAGGTCGGTATCGCCCGTATGCAGTCGGCGCTTGCCAGTGCTTTCGGATGCCCTAATGAAAGCGTTGAAATTGTGTCATCTGTTGACGACGATGGTCGGTTGGTTGTCAACTATGCGACGGTGTTGCTGGGTTACGACCAAATAAAACAAATTGTGGCTGGTCGTCAGAATACTGTTGACATTTGAGCGCTGTAGGCAATACGATATTGCCCCATGACGACAGAACTCACCAACAGTTACTATTTGCCGTTCGACACCTCACTCGCTGCCTGTCGAGGTAGTGCGGAAATCAGTCTGTTCTATCCAAAAGGTGAGTCATCTGCTCATGTCCGTTCAAGGGAACAGAAGAAAGCGATTTCTATTTGCATGGGTTGTGAAGTTCGTGAACCTTGTGCGGAGTATGCAATCAAAAACGAGTCATTCGGCATTTGGGGTGGCATGACGGAATCGGAACGCGAGTATCACCGCATCGAGCGAAACATCGCGCTGCCTCAGGGAACCGTTTCGGATGTTGCGAAACGAACACGGAGACTTTACAACGACAAGGAGAGCAAACGACGCAAACGGCAGGCGCTCGCTCTTCAGAACAAAGAGGAAACCAAGTAGCCGATGCCAAATGTTTCATCTCCAACAGTTCAGTCATTTTTGGACAAACTCAATGGTGTCCGAGCGACTGGTTCTGGTTGGCAGGCTCGATGCCCATGCAGGAACGACGATGACAATCCATCTCTTTCCATTGGGCAAGGCAATGACGGGCGCGTATTAGTCACCTGCCATCGCGGTGGCGGGTGCGATGTGGTGGATATTTGCAAATCGCTGAACATGAAAGTGACTGAGTTGTATCCGCCACGACAGGAAGAGCGGAAACTTTCCCTTATCGCGACATACGATTACAGGAACGAAAAGGGTGAGTTGCTTTATCAAAAACAGCGGTTCGTTGACCAATGGAACAAGAAGACATTCATGCAACGGCGCCCCGACCCAGACAATCCCAAAAAATGGGTGTACTCACTTAACGGTGTCACGAAAGTTTTATATCGACTGCCACAGGTTTTGAAAGCAAAATCAGACGGCGAGACCATATGGTTGGTCGAAGGAGAGAAAGACGCAGACAATCTCGTAAAACTTGGTTGGTGTGCGACGACACCACCGAATGGTGCAGGGAAGTGGCAGGACAATTTCACTGAGACTTTGGCTAACGCAAATGTCTACATCGTTGCTGACAACGATGCCCCCGGACGCGAGCATTCCGACCATGTGGCGAGCGTATTGCGTGATGCGGGGTGCTCCGTTATTCAGTGGGTTCCGCCAGCGAAATACAAAGATGTTTCCGACTTGCTAGCCGATGGTGGCTCACTTAATGACCTCTTGGAGTCAAAAGATGCAGAGCCTCTAACTGAGTCTGAGGCAAAAGAAGAAGAATCCGAGGAGCAAGACGAAATAGCGGTGGAAGAAGCGACCAGTTCGCTTGCGTCTGTCGCTCAGCAGGTGACAAAAGTTCTTTTGCGTGATGACCTATCTGAGGATACCCGTATCGCGCGGGCGTCAATGCTTCTTAATCAAATAAACACCGAAAACGATTACGACAAGGGTCGTTTGGTCAATTGGCAAGAATTTTTGGGTGAGTCTGCTGATGAAAGTTATGATTGGGTAATTCCGCAACTTGTTGAGCGAGGCGAACGAATAATGGTCGTCGCAGCCGAAGGTGTCGGAAAAACGATGCTCGCCAGACAGGTCGCCATTTGTGCTTCCGCTGGTTTGCATCCCTTCAATTTTTCTCGAATCAAACCAATCAGGACTTTGACGATAGACCTAGAAAACCCTGAGAGAATCATCCGTAGAACATCGGCGAATATTATGGGTGCGGCTGTCAGGTTCGGTCATGTCAAATCAGTCGACGCTCATATTCTCATCAAGCCTGCTGGACTGAATCTATTGACGGCGAAAGACCGTCTTGTCGTTGAAGAAGCGGTTGAGACCATTAAGCCCGACATGCTGTTCATCGGACCTATCTACAAGTCGTTCATCGACCCAGGTGGACGAACATCTGAGGCTGTTGCGGTTGAGGTCGCTCGGTATTTTGACATGATTCGCGACTACTACAACTGCACGCTTTGGCTTGAGCACCACGCCCCCCTCGGTACTTCTATGAGTACAAGGGATTTGCGTCCGTTTGGGTCTGCGGTTTGGTCGCGGTGGCCAGAGTTCGGTTTGGCTTTACACCCTGATGCGACTGCTGTTGGTGAATATGTTTACGATGTCCGCCATTTCCGTGGTGCCCGTGATGAGCGACCATTCCCGACTAAACTTAAGAGAGGGAAAGTTTTCCCGTTTGAACTGCTTGATTTGAGAGAACCAATATGACAGAAAAAGGTTTGACTCGGGAGTTTCTCGCCGAGCGTGATGTGCGTATTTTCAAGATGCGTCAGGCGGGTGTGCCTATTGCGGAGATTTCGCGTCGTTTTGGCATGACCAACAATGCTGTACACGGCTCTATTAGGCGTCAGTTGGGTAAGTTGAGTCAGGAAGCCCTCCTCGCCTATCCAGAGGTCTTACAGATGGAACTGGAGCGTCTGGACGCCCTTCAGAGCGCAATCTGGCCGCTCACGCAACACCGAAAAGTGAAAATGGATGACGGCACCGAGGTTGCGATGGAACCAGACATTAAGGCGGTGTCAACGGTTCTCGCAATTATTGACCGTCGTGCTCGTCTGTTGGGTATGGAGCAGTCCAATGTCAATGTAAATATGCAAACTTTCGGCAATCCGTCAGAGCAGAATCTTCGGGCTGTTTTGGCTGGCGCTCCCGGCGTCAAGGAATCGTCGAAGTTTGACCCCGAGACTGAGGCTAAGAAGTTGTTGTCGATTATGCGTGATGCTGGTGTTATTTCTGATAGTGCGCTTACTGGCTTGTTGGGAAATATGCCTGCGTTGACGGAGGGCGACGGAGACGAAGAGGAAAAACCTGAGGGTGAGGCAAGTCACACGACTTAGTGCGTCTGCGCACAAGCATATTGTTTACAATATTCGGCATGCTCTTATCGCTTATAACAATAATTTTTGCTGGTTTGCTTTTCCACTTTGCGGTTCTGAACAGGTCTGTTGAAGATTACGAAGGATATGGCTTGCGTGAAAACAAAGCAAGCAAACCTGTTTTGGAAGAGAAATATTTTTCAGGACCTAACTGGTTCTAAATTACACCCCAAAATCTGTGTTGATTACGGGGTGTGGTTGGTTCATCATTTCCGATTTCGGCGGCAGTTTTTCAACCAGCAACAATCTGAGCATCCACCTGTCTGTTCCGTCGTATCGCGGCTGGAAAGGTTTGCGACCATGAACCAACTTTCTGTTGTTGATGATGAAAACATCACCAGATTCGAGCGCAATTTCCCTCGTTTTTGATTCCACCACATACCTCAAAGCACGAAGAGCACGCTCCGCGACAGCGTTTTCGCCCGTCATCAAATCATCGTCGTAACACAACTCCAATCCGTTCGAACCGTCTTCCAAAATAGGCAGACGAATCATTCTGTGTTTCTCTCCGTTGCGCCTAAAACTTTCGTCTGTGGTCGTAAAAAACTGTGGTTTGCGCAATTCCAGAATCGTCTCATTATCCAAATCACGCAAAATGTCACTGCAAAGCGCATAAGTGGTGAACGCGTTTTCATCTCCACGCAAACACATCAGGATAATCCAGTCAGGCTTATAAGGGTGAAACGCTGTCTCTGTGTGGAGTTTGAGAATCGTCTTTGACGACGAAGACATTTGCGAATACTCGGTTTTGGGATTAGGGAGAACATGTTGTATGAGACGACCGTTTTGTTCCTGTGCATACCCGACTGGAATTCCGTAGTGTGCACCAAATTTCAAAAGCAACTTGCGTGCCTGTTCCACAACATCATCACTTGGTGGAACCGTTGGGGTGGGTGGTATGTGCCCTATCTCTGCATCTTTCACCAACACAAATGATGGCTGTGCATCATGATGGTCAAGAATCGCTATTCGGCGTTCCATCTCTCTTCTCTTTTTTGTTTGCACGCGTTCTCGGCATGTCGTGGGTTCTGAGGGGGTGACCGTACGGCAAGCGAGTGCGTTTCTTGCCAGCCTTGGTGCCGGGGACGGTTTCAGTCTGCCCAGTCAAATAGTTGAACCGAACTCTTTGCTGTGCGCCGCGTGTGACGCGCTTGTTTTTCTTGCCCATTATCTATTGTCCCCGCTTCCCTTAAGGGTATTCGCCTCTTTGCGCAAAGCAAGTTTGTCCACATTGCGGTTAGCCACAACCCCGAGATTTGATTTGAGGACAGTGCACATCTGTGCGATATACCAAAGGACATCACCAAGTTCTAATTCCAGCGCATCAACCAATTCTGTGGTGAGTTCTGAACCGTGGTCGCGGATAATCTTCTTAACTTTTCCTGCCACTTCTCCAGCCTCAGACACGAGACCAAGCGATAGATACTCAAGAGCCTTATCTGTCGGATAAATCGCAGTATGCCCTGTCCGCCACTGATAGTTTGCAAAGTCCATTTTGTCTTGTCCTACCATTTCGTTCTCACAAATCGTCTCGATAAAAAATGTCAAAACCTATGTCGTGTATTTCGTCAGCCAAAGTCTCAAAGTAAACATCTTTTGCATCAGTGAATTTGGCACTGTGGTAAGCAAGTTTCAGTGAAGCGTTTAGCGTCGCGGCATATGTTAGGTCGCGCATGACATCCAGAGCGGAATACCAGAGCGCGTCCCCAAATTGTACTTGTTTTCCCAAAAGTATTTTGTAAGGCACTGATATAAAGATAGGTACATCTGAGCCAAGTTGAGTAAATGATAGACATTCTGTTACTGGGGAGTTGGGCTGGGCGAACAGTTTTGCCAAATCCTGATTTTTGGTTTCGGAGGGTTTCAGGGAGCAATACCCCTCCGCTATGAATGTGAAGGAATCGACACCCCAACCCTGACGCTTGATACAGGCAGCCTTTGTGAGGCGCTCCAGACGCTCATCTCTGTCCAAATTGTGGGTTGATGTGAGTTGGAGAATTGACACCAATTTCGCCCCTTTCCAACAAAACAGGTTTATGTTCATGTCTTCCCCGATACCGCCCTCGCTAACTGTCGCCTGTTTAGCCAGTTTTATGGCTTCAACTGCAAGTGCGACCTTGTCTAAATCGGTCTCGTATACGCCTGTTTCCATCACCCCCAAAATAGCCTATTTGGTGTTGTTCCAAGGGTTGCATTGGGGCGTCGTGTCATCTACTAGTGTTTCGGGTATGGCACAAAAGAAGAAAACCACCAACAAGAAAACCAACAAAAAGACCTCTTCGGTGAAGAAGACTTCCACAAAGTCTGCCTCTGCCAAGAAGAAGAGCGTTGCATCAACAAAGAAGGACATTGAAGACGCTGCCGTGGCGGTTGCCTCGGCGGTCGCAGAGGCTGCTCCAGCAGTGGAGAAGGCGTTTGAGTCGGTCGTCGTGTACGCGAACGACATCAAGTCCTCTTCGGTGAGACAGCGTGTCCTTGCATGGTTCAAGAGGGGTCGCTAGACTTCTCCCCCGTGACAGGGGAACAAAACTTGAACCCGAAAATCCTGATAGGTGATGTTCGGGAAACATTGAAGTCGCTTCCTGATGGAAGCGTTCATTGTGTTATCACGTCTCCCCCCTATTGGGGTTTGCGGGATTACGGAACAGCAAAGTGGATAGGTGGAGACCCGTCTTGTTCGCATAAGCGAGACAGCAAGTTCAGCGAAAGTTGCTCGACGGGTCAAAGAAACCTAGAGGGCGCAATCGGGGACGGTATATACAAAACGATATGTAAAAGATGTGGCGCCACCCGCGAGGACAGTCAACTAGGGCTTGAACCGACGTTTGATGAATATGTCAAAGACATGGTCGGTGTTTTTGCTGAAATTTGGCGTGTCTTGCGAGACGATGGGACACTGTGGCTGAACCTCGGAGATTCGTATGCTGGCAGTAACGGCAACGGCTACAAGCAGTCGATTGCTTCAACGAACGCTTCAAACGCGGGCGGCGATAACGAAGATTTTCGCGCAAAGATAGGTCGCGACGACGGACACCTAAAACCCAAAGACCTTGTCGGCATCCCGTGGAGAGTGGCTCTAGCGCTCCAAGAAGCAGGCTGGTATCTACGGCAAGATATTATTTGGCATAAGCCGAACCCGATGCCAGAATCAGTTTTGGACAGATGCACCAAGGCTCATGAATACATCTTTCTTTTGACAAAGAAACCTAGATACTTTTTTGATTCCGAATCAATCAAAGAACCCGCAGTTTACGCTTTCGACGACAGAGGCTCCAGAGCAGATAAGCGACGCGGGGTAATCAGCAACTCAATGAATGGCACAACTGGCGCGACAAGAAACAAACGCTCAGTTTGGTCAGTGACAACGAAACCATTCAAAGAAGCACATTTCGCGACATTCCCAACAGACTTGGTTGAGCCTTGCATCAAGGCAGGAACATCCGAACACGGATGTTGCGCCCTGTGTCTGTCGCCTTACCATCGAGTTGTGGAGCGCAAGCGCATTTCGCGAAGTGAATTACCCGAGGACGACCCACGGTACCGCCCGAATAATTACGATGGGGCATACGCGGAAATCAACGGCAAAGGAGACGCTGGGTATACGCATACGGAAACAAAGGGATGGGAGAAGAGTTGTGACTGTGCGACAGAAGAAATTGTTCCCTGCACTGTTCTTGACCCGTTCTTTGGGTCTGGTACGACTGGTGTTGTGGCGATGCGTTTGGGTCGCGACTATCGCGGTTGTGAACTCAATCCAGAATATGCGGGAATCGCAACGCGCAGACTAGACAAAGAACTCGAAGACATCGCTCTGCGTAAAGCGACGGAACAACTTAGTTTGTTTGATGAGGCTTCAAAGAAGTAGTTTCTGGCAGATTTATAGAAATTTCTATTCTGTCCGCAAGCCGAAGAAGCACTTTTTGTGCTTGTTCCGATGTATGGGTTTCCGCCCATACGGATGGGTCTTCCCCTAGCACCGCCTCGATGTATTCGTAGGCGACTTTAACCTTCCCCAAATTTATTGGGGGGACATTCGTATCTTCTGCATCTTCAAACCCTGATGCCAAAAGTTTTTCTGATGCACCACACGCGAGAAGAAGAGCGCCATAAAAGTCAACTTGTTTTGTGTATGGGTCGTACGGAAGAACATGCGTGAATCCATGTTCGCTGATTATTTCAGCAGTTTTCCGATAAATCTCGTGGACTTTTGCGTCCTTCAGGCAGTACAGCATCACTACTTGATTGGACAAGCCCCCGAAGCGCATGCGTCGATATCCAAATCTTCTCCCGATATCGGCGTAAGGGCAACACTCAGGTCAATTTTTGAGACCATTTGGTTGTAGTGCTCTTCCGTGCACGCCTCGTAAGGGGGTAGCGGGAAGTTGTGGTCGCTGTGGAGAAGGAATGATACCGATTTGATACCATCGTCGTAGTTCTTGGAAAGCCATTCCTTGATGGAGTCAAGTTCTTCTTTGCGGTAGTAAACGGTGACTGAAACGGCATTGTCAGCCCATACCGTCTGCATTTTTTTGACCCATTCCAACTGTTCAATGGCTGTCATGTTTTCTGCGAGGACAGCGCCCTGTGGTGATTTGCAGGGGAATTCGACCACATATTTGGTGTGGTCTTCCCGACCGTCGAGACCGATATCCCACACGACCTTATGCCCCCGTTTGCGCAGGTTGTCCACAAGCGGGTCGGCTGCGCCGAAACGCACTCTACGGATGTAGAACGGCGCGAACGCTGGATGCACACCCGGAGTGACACCTGGCAGTAGGGAAAGTGTTCCAGATGGCTGAACCGTCGTAAGCCTCACCGAACGGGGGAAACCGTGTTTCTGTGAATACTCTTGGTCGAGTTTGTCCAACGCTTCATACGCATCGGAAAGCCAAGAAATTTGTTCGTCATTGCATTGAAGAATCCCTGTAATGCTTTGCCCAAGTCGAGCATTTTTGTTCACAATTTCTGTTGTCTTTTCATACGGATACGAAAGGCGTGTTATCTGCTTTTGGAGCATGTAAAGAAGGCGCGATATTTCCTTCAACTGTTTCAATGACTCCACATTCGGCAGGAAGATAGTCGCAAGGTTGCATGACTCGCCGTCCCCAAGCCCAATTTCTGCGCAAGGATTGAATCCCTCAATGCTGTTGTCGGGTCGGACATCGCCAAGGCGACCATGCTTCCGAGCAAGACGCCTGTTCACGAGTCCGTAAGGTTCCCCGTTACCTGTGTACCCCTTCCAGAGTTCTGGCATGATGTGGTCGTAGTAGTCGGCGTAAATGCTGTTGTTGCTGTTGGCACGCCAAGCGGGGATGTCGCCGTTAGCCCAATTTTTTGCACGAAGGAAAAGGACATCGTCGGGGTCGCCGATGGCAATCTGCGCAGACCTTCGGGATGAACCTGAGACGACAATCCGACCGATGATGTTGCAAATATCTAGAACATCTACTGACCGCAACTTTTTCCCTTCGCGGTTTCTCATCACCTTGCAGATATCTTCGATGCCGTCAACGAGCGCCCCCGGTCCGCTGGCGGTGCCACCGAAGGTTTTGAGTGGTGCACCGAATTCGCGGATGAGAATAGTGGAGTAGGTGAAAGATTTGCCCGTATCGAAGAAAGACTTCAATACGCTGTGCAGAAGACGACGCCACCCTTGCCTGCTGTCGGGGACAATGATGTCAGCATCATTGGTTCGCTCGTGCGTGATTTTTACATTGGCGCGAACTTTGGGCAAGTCGTGAATTTTTGAGCGCTCAACCGAAAAACCCACTCCGCCACCGAGCATCAAGTAATCAAACAAAAGTTCGAAATCTTCAATTCTTTCAATGTTTGTGAAATAGCAGTTGTTTAGCGAGGACGCGTTGAACTTCTTGATGAGTGGAGTCCCCAACTGCCACAGTGCGCGACCAGAGAAAGAGCAACGAAGGTTGTAGACATGGTCGAAGATTGCTTCCAAATCTTTTTGTGTCCACGGCACGCCGATTTCTACCGCTCCGTTTACGCAGCGCGACACGGTTTCAATCCATGTTTCGTTTCGTTCAACACCCTCGATTGGGCGAGAGTATGTTCGAAGGTAGACGATTTCCCCAAGTCCACTGAAACCCCAAGGCGGAACCACATTTCGATACTGCTCCAAAAACTGTGGGGTCAAGCCGACTTTCTCCATGGGGACACTTTTCTTTCTTGTTTGGTTTTGGGAAGAAACTATTTTACCCTAGGCGGGTGTTTCAGTAAACGGTCTGTCGCGCTATTCGATGAGTCCGTTTTCACGCGCAACAGAAATAGGTATTTGTTGACCTTTTCGGAACTTTAAAACTTTTATTGTTTGACGACCATAGAGGGTTCGTTCTTCGTACACATCTTCATTGACTATTATTTTGGTTTCGTGGTCTAGGCTCTGAAAAAGACCAACACCAACAATGTTTTTATTGTGCAAAGGTTCCGCAGAGTCGTTTGGGCAATCGCCTGTCGGGTGTCCACAAATCGGGCAGGGCTGTCTGTCGGCGCGCAATATTTGGAATTCTCCGTATAGGTATTCGGGATTCGTGCTCACTTTCAGATGGTAACACAAAAAAATACCCCACCGCCTCTCGGAAAGGGGTGAGAGAGGCGATGGGGCAGAAACCTTGGTCCGACATCTGCGGACTAGATGTTTACTTGTTGTTTTTGGTCTTTACGGAGTACTTGCCCCGTTGGAGTTTGCGAAGTTCCTCTTCATACACCTTGGTGAACTCATCGGTGTACTTGTTCTCAAGAACGAACCATGCACGACGCTTCGCTTCCATTCTTTGACGGTTCTCAGCCTTGCGCTGTTCCAAACGCTCTTTGCGAACATGCTCAGGTAGCGGTTTTCTACCGCGACGGTTTCCGACCTTGTTTCGCATTTTTTCATATGTAGTTGTCATGTGTGTTTCTCCACTTGTAACGGCAGTTTTACCCACCGATTGATTGATTGGTGCAATCTTAACTAGGTACGTTTTGATTTGCAACCCCTAATTACACCCATGTAAGTAACCACAAAGGGGTTGACAACCACATTCCCTCGACATACACTATTCCCATGAGTAATACATACACACAATCGTCGCTGGCTCTCCTCCCGACGGTAAGAAACTTGGAGGAGGCACGGAAGCACGCTCACGAGTATGCGTCCGTAATAACGGCAGGACCAAGCAAGCGCGAAGTCAAGTTCGACCATCCCGACCACCTCGTTGTGGAATTCGATGATGTTGTTGACAGTCATTGGGGGATGAAACCACCCACATTTGAGAATGTACGAGAAATGGTTTCTTGGGGGCATGGGCGGGAAAACATCCTTGTTCATTGTCACGCAGGAATCAGTCGCTCAACATCCACAGCATGGGGTGTGGCAATCTCCAACGGCTGGGACGCTGAAGAGGCTTACATCACCTTGCGCAACAACCACCCGTCAAGTTCATACTCGGGAATGAGGTACAGGCGGTCATTTTGTCCGAACGAACTGATTATTTCCTATTTGGAAAAATTGTTCGGGTTCAAAAAGGACGAACTCCTCAAAATCCATGAGAACGGTTTGCGTTTAGACCCATGGCACCCTGCGGAGGAAATGTGATGGGCGCTAAAGGCTCTCCAATCAACCACGGAACATACAACTCGTATACCAACAGAAAATGCAGATGTAACTCCTGCAAGGAGGCGGCGAGTGAATATATGCGCAAGTATCGCAAAACACAGCATGGAGCCGCTTCGGCTCGGTATTACGCTGTTCTCAACGCAAAACGCGCACAACTCGCTGCTCGTTGGGTGAGAAAACACCGTCCAGACATTTGGGAAAACATTGCATCCAAAGCAGAAAACCAAGTAGACAAAGAAAGGTATATCGGTTAAGCAGTGGCTGAACAAGGCGACAATCCACAGTTCGAAAAAATCAGACAGGAATTCGCGGAAACCATCGACGAACTCCAAAAAGACATCGAAGACATCCGCAAGGAGATGCTGGAACTTCGAGGTCAAATCAAGGGAGTTCAAAAAGAAGTCACTGCGAATACCAAGCAGACAATGGTCGTATGGGAGAAAACATCGGGAACTCTCGGTGACATAACCAGAAAAATTTCCGATATGGCTAAACCCTTTTATTATGGGAAGGACAATAAATAACTATGACAGACATCAATATGAGCGCAGAAGAATGGCTCGAATACGGATACAAGAAGGGTTTTTGTGGTCCGCCCGTATGTGCTATGCATGACGGGCTTCCCGCATCGGAAAGCGAGGCGTGGGCGCTAGACGAAAACGATGACCCATGCATACATGTTCTCAGACTGTATGAGGACTTGGATGTGAAAAGTTCCGTAGAAAAGGAACACTCACCTTCTGTATGGCGTGCATCAAATAGGGGTTGGACAACCCCCCAAGAGGCTGACTAACCCTGTTTGAATTCCGTCCATGTTTTGTCGCCGACACCGTAGTATTCGCGCGCATACCCTGCATCAATAATGTCTTTGTTCAGACACGCAGTTGTTGGTGATTCAACATCGTCTGACGAGAATACGCGTGCGAGTATGCGACCGTACTTGTCGTTCTTGTCGGGGATTGTATTTATGTACACCCATTTGTGACGAGTCAGCCAATCCTCGGTAAATGATTTCGCTTTCAAGCCCATTTGTTTTTCCGCTAAATCTTTGGTTCGGGATTCGGGCGTGTTGACACCATAAAGGCGAACACGGACTTTGTGGTGGATGTTGAATCCGAGGTCAATCATCAAATCGACAGTGTCACCGTCAACCACTTTCAAAACGGTTGCACCATACCAAAATCGTTCACTCATTACTGTCTCTCATTCGTTTTCTTTTCTCTGCCCGTTTCCAAGCAGATAGACGCCAATCCAAAAATTTAACCAACACAGAATAAATACACGATTGCAGTTTGAATTTCAAAATAGACAACCTATACATCATTTATCCGACTGTTTCCGTACCTCTTCATTCGGGCTAAAACGCATGAGAAAATCCCTTGCGAACTCCCGCTGCTTCTCCAATGGCATCGACCAAAAATCTTTCGGTATCGAAACATTCCTAAATTTCATGTTTCCGTTTTCGTTCTCAGCCATTTGATGAATCCTCCGTTATCACAAACCTGAATGACAAATCTTCTGATTTGCCAGATTGATTCGGTCTAAATATTCTAGATATCGTTCGTTTCGGTTCAGCGAAAACTCCGCGCGCGTCATTGAAAAACTCCCAATCAATGACATCTGCACCATCTCCACCGCTGTCTATGAAAGGAGCATTCCAATCTGAAGGCTCCTTCCGTGCGTCGGCTTCCTTAGCCTCCCAAACCTTGTCCAAAATTGCCACTTCTTTCTGATTTTGTGCTTTGCCAAGAGACGCTGCTTTTGCAATATTTTCGTCTGTGGTCGGATATATGTCTACGACATCGAGGAAGAATCGCGGCACGCCATCTACGGTTTGCACCCATCCGCCAATCCCGCGCTCACGCGCCCCCGGAAGCGGATTGCCGAATACTTTGTCACCGTGATACTGCATCCATGCAAGAACTGTTTGAATTGCTTCTTCTTTCGGGTTTCCATCTTTATCCCAAACATCAGAAACATCTCTGCTCAATCCGTGTCTGTTGAGACCTACCGATATCCCTGTTTTTACATCCCCTTCAATATTTCTGTCTCTAGTGAATCCGCCTTTTCGTGCGTCTGCAATGATTTCCTTAACGCGGTTACGTCTGCGAGCCAAATCTTTCTTGTAACTAGGGGTTTTTTTTCTGAGAAAATTAACCACCGTGTTTACCACTGCTGGATACGGCATGTTGTCTTCAGTAGAGCCGACGGGTGTGAACATTCCGTCACCATCGCCATCTCTCGGTATACCGGGCTTCCCTCTGCGGAGAAAACCACTAAATGGTATTCCAAGAAGTTTTACTTTCAGATTTTTGCTTTCGTCAGCCATCACTCAATTATCCCATAACAAACATGTCGATATAAAAACGAAACCCCCACCCGCACCCCGAAGGGCTTGGGTGGGGGCTACGCTTACTGCGCTTCAGCCGTTATCAGGCAGGAGCGTTGTCAAACGAGACGGCAACGAATGCCTCAGGACGCTTGACAGCGAGTGCGAGACGCTGCTCGGCGAGCACCACAATCGCGTTGCGCACGAAGAAGTCTGCGTGCTGCTCGCTGATTCGGATGCTTGCCTGCTCACGGTCGTAAATCTGCGCGGCAGTGCCGAACGCACCGACAAGAGCGGTGCCTTCTGCGATTGCCGGCGTGTCCACAACCGGGATGCGCCACAGACGCGGGGTTCCGCCGAGGGCGACCGAGACAGCAACCAGGTACTGTCCGTTGTCGTCCTTCGACAGTTCGATGTCTTCCCAGTCGTTCGGGTGCATCACGACGCCCGTCGGCTCGTAGTACGCGAGGAACGACAAGGTGGCTGCGCGACGAATCGCGTCCGCCTTGAGGTCACCCGTCGCACCAGAAGACCAATCGTAGGTCTGGATGCCCGTGGTCTGGAGAACACCTTCGAGGTTCTCGCCGGTGCCGTCACCGTTCAGGATTTGCTCGTCCTCAAGAAGACGCAGACCGTACATCAACTCGTTGTCGATGATGCTACGGAGTTGCGGCTCGTCGGCGAGCACATTGCGGTGCGCTGCTTCCCAGTGGGCAAGCGTGCGAACCGGTGCCTGATGACCAGTGAACTTCAAACCAGACTGTGGCTTCGCAGTGAACACTGCGGGCGAACCCGAGCGCTCAGAGACAGGAGCCGCATTGTTGGTCGGCGCGCCAGTGACGGCGGTGTAACCAATCTGGCGGAAGTACTCAATCACCGCAGCGTTCGTGGTGCGCTTCGGGAAGAGGTCGCGGACGCGACGGGTACGGGTCGGCGAGACCACCATCGGGTCACGCTGGAACTGACCGAACTGTTCAACCGAGGAAAGCGGCGAAGCAGGACCGGTCGGCATACCCGTGAAGACATCCTTCACGTTGTACACGAACGGAGCCGGCATGTTCGCGCCGTTTCGACCAGAGGCGAGCGCCTTGTACTCATCGGACGAAAGGAACGCTTCGCCGAGGCTCTTGATGCTCATTCTCTGCTCGACCTGCTGAGGCTGTGCATTCGAAGCCTGCGCAACCGACTCAGAGGCAGGAGCCGAAGCCCACTTCTCTGCATCGCGCATTCCCTCAATGCCCTCAATCAGGCTCTTGATTTCACGGATGTCCGACATATTGCGGTCGAACGCTGACTTTTGTTCGGCTGAAACAACAACAGTGCCATCTTCGACTTTGAACGAGTCGGCAATGGTCTTGTTGTCAGCCATCTTTTCGCGAAGTGCGTTCTGCAACTCGCGAAGACGAATGTCGTCTGACATGATTTCCTCCTACGGAAATACTTGATTGGGTACTGATATATTTCGACTTAGGTAAGCACCCAGTCAGCAGTCAACTGTTACATTAACTACTAGTACGAGAATAACATGTTTGTAGTAGCAATAAATGCAACTAATACCAAAAACAGAATCTAACTATAAATTGTTTACAGTCGGTGATATCGTTTCACAACCTTGGGGCAACACCCACCCGAATACTTAACCCCCATAACACCGTCACCGTAAGCGTCGTCCCTTTTTGCTGACTTCCCGCTCTTGGAAGGATGATTGTCGGGAACCAAGTCGAAATCCCTGCGGGTTCCGCGCTTTGTGGGCTTGTCAGACTTCATGGATTCAAAGAAATCCGACAAACGTTTTTTCGCAGACGCCTCGCCACCAGAAGAAAGACCGCGTAGATACACAATCTTCGCGTCCCTCAAATTGGTTCGATGTATCTGCTTGGATACATCAGCATTGTGGCGTCGAACAAGAACAGCGAGGCGGTTCACGGTCTCGCTATCAATTTGTGGACTCTTTCGCTTCGGCTTTCTGACAACCTTTTCCTCAATAAAGGATGAATCAACCAAACTCTTGCGACCGCGACTGGGTTTATTGCCTCTCCTGTTTTTCGGGCTTCCATCATTCCGCAGTTTCATGACTCGGTTGTAATCTGAGCCGTTGGAGCACGGCATCCAAACAGTTTTCCCGTCACGAGCAACATACCTTCGTATGCCGATACAGCCAAGATTTCTTGCACGGATACGCGCCGAATCAGGATTCGGGAATGTGTCTGGGTCGGTAGACCTGCTGACAAAAGGAACAAATCCTTTTGTGTCCATTTTCGCTGATACCAAACCGCCGTCAGGAAGTGTCTCAATTCCCGCCACCGGACGCTCACGCAACTTCTCGAATCTTTCCGTAGCAACACAAGGGGCGTAGTAGGTGACGCCACCAATCTTTATGACTCGCACACCCTTACATCCGCGTCTTTTCGACGCTTCTTCAGCCATCGCCCTGTCCTCGTAATACTCGCCTGATTTGGTCAACGCCAATTGCGTTCGATGCTCAATCTCGGTGAAACCGTGCATACGGCTCTTCGAAGAAACTTGGTAGTAGTCGTTCTTGCCTTTTTTCAACGCCTCGAATTCTTCATGAGTTGTGCATGGCATCCACGAACCATTTTCGTGCTGATGGGCGCCTCGACAACCGAGAAGTCTCGCTACGGTGAGAGCCTGCTCACGAGATGCCACCCTCGCAGCCTTTTCGTTCGGCTTCACTTCACGCTCCAGCGCATTTGGAACTGCCGACTCGGGCATTGGACCCTCGACGGTCATACCTCTGTCTAGGGCAACTTCCAATTCTTGTTTGGTTATATCAGAATCGGAGTATTCGTCCTTGAAAGCGGAGAGAAGTTCTTTGGCGTCAGCAGAGACAGCACGGAAAGTGGTTTTCCCTTTACCTGTCGTGGCGACGAAATACGGGGAACCGTCACGTTTGCGAACAACGAACGAAGTAGTCACTTTTGCTGTTTTTCCCTTAAGGCGCGAGCGATTTCTGACAACATTTTGAAACCCTCTTCATCCCAAGGAACTTCCTCCCCGAAGGACATCATGGTTGATGTCCCAACATAAAGCGGATAATTGAAATCTTTATCTTTTTGCGCCAATTCCGAAACTCGTTCAGAATTGACATTGTTCAAAACATACTCTTCGAACTCTGGCGAGGTTGATGCGCACCTCACCTTTTCTCCGTCGAAACCCACAACAACAGAGTTCCCCATCCCGACCATACCGACCCACATGGTTTTTTTCATGATTGCACTCTACCAATCTGCATAAATTTAACGCTGAAACAGAACATCGCCAAGCCCTCGTGTCTCAAGGATGCGAATAATGGCGTTGACCCGTTTCCTGATTTGGTCAATTCTCTCCGCAACCTGTGCAGCGCTTAGAGCCTGTTTGTCACCATACATTGCGCCAAATCGTCGTGCCATTTCTTCAAAATCAATAGCCTTAAGTCTGGGAAGAAGTTCTCTTCCCAACTCGTTCGCTGCTCCAATATCGCGCGCGCCCATTCCCGCTTTTCTATCCATATCGAAAGTCTCCCAATAATTGCGCAACCCGTCCTCGGTCACAGTTCGCCCAGGGCTTGCTCGACCAAAATCAATCGGATATGCGACATCGTTCCCGTTTTCATCTTTAAACACCATTCCATTAAACCCATGTCTGTCGCCAACATTGAGAACAAAATTCGACAAGACATTCAATAGTCTGTCTTTTTTATTGCCTTTGTGATTATAGACGCCGACAACCATTTTCCCTTCAATCATGTTTCCACCGAAAGGAATAACAATGGTTCTACTTCCGTTTTTGAGTCCGTCAACACGACCACCTTCGCCTGGTGCTCCTAGCATTGCGGACAATTCGGCGCCCATAAGTTCAAACATGTTGGATTCGTCGCCGTTATAGCCATCTGGTGGCTTGATAACGAAACCCTCACCGGTGAGGCGTTTCCCGTCATCCGAAACACGGAAATGCAACCAAGGTGCTGCCGCACTTCCGCTCCTTAGTCGAACGAACTTTTTCCCTTTAAGTTTGTCTCTGAGTTCCTCGGGTATTTCCATGTCGGAAGCAGAGAGAGCCTGCGCAAACAAGAAGTGATGATACTTCTTTCGGCGGAATGCGTCGTAGTCGATTCCATCCGCGTTAATCACACCCCTAGTAACCAAGTCGTTGAACACATCTTCGGTTACGAAATCTCCCCAATCCTGTGAACCGTCATGCGACACTCCCTCAAGTGCATCAAACAGGAATTCGTCTGGAACGTTTCCTATTTCACCACCATCTTGCAAATATTTAACGGCTTCATCTTTGGTGTTCATGCCGTTTTCGCCAACTTTCACCGTCTTGCCAACAACGACTCCATTTTTGTCGACGTCACCGAGTGGGGCAACCACATTGTCACGATTCTTGCGTCGCTTTACAAACATGAATCTGTCAGCGAGTTTTCTTCGACCTTGAGGCTGCGGAGATTGCGGCGTTGGCGAAGGGGTCTGTCCAGCCTGCGGAGTCTGCGGCTGGTTTACTGGAGGGTTCGCGATATCTCGCCTGATAATTTCTTCTTGCAATCTTGCGATTCGTCTTTGATTGCTCGCCAGTTCTTTATCTGCGCGCATGACGACGGCAACATTGTCTACATAGCGGTCTTTGACATCATCAGGAAGAATGTCGTATCGCAAACCCGTTGGACTATCCAACCCGTAATCCTGTTTCAACCGCTCAATGTTTGCTGTTGCGTCAGATTTGTCTTTTGTTATTCTTTGTATATTTTGTTGCTGAGCGGCAAGCAGTGCTCTAAGATTCTGATTGTTTACATCGCCAGGTGGACGACGAATCGCATTATCGACGACATCATCTTGAACTTCATTTTCCCTGTCTCTGCCTCGCATAAGCACACGGAAAAGTTGTCGCGCTTTTGTCTTGGCGTCGTCCGGAAGTTCTCTGAATGCAGTTGATGCTTCCTCGGTGACCGCCAATGACGGTGGCGATGGGATATCAGCCTGATTCGGTGGAGTGTTCTCCACGGGTTGCTTCGGTGCATCAGCCGGCTTTTTGCGTTGGCGAGGCTTGCGACCTTTCGGTGTGAGACCACCCCCACGTTTACGTTTTTCAATTTCTTGATTAACCAAACGACCACGGTTATTGATATTCCCGTCCGCATCGTAGTATCTGCCAAAACGTCGTTCAAGTTCTGGTTTGTCATTACCGTCGTAATCTGGTTTACGCCAATATGCGCTCTTCGGGAGACCGTTCTTCGGGAAACGGTTATTCACATTTCGGAATGAACGCGAATCGGGCATACTCTCGCCTTCCGCAAGTTCAATCATTTCCTCATCAAGGTTGATTCGCTCTGACGGCTTAGGTTGTCCGCCTTGTGGCTTGTCTTTCGGAGTTGGTGGTCGTCGAGTCGCTGACTCAGTTGCGATTTCATCAGAAGCGGCACGTCTACGGTTCCTCTTGCGAGCAGGTCTCTTGGGCTTTGGTGCTTCCGCTTCTGGTGTTTCCCCGGGCGCTGTTCGTGGTGCGCCGGGTTCTTCTATTTCTCTTCGTACACGTCGGCGTTCAGAAAAACGCAAATCTCTGTCTCGCTCATCTTCATCGCGTGGCGCCCTGCGTCTCCCACGCTCGTTTCTTTCACGCAACCGCTCATTCCTATTGTCTCGCCTTGCTCTGTCGTTTTCTTCAGCCTCACGGCGCTTACTCGGATTGCCTCTGATGTTCCACTGTCTGCTGTTCGGGTCGTACTCCCATTGGTCGCCCTCATCGTCCGTCCAAATACGGTTCTTGCCTTCTGGGTCTGGTGCACCTTTTGGTGATTTCGGGTTGCGTAAATCGTCGCCTTTTACTCTTCGCTCTTTCTTTCTCAGGCGGTCATTTTCTAAATCGACTTCAGATGCGGGAACCCAAAAACCCTTTTCTTGTTTTCCTGCACCAATAACGTTCGCATCGGGGTTCGGTACCCATTTATAGGGTTCTCCGTCGCTACCGATAACAATCTCCCCAGGTTCTCTGCCGTCACGCTTCGGTGCGCCGGGTCTAAGGAAATCGTCAAACAGTCCTTCGTCTTCTTCGTCGGCAGCCGGTACGCGTGGAGGTCTCCGCTCGCCTGGGCGTGGTCGTCTTTCCTCCCCATCTCGCGGTGCTCGTGGTCTCCGTGGCGGTCTCGGAGCCTCTGGTGTCGGTTCTGATGCATCAGGTGTTTCTGGAGTCGGTTCAACTATGTCTGCTTCGTCTCGCTCTGCTCGCGGTCTGCGTCGTCCGCGTTCTCCTTCTGGTCGCGGGCGACGAGGACGCGGTGTTTCCGCATCTGCGTCACCTCTGTCTGGTCTGCTCGGAACATCAACCGAATCAGCATCAGGGCGCGGTGCAGGTTGACCCTCACCCCACCAAGGACGATTTCCTTGTTCGTTGTATCTTCGATTGCCTTCCGAAAGAACGCCTCGCCAGCCGCGACCAAGTTGACCTGCAGGTGGGTCACCTCTCTCTTCTCTTTCCTGCGCTTCACGGAGTCGTCGCTCGCGTCGTTCTTGCCTTCTGCGCTTACGCGCCTCTCGTCTTTCGGCTCTTCCGTCTAGCGGTCTCCCACCATCATCTAAGACAACAGGGGAAGTCTCTGGAGCGTCCACATCATCAAGGACAACTTCTCTCCCTCGTGGCGGTCGTGCTACTCGGTCGGTTCCTTCTCCGCCATCCAGGACATCGGCGACACCGCGCAAACGGCGCTCTGCCCGACCTGCTTCCGCGTTCCGCTGAAGCCGTCCAGCCATACGCCTGTTTCGTCTATCTACTCGTCTGCCCCTACGCCTGTCGTCGAGGCTTTCCAATCTTTCACCAATGTTCGTGATGGAGTTTGCAATACGGCGAGCAACGCCCCACCCACAGTTTCTTCCAAAACGGTCGGTTATCTGACCTCCGTACCGCGTACCAACAGGACATCTCCAACCGCCACGTCTACCCGTCCCAGGTATTGAAAGTGTCGGGTCCCACAACGCGCGAACACGCTTCACTTCATAAGCGAACGTGGTTTTATTCAGTTCACTTTGGAAGCGTTGCGCTTTATAGTTGATGAGATTCTTATTCGTCATCGCTCATTTGTTTCTTTGTAGATATAACTTTGAAAGATTTGGTCACTTTGAGTTTTTCGGCAAGTTCCTCATAATCCTCTTCAATAAATGAGAAATCGGAACTGTAGTCAATTGACGGACCGACCAATTTTGACAACACATATTCTAAACCATATTTCGAGTTTGAATATGTCGATTTGCCTGCAGACTCAGACAAAACATCATAAACAAAGTCCACAATTTTTTTGTTATTGCCCCGCAACTCTATGTTCCCGTTATCATTTTTGGCGATGCATGTATCTGGTTCATCTTTGAATGAATAGAAGTAATCATTGTCTAAAACTATTTTTGCAAAATCAGCCATAACCGCTACCTTGTCACCTTGTCGATAATTGCTTGACGTCTACGCTTTAGGGTATCCAAGAGACCTTTCATCTGGTTGTATAGTCTCTCAGACTTATTTTGCGCGCTTCTTCGTTCTTTCTCGGGCACGTTTTTTATAGCCTGAGCAACAAAGACATCCAAATCGACATCGAGCATGTTTTCAGTTTTTTCAATCACATTGTCCACGGCTCTTGTCAGGTCGCGAAGTATTCGTTGTTTATTTTCTGGCGTAGCGGAAGCATATAGACGTTGCATGTCGTCAAGAATTCCGCTGTCGAGTCCAAGATACCCAAATTCGACAAATTGGATTGGGTCGTCGAGAACAGCGCGACCCGCCCAGCCCAAATCAATTGGGACTATATGAACCTTGTCTTGTCCATCATTTTTAACCCTTTTGAGGAATCCGTTCCATGGATGTCTATCCGAAACGCCAAGCATATAGTTTGCAAGCCAATGGGTGACACGTCCCGGAAGAGCCTGGTACGGGTCTGCTTCTGCATCGCCAACAGCGAAGTTTTCGACGCCTTCTCTCATGTCAATTTCATTTCCTTCTGGAATGTCTTTGAACGCGAAGTTAAACATGACATACCGCTGACCTCCTTCTGATTCGCCGTCATATACGGCGCCGCCATCAATGATGCCCAGGCGGTCTAGATAATTCCACCCAACCACCTCGCCAATATTGTCTCCGGGTTGTGCCGCTTTGAGAACGATGCCATGATTCGTTCCATAACCGCTTTTATCGCGGAGGACGTATATTCGCGTATCCCCAACTGCTCCACCGTTTCTAGCAAGTTGCCTAAATCGCTTAGATTTATCGCGTTTCGCTGTGCTTGAGTTCGCTTCAATTGCGTCGTGCCAAAACTCGTGCGGAACTTCATCGAGTGATTCCCCATTCGCGACCCATTTGATTGCATCTTCTTTTGTGCGTATCTCAGGGTTGTTGACGGGAACATACTCTCCGATTCCTTTTTCGGAGAATTTGATGCCGAATTCGCCCATTTCATTTCTGCGTCGTGGGAATGCGTTGCCGACAGGACCTCGGTCTTCTGTCCCCAACGCTTTCTGCATTTGTGGTCGTGCGTTCGCTGGTCTGTCGGGGGCATATTTTTTGTCGATTATGATTATTCGCTCTGCTCTTTGATTTTTGGGAAGTCGTTCTCTCTCCTCCATCTGTCGCATTCGTGTTCGCTGCTTATCGGAAATGAAAACATACGAACCGTTCGGGAGTCGATAAACGGCGCCTCCTTCGAAATCGTTTCCTTCATCTAGGACTTGTTTGGCGATGCCGTCTTCGACTTGTTTCCTAAACCAATCCTGCTCGACCGCTCCCCTGTCCGCGCCACCGCGCAACATTTCGCTTGTAACATCATTCAGTTCCATTCCACCTTCATCAACAAACAGTTTGTAATCCGACGGAATTCGCTTCTTCTGCTGTTTTATGACATTTTTGCGCTTCTCGAACCTGTCTAATTCTTCTTCAATCTGACGGACATTTCTTTGCGCCTTAACATATTCGCGGATTTCATCCATCTTCTCTGAAACTTTTCCGTTGCCAAGACCCCTATCCATGTTTTGTCTAGCGACGTTACGCTTTCTTTGCGCTTCATCCAATTTGTCGCGCCTACCTTGAATCAACTCGTCGATTTGTGGGTCTATTTGACCTTCATTAACTAGTCTGTCGAACTCTATGCGAGCATCGACATTTCTTTTAATCGGTCCTGCTTGATTTCGATATTCTTCGAAAATGTTTTTCAGTTCCGCAACTTGCGAATCACTAAGTTTGTCATCGGTTCGACTCACCATCCCGTTAACTTCTTTGACAACATCGTCAAATGCTTTAGCGTCGTTTTCTGCCACACCTCCACGACCCTGTCGCTTTTGAAGTTCGTCTTGCACCATCTTCAAACGGGCGCGCTTTTCGAGAAGAATTGCGTTCCACACTATGAGACGGTCAGCCTCTCTCTGCAAGTCTTGTTTATCTTCTTTCTTTAGTCTCTTGAGTGAGCCTTTACGTTCTTTGATTTTTCTTCTGATTCGTGCCAAATCTTCCAACGCTGTACGAACTTTGTCTGCAGCCTGGTCCACGGCGCGGTCAGCGTCCTCTTCGGTTCTGTCCAAAACATCATCATCTTGGTCGGCTAGTTTTTCTGCAAATTCTTTTTTCTCGTTTGGGTTCCATCGTTCTTTCTTGTTTCGCTCAATCCGCTCACGAATTGCTTCTCCAACATCAGCCATATTGACTCGCCCGACATTAGATTCTCTTTGTCGTTGAGTGTCTCGTGTGGGAATTCCGAACTTCTCTGCAAGTGCATCGATAACTCTGTCGTCCTCGTCTCTAAATCCGATATGGGCTATTGCGTCACCGACACTGATGCCTTCGTTTTCGTCTATTTCCTCAAACTTGACTACCCGTTTAATGTCAGAATTCTTGGGTTTCTTCGCACCTCGTGGTGGAGACTGAGTCGTCCCACCATTGTCACGCATCCCTTCGAGAATGCCTCTGTTTTCTTTGTTGAATTGCTTATTCAGGTTTACGCGTCGTTCGTTGGCTGCAATGCGCTCAAACGCTCTCTTGCGTTCAGCAAACTCTTCTGGATTTTGGGGTTTTCTTAACTTTTCAACTAGTTTCAAATCTTTTTCTAGTTGTTCAAGCGCTTGTTTAATTTGTTCATCTCGGAGGTTTATTCGCTCTTCTAGTTCGGCGGCGTCCATGTTGCCCATGTCCAACTGCGCCATCTCTTCTTCAAATTGGTTTCTTTGTTCTGCATCTTCTGCATTCCAATTATCTTTAAATGCTTGGTCGTCTTCGTTGCGGACTTCGTCGTTGCGCAAACCGATTTGTTTCATCATGCCGTCGTGTGCTTCTGTCCAATCTTTGGCGTCGGCACCAAAGTTCGCGAGATTGTTACGCTCCAACTGTCGTTCAATCTCTGCTTCTTCGTCAATCAGTTGTTCAATTCGTTCCCGTGTATCAGGTTGTGCTGGTCTATTGTTGGCGCGCTGATTCTCCAAAATGTCGGCTACCTCCGCACGACGCGCCCTCTCATCATCATCGTTCCCGGCACGCTTTGCGAACCTATCCCAAGCGTCAGCAGCATCGAGCACATTCTTCGCCAAATCCTCTACACGAATATCTTCCCCGTTTTCAAGTTCAACTCGGTCGTCTTTGTCGTATTTGGCGAGACGCGCTGCGAGTCTACGCAGGCTGTCCCTCATTCCTTCGGCATTGGCAAAACGATTCGGTCCGTCCCCGAGCCAGTTATCTGGAAGGTCATCAATTTTCTTTGCGGCGCCCTCATAGGAAACCGCTTGGATGCTGTTATCGAAAACATCTTTCTTGCTGATTTTTCGGGGTCGCTTAGGTGTCGGCTCTTTGTCTGCTACAGGTGGTTTTGCTCTTCCTGCTGGCTTTTTGCGCGGTTCGCGTCGCTTCTTGTCGGGATTTTTCTTATCCCAAGCACTACGCAAATTCCCTTGGTTAACATCAAACCACTCTTTCTTCGTCAACAAACCAGCACGACCACCATCTCGTTGTATCTTCTCTACACGATTTTTGTACTCATCGTATTTTCGGTCGACATAGTCATTGAAAGATTCACCGTCCAGCGGACCTTCGACAACACCTTTCGGTCGCTGGCTCGGCTTGCGCTTACCGCGAGGCTGTTTTCGTGGTTCTGGTTTCTTCTTGGGAGCCGCTTGACGCTTACGGAAATCATCTAGACGCTGATTTACAAACTTCCCTCTTTGGTTAATCTTGTTTTTATCGTCGTAGTATCTTCCAAAACGCCTTTCGAGTTCCGCTTTGTCGTCACCCGTGTAACTGTCCCTACGCCAATACGCTTCGTCGGGCAGACCATTCTTCGGGAATCTATTGTTGACATTACGGAAAGAACGGCTGTCGGGTGTACTCTCTCCAGCGGGAAGTTCAATCGTGTCGTCCAAGTCGATTACACCTGTTCGAGGAGCGCCAGGTTCTTCGATTTCCCGACGCACTCTTCTCAATTCCGAGTCGCGTAAACCCGCATCCCGAACGTCACTATCGAACACTCTTCTCCGACCGCGTGGCTTCGCAGGCGCTTTCGGTGTTCTTGCTGCTGGTGCTTCTGGCGTTGGCGATGCCGTATCTTCGCCGTCAAGAACATCCGCAACAGCCCTCAAACCTCGCTCGGCTGCTCCACCACGAGCATCTCTTTGGAGGCGTCGCATAACTCGCTGATTTCTTTGTTCGGCTCTGCGCCCCCTGCGCCTATCGTCAACACTTTCTAGTCGTTCACCGATGTTTGTGATTGCGTTGGCTATTCTTCGCGCGACACCCCAACCACAATTTCTGCCAAATCTGTCGGTGATTTGTCCACCATATCTAGTGCCTACAGGACATCTCCAACCGCCACGGCGACCCGTCCCCGGAATAGACAAACTTGGGTCCCAGATTGCGCGAACCCGTTTCACTTCATAATTGAAGGTTGTTTTTGTTTGGTCATACAAGAACGAGCGAGCCTTAAAGTTCACCAAATCTTTAGTGTTCGATACACCCAAATCGCTGATTTTGATTGCAGAAAAATCCATGCTCTTCAAAGAAGGCACATCGGTGTTCGCGAACTCCTTGATTTTTTTGTTTGTGTCACGAGTTACGGCAACAGGTCCCTCAATGGCGAAATCTTGGTCTAGTGCATCGTCGAGTTGTCGTTTGGTTATCGGCTTGTTTTTGAACACACTTTCAAGAACATCAGATACATCGTCGGCATCATCGGAAATGGGTTGGAATTCCGTCCCACCCGGTTGAACGGTGACAAGCATGTACGGCTTTCCGCCGTCACGACGAACGAAAAATACTTTCTTCATCTTCTTGATGAACTTTCCGCTAGACGCTCAGCCGCTTCTCGTCCAGCCTCCGCCACTTGGCGTCGCTTCGCGCCCTGCTGTTTGGGTGTCCGTGCTTCTTCGCCAGCCTTTATGAAGGTTTCGTAAATCCATCGACGCACCTGTCGTTCAACGCCATCTTTGCCAATCACTGTCACTAACTCGTTCGGGTTTTTCACATCGCCATATGTTTCTGTGTACTTGAACGCACCGTTACTTCTTTCGGCAAAATCTTTGATGTTTTTACCAACTTCATATTGGTCTGTTTCACCTATCACTTTGTTCAGTTGGCGACCGAACTTCCGTCGTTCACCTACCGTCAGTGCGCGTGGTCGCTCAATCGAAATTACCACACCGTTTGGTGCAACAAATGAAATTCTTTGCATTGATGCGCCGGCAAGCAGGGCGACATCGTCAGGTGCGATATCTTTCGGCACTTGTACCGCTCGGACAAATGCGCCGTCCATCATGTCTTTGTTTCCGCTGAATTGTCTAAGGATTGAGGAAGGAACGATTGGTCGGAAAATTGTTCCATCCCTGCGAATCATTCGGGCATCACCCTGTGGGGACGCCTTCAATGTTGTTATTGATGATGCGACTGATTGTGCAAACTTTTGTTTATTGGGTATGTTGTCGCGAGGAATCTGAGCCATTCGCTGAATTTGCACAGCCCTATCAGGCGACGCGTTGCCTTGAACCACCTGCGAGAGGCTTTCAAGCCTTGCCGACGGAGGGTTCATCGCTCCGCGGATGGCGCGAGCAGCCAACGCGAGCGGACCTGGTATCTCAAACAACTGAGCGCCACATGTAGAAAATGCACTGTCGGTAAAACGACCACCGAATTCAAAACCAGCAGGGCACCTGTATCCACGCTCGCCGGGAAGTTTTCGCCCTCTTCCTCCGCCACCGCCCGGTGTCAAAGCCCGCCAAATAGCAGAACGGACAGGGCTTCGTATCGTGCTGATGTTGCCCGGCGTGATTGCGGAACCGACTGCTTGAAGTGTTCTGCCGAACCCTGTTCTTGAACCGACCAACCCGACCTTTTCGTCGTATGCGAGTATGTCAATGGGTGAAGCGAGTCGCGACTCCAGTTTCCTTAGGTACATCATTGTTTTGAAATTGATTAGGTTTCTGTCGCCGTTCAATGGCGCGTTATAGATGTCGGATTCGTCAAACGAATTGGTTTGTTCAATTTCCGAAAATTTGATGTTGTATTCTCGTTCTATCGGCAACACGGTTCTGCGCATGCTTTTGTGACCGCGCGAAAGACGTACCTGTTTGCGGAGAAGTTGCGCAATTGATGAATTTAAGCCGTTTTGCATCCGTACCCTCGCCGTGATAAGCCACACTGGCTGGCTATTTGATTGTACCTTATTTACAGGTCACGCTAAATGAGCATGATTATGTCTACTGTTTAATTGTTTTTCGCCACTCTTGTATGTTTTCGTCATTGATAATCTTTGGTGGAAGCATCACTTTGGGGCGTACCGTCTGCACAAAATCCCATTCTTGAGGGGTTAGTTTTTCGTCTTTCAGATATATCCGATACCACTCTTCTTGTCCATTTGGGGATACGACAAGCCAGCCGTAACCCACCCAATGAACCTGCTCTACGCTTACTATTTCATCGTTTTTCGTATTTTTTTTCATACGACGGAATCTACGCTTCCTTCTTTTCTTCTGATTGTGGGCATTCGTGATGTGATTTGCTGTATTTTTTGTTGGAGAACAGCCGCAGACGGTGGTTTACCTGAGGGTCTGTCGTCGTAACTCTTGGGGAAAAGACGCCCTAACATTTCCCGAACTTTCGTTACTTGCTCTTGCTCCATGTTGAAACTCGTGAAATTGCGTCCGTATACATCAACGACTCTACCTTCTGCTGTCGCTTCCATGATGTTCGTTTTGCCGTAGTCAGAAGAGACGCCAAGCGCAGCCATAACTTCTTCGTTGGGTACTCCATTTGTCGAAATGGTGGATTCCCTGATACCGAGATAGTCGTTTCTAACTCCAACATATTCTTGGGCAAGCCCTGAAATGAATTGTCCGTTCATGGCATCTTTCACCATCTTCGCGGCACCTTCGTCAGAAAGAACCTCACCCGTATTCGGGTCGACAAGTTCAATATTTTCGGGCAATTCAAGTTTGACGGCTGCTTTGGCTTTTTCGTACACTTCGTCGGTCTGCGCTTGAGTCAATCGTTGAATGGGGATTTGGTTTCCTTGTTCGTCCCTCGGCAAAAATGGAACAATGTTGGGGAATTGCTGTGCCCTCGTGTAATTCTCAACTGCCTCAATCACGGAGACAGTTTGCTTACCTGATTGTATTCCGTTCGCGCCTCCGAAGTGAGAGTACAAATATCCCGTCTTTGCATCATCTGCAGGGGTGCCAGTCTTCATGTTGATTCTCGTCGCATCTTGGGCGACAACAGCCATCAACGAATCAAGCGACTCATTGCTACCCGCCTTATCCAACTGTTCCACCACTTCGTCCCATGTCATTTCTGACGAGAATTCGTATCTGTGGGCGAACATAACCCCAATATACGAATCTTCAAGTCGCGGTCCTTTTGCTCTTACCTGTTGTTCTATCGTTCCTGAGTCTTGCCCGATTTTTATGCCCAACGCTGCGTATTGGTGGTAGAAGTGCTCCGCGTGCGCCGCTTCGTGTATACCCAAACCTATTTGATGGTCGTCTGCACCAGAAAATCTTACGCTGTGATTCAGCCCTTGACCTTTTGGAACAATTCCTTGGATTGCATCTTGGTCAAACATCAATGAATGCGGCAGGAAATTGACCTGAGTCATCATCCCATTCGGGGTGTAGGTTTGGTACGCATATCCAGCCGCCTCTTTCATTGCTGGGAATTTCTTGGAGTATTCATCTCCGTGCAAATCAAGCATGAGCGCACCCCTCATGGCGGGATTATCCGTGAACATCATCTCCACGCCGGTTATCGTCTCCAAGTAGCCCTGCGCGATTGCTTCCCTCACTTGTGCTCTTCCTTCAGGACCTGACTCCGCCAACTTGACTGCATCAAGGATGCTTTGCCCTTTGACCCTAAGAACGTCCACAGCCAATGGGTCTGGATTGTTTATCCCTTGAACAAAACCGTCTGCGACCGTCTTGCCTTCACCGAGCAGGTATTCCACCGAATCGTCCAATTGTTTTGACATCGAACGAGGAAGCACAACTCCCATTTTTTTGGCTAGCCCATCCAACTGCTGACTTGGAGGTAAAGATTTGTCTATTCCATATTTGTCCAACAGGGACGAAACTTTTTGTGCGAGTTCCCCATTGAATCTTTCCGCATCAACAGTGATTGGCATATTGTTCTCGGTGCGCATAGATTTTTCTGGTGCGCTTGGCAAAACCTGAGAAACATCTACTGAACCCATTGCGTTTGGTTCAATAAGGTGTCTCGGTTGTTTCAGTTTCGGTTGCCTTGGTTCAAGCGCATCCGCTGTTTCGGTTGTTGGTGTCCGCTGTTTTCGTGCTCGTCTCCACGCATTGACCGCTTGAACACCGCCCAAGACAAGTCTTTCGGCGGCTATCGGAGCAAGTTTGTCTACAACTTTGTCAAGTTGTTCGCGTTGTTCTTGTGAGATTTTTCCATTGCGTTGCAACCTGTCCAATGCTCTTTCTGCTACTTCTCGTCCGGCAGAACGAACTATGTCGCCCATCGCCAGAATGGTCGCAGACATCGCCCCACTTCCATCATTTTGTTTGTAATCAAGCACATCCAAACTCGCCAAACTTGCCATCGCGGCTACCCGCATCGCACCCTTGACGCCTTTTTTATCCATCGCTTTGCCCGCTGTGCTAAGAAGTGTTCCCATCGCGTTGGCTGCACGGTCTTTAAGTTTTTTGGCTGTTCCCATCCCCGGCACCATGCAGTTCGACATCTGCATGTCTGTGAATTGGTTTGCGTTAGGCGTACCGGGAGGGCATCGCAGTTTGCCGAGGCTGTCTACAATCACACCAGCAGCACGGGCAGCCCTCGCACCAACCGTAACAAGTTCAGGTTTGTCCTTTAACGAAGGTCCAAGGAAACCCTTGAACATCAAAACATTTTCGTCAACGAACGCTACCGATTTGCGGTAGTTCTCTACCCGTCTGTTTGCGTCAAACATGAGAGACGAACTCATCGTCTCTCCGAATCACAATGATTCTGTCTGGTTCTCGGACTCTTCTGAAGTTTCTTTGACAGCGACTTCTTCGACGACAGCGGCTTCTTCCACCACAGCAACATTCTCAGGTTCTGCTGGTGCAACATTTGCCTCTGGTTCCTTCTTCTTGCGTGTCTTCTTCGGAGCCTCAACTTCACGACTCACAACAGGAGTTGGGGTTGGGGCATCACCCTTGGCGAGTCCCCGCCAAGAGCCTGCGTGTTCCGCGCCGGGTTTCCTCATCGTCCATCCACTCCATCTTGCTCGACGGAAAGCATTTCGAACTCCATCAAATCGCCGATGAACTTCTTCGCCTCGTCGTCGCTGAGTGTCTTCTCTTCATTCATCCAGTTCTCGGGAATCATGTCTTCCTTGCCGAGGGCGCGAGCACGCTTCATGATGTGCTTCTTAGCGGCTTCCTTGTCCTTCGCGCGACCGAAAGCCTGAATTGCGTTCTGCAAGTCAGCCTCGTCAACGATTGGGTAAGAACCATCGGGGAGAGCCATGCCTTCCTTGGCAAGTTCATCGCGACGCTCATCGCTGTACATGCGCTTCAACGCAAGGTCAGCAACTTCTGCGTCAATGTCGGCAGCCTCTTCAGGCTCGTACTCGTCATAGCCGAGAACTTCTCCGTCAACACCGACGAACACATCGTATGACTTGCCGTCCACGCCTTCGATTTCGACAGCGTATGCGTCATAGCCTTCGAACATGTCGGCGTCGACAGCGACAACTTCGCCCTCAATCGACTTAACTGCGATGTTGGCGGCATCGTCAAACGAAATGATTTTCTCGCCGGGGATTCCCGCAACTTCACCAATCAGGTCTTCGTTGAGAAGGTGCCAACCCATGCACTCTCCGCTGGTTCCGTCAAAGTACGCCTCAATCGGCTTTCCGTCCTTGCGTTCAATGTCAACGACGAAAATGTCCGACAGGTCTGCGTAGCCAGAATCAAGAATCTTGCCCGAGAACATGTCTTCGGCGATTCCCTCAATCTCGACAAGTGTTGGCATGTCATCATGCGGAGCGCAACCGCCAGGGCAGTTGGCACACGGTGAACTTCCACCGCCGAACACTTTGCGCTCAATGCCACACACGAACGCTTGGTCATCACCTTCGAAAGCGCTCTTCATGCCCATTGAAGCCATACGCTTCTTGCGAGCCTTCTTGCGCTTCTTGAGCATGTCCTCAAGTTCTGTCCACATTTTTTCTTCGTCTTCGTCGTCCATCATGTCGTCGTCCATCATGTCCGAACCTTCGGCACCGTCTTCCTTTTCGGTGTCCTCCATGTCGTCGTCGTCTTCGTCGTCGTCCATCATGTCGGCATCGTCAACCATGTTCTCCATGACTGATGCTGGCTTGACCATAGGCTTTTTGCCTTTTTCTGGCATCTGCTCTTCGTCATCCTCGTCAACGTCCGACGGCAAAGTGTTGCCCATCATCTTGCGAGTCTTCTTCTTCTTCGGGGCGGACACCCACTCGGATGACATTCCGCCGTAACCCTCACCCTTCACAGAGACAGCCTCGGCGCCGCATTTGCCGCAAACTTTCTCGCCCGGCTTGTAGCCGCACTCTTTCAAATCGAGACTCTTTGCACACTTAATGGTGCCGTCTGCGTTCAATCCGACTGTTGGTGTATCTGCCATGTTTTCTGACTCCTTGTATTGCATCGTCTTCACGAGGCAAGACTTTGGACTGGAGCATCCGCTACAAGGAGTCGAGCGTTTTTCGCCCGATACCATGCACTGATACTTTGCTGACTTTTGTGGTAAACCTGTTCTAGAAGTATAACTCATATAAGTATTCGCCTGATGCTACTCATACCAAATCGATGTAATCATATTTCAGACTTCTAATGATTTTAGTCGAATAACCAATGCCTCCGCTGCTTCATCCGAAATCGATGCGATGTCACGGATGAGAACGCCGTCCTCGTTCGCAACTGCCTCAATTCCGTGGTAATCGAAGACGGGGTCAAGAGCCTGTTTCAGATTGTAAACACTTGTGTTTTCGGCTTGGATTAGGTGAGATTTGCTCTCCATATCCTCAGCGCCGCCAGACATCAAGACATCTTGCAGAAGTTGATACGCCTCTTTTAGGCGCTTCATATTTCGACCGTTGAGCACCCGACCAGCCTTGACATCCACATCGTCTTCCAATTCCTTGACCATGTCCGCCAGTGCAGCCGCCAAGGCAGCAATCATTTCTTTGCCACCACCGCCACAGGAGCCACCGCATCCACAGCCACCGCCACCAGAACCCTTAAGCGGAGACTCGACCGTAATCCCGTCTTCATCCTCGCCCTCCATGACCCAATTGTCGTCACCAGTCATGTAAGAGACGAACTCTGGTTCGGAATTCATGAAGTCCCTAAGCGCACCATAAGCCTTCTCGTTGGCGTCATCATCGTCGTCTGTTTCGTAATCGTCCATCGGCTTGAAAGCGAGGCGTTCCGCGACTTCTTCCATCATCATGGCATTTTTTTCCTCTGTGCCCATATCACCGAATTCGTCAATCACATCGTCTATCGTGAACGAGCCGTCATCTTTCTTGCCGGCAAGTCTCGCAAGTCGCTCGTTCCACTGTGAATCACTCCAGATGGAACCGTTCTTGATTCCCTTGAGTTTTTTTCGGCAATTCTTCATACCCGGATGATGGCAACCCTCGTTCGGCCAGAGTCCTGTTGTTTCGTGGTGCAGCCACGCGCAGATGTTGTTCAACGGATACAACTCTGGGTGGTTGGCAAGAATCACTCGACAACGACGGAACCCACCGGGCTTTCGCATAATCGGACGCCAATAGCGAAGAAGTCTTTCTAGGTTGCCTCTTCGCGGACCGTATCCTCTTGTCCGTGCAGTTACTACTTCCTGAGGGATGAGACCGCCGAGCGGGTCAGCCTTTTCTGGCATCTTCGGCTTAACACCTTCGGGTATCTGCGGGTCTTCGTCCATGTTGTATCGGTCTATGTATCGACGCTCTTCATCGGAGCCGGAGGGGACATTGTCGTTGTCCAAGTTCATGTAAACGACTTTTGGCTTTACCCTTGTCGGGTCGCCAAACATGAACTTTCCGTCTTCGTAGTGATAGGAGACTCGAAGGGTCTGCTTCCCTTCATCTCCTTTATGGTCAAAAATTACGCTGTTTGCATCTGATTCCCGCACTCGGACTGCTCCACCGAACTTTTCTGCAAGCGCATAGGCAAGATTTTGCACGCGACCAGCCATCGGATTTTTCGCCGGGATGCCATCGTCGTCGTCTTCGTCGTTATCTTGTTCCCGTTCTTGCATCATCCGCATCATGAGTTCTGCGAGTTTCCGTTTTTTGTACTGCTCCATCGCTCGAGCGCGAAGCATTTGCAAAGCCATCGGGTTTTGTGGTTTCGGACCGAACGCAAGAATCGCCCGCTTGACATGCATTTTTTCTTCTGCTTTTATTTCGCTGTCATTTTCGTACTGTTCCAAAGCCTTGCTTTGAAGTTCTTCGAAGTCGGCGTCATCCTTCTTTTTCTTTTTGGAGTTTTCATATCTTTCCAAAAGGCGACGACCCTTTGCTGCTAGAGCAGCGGCATCTGACCTGTCCTGCGGAACGGGTTCACCCCACGCTGCTGCTGACAAAGCCAATCTGGTTGGTTTTCCATTTTCGTCCTTCATCGGTCCTGATGGATTCGTGAAGAATCTTGTCAGGAACGAACCCTTGCGTCTCATTTTTTCGGGGGTGTCCGCGCGTCCCTTGACACCCGGTTTAAGATTTGAACCTTCTGTTCGGTTGAAATGGCGCCGTCCGGCGGCGGTCAAACCGCCCTTGGGGTCTTTCAACGGTTGGTCAGCCTTAATGCTGATGGTTCCAGTCAACTGATTGGCGCCATGTAAAACAGGTGAAACCTCGTACAACTCAACTTGCTTCAACACATTTGCGTTTTTTGATGGGTCAAAGTCGGCATCAAGCGTCTTGTAGCCAATCGACCACTCCTGCTCTTCCCCGAAGAAGGCGACATCGGCGAAAGCCTGACGCCCGCGCTCCGATTTCAGGTTGAACTGCACACGGGCATACAAACCACCGATTCCCGCATTCTTCATTTTCGCGGGAAGACGCGGGTCGGTTCTCGGAACTTCGTAGATTTCCAAGACTTTTCCGATTGGCTCGTTCCAGTTGTGACCCCACACAACGCGAGGCTTTCGTCGCTTTAGGCTTCCGTTGAACGCCCCCGAGACGATGATGTCGCCGACAGAGTCCTTGTTTCCGATTCCTGCGACGAATGCTTCGATGATGCCTTGTGCTTCATCAATATTGAACTGACCTTGGGACGCCTTATATTCGGTGAGGCTTTCCTGTTGTGTGCTTATTGTGTCCGACATAGGTACTACCACAATAAACTATTTGACTGTTCAAAAATGCAACACTTTCAGTAAAGTGCCACACAGTTTACTGAAACTAATCGAACCTCAGTCTGAGGCGGCATCGACAGTTGTAGGTGAGCGACGGTGGGGCGAGCGGGTCGCCGGGGAACCTCAGAATCATGTTGTTCACAACAAAACCCTCACCAAAGTCGACGGTCTTACCTTCCAAGAACTGATGGGTGGCACGAACATTGGGGTCTTTGCGTGTCAACCATGTCTTGGAGAGACCGCCAGCGTCTTTACCTGAAAGGAAAACACCAGCATTATAGGCAGTCTGAGCCTCATGCTCAGCCATTGCACGCTTGCGCTTACGGAGCAGATTAATGAAAATGGCGACAAGGGCAAGCCTCAGGAGAGCGGACTTATCGTCGTCGTCCCCACCAGCAAGAGCAACAAGAACGGCAGAAACAATTTCCTCGAATGTTGACTGATTCGCCTGTTGCATTCGCGCAATCTGTTCCTGCGCCATCTTCTCGAGTTCTTCTTCGTCTAGTTCCGCAGGCATATTGGAGCGCGTAGAAACATATTCCTTCGCCTCGTTGCAAATTGCGACAATCACTGGCTTGATGTCGTCGTTCATTTGCTTATCCCAAACATCTTTGTCGAAAATCATCTCGGCAGTGAGCGTCCCATTTTGAATTGCTTTCAACGCTTTTTTGCCGTTTGCCTTCTCCATGACAACACGCTGTTGTCTTTCGAACAAGCGTTCAAGGCTTCTGTCCAAAATTTCTGTCCATCTGTCAGTGTCGGCATCAGCCTTGCTTTCCAACTGCTCAATGAACTTGCTGTGAATATCGTTCTGTAAAGATTCAAATTCGCTGAGTTGTTCTGCTGGCGCCATCGCAGTGTTTTCTGGTGAAACTTCTCCGCCCGCTGGTTCAGGTGCCGGTATGGGTGCGGGGGGCGCTGGCTGTGGCATCGCGGGCGCGCCTTCCATGGGAGGCATTCCCCCTGCGGGTGCTCCCTGCTCTGCTCCGACCATGTCAACTGGTTGTTGCTGTTCTGGCTTGAACGGCTTTTCCGTGTTGGCAATCGGGGTGAGGTTCGGGTTGGACAACAGTGAGTCAGCGAGTTCTGACTCAACTTTTTTCTTGCCTGTCGCATCTCGGTATTCGTTGAGCGAAATCAAACCCTGTTGGAACTCGTCCATGTGGTATCGCTCGCGTTCTTGTTTGGCGAGAATCAAAATGGGGATATCTGAAGTGTCAAAGTCGACATAATATTTGTCGTCGAGTTCGTCGAGGGCGCGAGCAAGAGTGTGCAGATGGGGAACCATTGTTTCCATCCAGAAAACTCTTAACTCTTCTGATGCGTTGCTAAATGTTCTGCCCGCGGCATTTCCTATGACTGACTCTGGAACGCCGAATGCCGAAAGGATTTCTTCTTTCTGTATTTGGCGCATTTGCGTATATGCGGCATCACGCGGTGACGCTGACGTGTCGACATAATCAACGCCATCGCTAGATGCGATAACGGTTGTCGCCCCCGTCTTTGTGATGTTTCCACGGAATCTAGAGCGCAACTCCGCCTTGTCGTCTTCCTCCATGTCCCCTCGGACGACAAGCAAACCGCCAGGTCTTCCATCGTTGAGCATGTAGTTGCGGTTGTACATCTTGGAAAGGTTTTCCAACTCAATTGCGATTCCCGCTGCTTCCATTGGTGTGATTGAGAGATACGGGTCTAATGGGTGTGGTCTGCGAATCCAGCACACATCTTCTGGCTTGAGGCGAACTTTTGTTCCGTTGTGCATGTCAACTTCGAATCCCGAAACAAACTTTCTTGCATCGGGTATTGGTGCGGTGTGTTGCGGAGGGAGAAGATGCAGGGCAATCAAGCGTCCGTCGTTGCCTCGAATCTTTTCGATGAAGACTCCGCGGCTGCTCATCAGTAGTTGAGCCGAAAGTCTGTAGCGGAAAATGAACGAGTTTTCCCCCATGTTGGATTTGCTGTTGAGCAATTCCATGATTGGTCTGTCTGCTTTTACCCGCTCGCCTCTTTGGTCATTGTTTTTTCGCAACATGATGGGCAGGCGTGATTGGTTGCCGGCAATCGCATCAATGCATCGGAACACCCAAGTAACTTTTTGGTGTCCTTCTCGGTATGCGCGTTCAATATCCCAACCGTCTCGGTATGGGCGTCCGACTTTGCCCATGTCGTAGACGACGGGCGCGCCAGGGTTCAGCACTTTTTCTTCTTGCGAGTTCGCAAGATTTTTATTATTCGTGTTGTTCCAAGCCATTATTCAGACCCCAACAGGAACCCGTAAACGCCGCAGGTGACCCCACCGACTATGAATCCCGCCGGAAGCATTATCATTCCCGCACCAATCGTTGTTCCTACTATGAATAAAACCATCAGAGTGTTTGCCGCGGATGTACGAGTGGTGAGTTTGCGAAAATAGTTGATTTTGTCCATTCCGCCCGTCACCTTAGCAAAAACGTATGTGCTTCCATAGTACAGTACAGGTGCTTCTTAAACAGATTATGGAAAACCATGCCTGACTGGAAATCTATTTACGATTACCTGATGCCGAAGGAGCCTTTGTTTTGCCCTGAGCAGCCTTCCGTTACCCAACTTGTTTTTCTGCGAACATACGCTTTGGAGGCTCTGTTCGGTGGGGCTGCGGGTGGAGGTAAATCTTCGGCTCTTTTGATGTCCGCTTTGCAGTATGTGGATGTTCCTAACTATTCGGCGATTCTTTTCAGAAAAACCTATGCCGACCTATCTTTGCCGGGAGCGCTTATGGACCGCTTCCGTACTTGGATTTCCAACTATGACGATGTTCATTGGAACGCCAACAGTTATGTGGCGACTTTCCCGTCTGGTGCGAGAATCTCGTTCGGCTATCTAAATAATACGAACGACTACCTTCGATACAAAGGTTCGGAGTTTCAGTTCATTGGCATGGACGAAGTGACCGAAATCAGGGAGTCGGATTACCGCTATCTGTTTTCCCGTTTGCGTCGACCCGCTTCTGGTCCGCTTTCTGAGGTTCCTTTAAGAATGAGGGCGGCTTCCAACCCCGCACCCAATTGGGTTAGGCAGAGGTTCATTGTCGAGGGCAAGGAAGAAAACCGTATTTTTGTGCCTTCGTTCCTGACGGATAACCCCGGAATCGACGCGGATTCCTATCGTCAAGCGCTTGCGTCCCTAGACCCTATTGAGCGCCGACGGCTGGAAAGTGGCGATTGGTGGGCTACAACGCTAGGAACCATGTTTGATAGAACCAATTTTCCTATTATTGACTACACAGAACTCCCAAATCCATCAAGTTCTAGTCGTTTCGTCAGATATTGGGACTTGGCTGCCACCGAACCCCACCCAGGGAACCCCGACCCCGACTGGACGGTAGGAACATTAATGATGTTCGAGGCGGGAATTGCCTATGTGATTGATGTCCGCAAAATACGGGCAAAAGGGGAAAAGGTGGAGGCTTTTGTGGCTCAGACAGCCAGAGAAGACGGGGCAAATGTAGCCATCCGCATGGAACAGGAACCGGGTTCGTCAGGCAAGGCACTCATTGACCAATACGCGCGCTATGTCGTCCCCGGCTACGACCTTATGGGCGAACGACCCACGGGGGACAAAGTCACAAGAGCGAGACCGTTCGCTGCTGCGGTAGCCAACGGCAATGTGCGCCTTGTACGCGGTGCTTGGCTCACCGATTGGCTTGATGAGTTTTCTTCTTTCCCCGAGGCTTGCAACCATGATGACCAAGTCGACTCTGCGGTTGGGGCATTCGTGTTTCTTACGGGTTTGGGGTTGCCACAGAGGAAACCTGTCACTATCATCGTCTAGTGGAGGTTATACCACTATGACAACAACAGCAACAAAGACCCTCAAGCGTCCCACAAAGACCGAACTACGGAAGGCTTCCGACAACAGTCGCGAAGTGTTTTCTTCTTGGGTGAAAAACAGCCGTGTTAAGGCGAAGTTGAGCCAAGAGGCTCTTGCCGAATATGCAGGCGTAGACCGCAAGACCATCAACCGCATCGAGAACGGACATTTCTCTCCGTCGCTTGACACGATGACCCGTCTTTCGGTAGTGTTGCGCACCAATATCCCGCGCATCTAAGACACAGGAAACACTCATGTCAAACCAAAACGAAAAGTGGGCAGACTCGCCTACCCTCGGCTCTCTCATGGCGTTGCGCAAGCAACTGATTGAAGTTCAGGCGACGCTCAAAAACATTGCCGAAAGCGAGAGCACACAAGACCGCATTGATGCACTCGTTTTGATGCACACCATCAAGGCTGAAATTGGTGTGATGTATTCGGACTATTCGGGAATGGTCATCGACTCTCTTCCCGATATCCCGTTCTCTGCTTCCAACGGTCAATCCATTGAGAAGAAAACGGGTGCGGACAGGAAAACTTGGCAACACGAAAACCTGACTCGTGAGGTTTTGCGCAGATTGAACCAAATGTCCGTCGACATGGACACGGGCGAGGTTGTTATGACATCCGAGCAAATCGCGTTGAAATTGCTCGACTATGTACAGCCTTCGTATTGGCGCGTCAAGGAACTTTCAAAAATCGGCATAAACGCCGACCAATACTGTGAAATCGGCGAAGCCAAAACAAATCTCATCGTCCACAAGGAGGCGTAAGATGTCAGTAATCAACGAAACAGGAGAACACACAGTGACCGAACAAACACCAAAGGTAGACATCTACAAAGACCTTTCCGAACCATTCGCACAGGAGATGGAACGGAAAATCAACAAAGGTGGTGTCAACCTCACCTACATTCCAGTAAGCGAAGTAATCAACCGACTCAACAAGGTGCTAGGTGTTGACAATTGGTCGATGACTGTTGTCAAGTGCGAACGCGACCAACACGACCCCGATTTTGTCATCGCCCATGTCCGCCTTGAGTACAACATCACCGAGTTCAGTTCGGTTATCCGCGACGGTATCGGCGGTCAAAAAATTAAGCGCACGAAGCAGGGTCAAATTCTTGACCTTGGCGATGAGTTCAAGGGTGCTATTTCTGATGCGCTCAAGAAAGCGGCGCAGGCATTGGGAGTGGGCTTGTATCTTGCTCGTAGCGAAGACGCGATGGAAGTTGAAGAAATGATTGACATCAGCAAGCAGGTGGCACCGACACAACAGACCGTTGTCAACAGTCTCTACGATGAGGTCAAGTCGCTTTTTGATTCCTTGAGCGACGACGGTAAAAAGGCTGTGAAAGCGTATTGGGCTGAACACAGCAACGGTGTGCAGAAGCCCTTGTCGAAGATGAATGACGAAGAGTTGAACCTGATTCGTGCGGAAGTTGTGCGTCTCAGTTTCGGCGGAACATTCACGAACTGATTCATCTTGCTTGTAGCACCCGATTATCTTTCCGCGAGTTCAATCGCCACATTTCATCAGTGTCCGCTCAAATACAAGTATTCGCGGATAGACAATCTCAAGGAACCGCCGACGCAGGAAACCTTGCTCGGGAATTTCGTGCATGAGATTCTTGAGGTCTTCTACAAGTTGGAACCATCCGAGAGAACTATTCAGAATGCTCGGTTTATCGCCTCGAATGTTTGGAACCAATACAAAGACCCTGCGGAACACTTAACCAAAACGGAGCAGGGGGCAAGGGATTTTCGTTGGCGGGCATGGTTTTGTGTGGAAAATCTGTGGAAGGTAGAAAACCCTGAACTTGTTGTTCTCAACGGAGTGGAAACAGAATTTGTTGGAGATGTCGACGGGGTGCGCGTCAAGGGCATTATCGACCGTTGGGTTGTTGATGAAGAGGATTTGATTCAGGTCAGCGACTACAAGACTGGCAAAGTTCCTCGCAAAGAGTGGCGAGACGACAAATTCGACCAACTTGTCATTTACGGAATCTTGGCTGGTGACGCAAGTAACAAAAATATTGGTTCGCTCAATTTGATTTATCTGAAAGAAGGGGTTAAGTTGACATTCTCCCCTACGGAGGAACGCATAAGCAAGGTAAAAGAGCACATAGTGAAAACACGCAAAATGATTGACGAACGGTGCGAATCGGAGGAATTCGAGTACCGCACTAGCAATCTTTGCGGTTGGTGTCACTTTAAAACTATTTGCCCTGCTTGGGCGCGATAAACACACAACAAAATAGGAGTTAATGTGTATAGAGAAGATACGAAATACCATGACGGATACTTCAAGGAAAAGAACAATCGTGATGTTATTGTCAGGGAAAACATGAACGACGAAGATTTTGCGCAACTTGTTGCTTTGGATGTCAAGAAACGAGCAAGCCAGGATGGTGCCGCTTTTCTGCGTCGCGAAGACAATCTCGGTCGTTGGCGTGACGCGCTTTCGTCGCTGTTGCTTAATCTGACCCGACAGGTTGAGCGGTTCGACGACCAAATCAATGAATGCGTTGACAGGTACTCGAATCTTGGGCGCGAAGGTCTACTTCACATAGAAGAAGTGACATCAAATCTTGAGGCAAAGAAACGCAAGGTTATTTCATTCCGTTTCCATGTCGAAAAGCGGTTTGATGAGGTTTCAAAGATGGCTCTCATCGCCGATGGTGAGGCTTCCCCGAATGGGACGATAGTTGACTTTTACCGTCGCGCGATTGAACGACATCGCGAACTCATGCGCGAGTACGAGTTTGAGCCGACGCGACTAGATGAAGCATTGTGGGCTTCCCTTGACGGAAGATGGGAATTCGACGAAGCATGTCACGACATTGACAAGGACGACGAATACATTTCTGGCGGTAACTAGTGGACAAAAAGCAATTAGCCGAAGTGGTAGAGGTTGTTTATGCCATGTGGAATAAGGAACTTCCTGTCGGGATAGAGTCTCGCAAGTCCACATTTCGCGCTTGGAATATCATCCTCTCGGAGTACAGCGACGACGACATTATCGCTGCTGCGAAGAGACTCGCCGAGCGGGAACAGTTCTTGCCGACACCGGGGATGCTCGTGACCGAACACAGGCAATTCACCAGCAAGGAGCCGACACCTCATCAGGCTTGGAGTCACTACACGCAGATACGCGATGCGGTCAATTCGGGTACGACCCAATATCAGCCCCCTCACCCCAAACTGCAAAAAACGATTCAGCAGGTTGGTTTGAATTTGCACACGAATGACGACAGAAAACATTTCATAGAGATTTACACGACGACAAAGTAGTCGCCGATTGGTGTAGTATCACCAAGTGCCTCGCCAACGAATGTTTCTGGATATTTCATGCGTTGATGCAGCGCGTCAACGAATCCGTCATGTGTACGACACTTTCGATACGGTATGCCTGCAGTTCAGCGGAGGTAAGGACTCAACAGCGATTCTTTATCTTGCGAAGGAAATCCATGAAGAACGCGGGCTAGGACCTGTAAAAGTCATTTTTCGTGACGAAGAGATGGTTAGTCCGTCGGTTATCGATTTTGTCACCAAGGTAAAAAACTACACGTGGGTTGATATGGAGTGGTACTGCCTCCCATCTTCACAGGAGGTTTGGGTTTTGGGTAGGCGTGAATACTTGATGTTGTGGTCAGAGCAAAGAAAGCAAGAAGGTCGACTAGTCAGAGATATGCCCCCTTGGGCTATTCGTGCCGAACATTTCGGGTTAGACCCGAACAAGCCAACCCCCAAAATCGTTGACTATTACACGATGCAAGGCAAAACAGGCAGGGTTGCCTTCATCACAGGCGTTAGAGCGAACGAATCAATGGTCAGATATAGGTCATGCGTTCAAAAGTTGCATGAGAACTACATCGTTTCCCCATTTCTTTTGCCTAAATCCATTCCGCTTAAATTCGCAAAAATAATCTACGACTGGCGAACAGAAGATGTCATGAAATTCATCGTCGATGAGCATGGGGCAGAATACTGCGCCTACTACGACTATGCACATTTAACGAGGAGTAACTCGCGTGTCGGCATCCCACTCCACTCTGTCGCATCGCGAAGAATTGGTGATGTTGTTGCCACGGAACCTGATTTCTTCGATGAACTTGTCAGGTGTTTCCCGCAGATAGATGCGCAGAGAAGATACTGGCAATTCTTCGATATAGAAGGACTCATTTCTTATTATGCATCTCAAGGATGGGACGGCGTGAAGATGTGCATTGATGACAACATGCTTTCCGACGGTATCCACAAAGAGGCTATGAAGTTCGCTGCTTTGTTCAGAAAAAAGCGTGCCGTAGACCCGTTCGGGTTTCCGTTCGAGTATTTGATTCGTACACTTTTGTTGAACGAGTTTCATCAATCAACGCCAACACCTGTCGGTCCGAAAACTCGGGCGCACACAATGAGAATGAAAGCATTAGAGGAAGGAAACGATTACTAGTGCAAATTCATACAGTTCCATCTTCTTCCATAAAACCACCTTCATGGAAAGCGACATATATCCTGCGCCCTGACGTGGTGTTGTTGCGCACTTCTTTGATTGAGTCTGGATGGCTACAGCCGATTGTTGTCAGACTTGAAGACCAGACGATTATTGACGGAACCACCCGATGGCACATTGCTTCCACTGAAGAGCGATTCGTGAAGAGGCACGGCTCTTCTGTTCCTGTTTTGTATCACGATGTGGACGAAATAGACGCAATGATTTTGCATATCCGTTTGAATAGGGCTAGGGGCGCAACCCATCCTGTTCTTTTGAGCAGGGCTGTAAAAAGGATACTCAATTCCAATAAATATGGTGACGACGAACTTGCGACCATACTGTCAATGTCGGATGACGAAATAGAACTTTTGGCTACTGGGGATTTGCTGAAGCGAAAAGATTTAGAGAAATATGAGTATTCCCGTGCCTGGGTCCCAGTGGAAGTTCCCAAGGTTACGGAAGTTGAATCTTCGATTATTGAGCGACCGCCAAATCCTGATAGGTAGTGATTTCACAGCCATAATTAGTGTGGTAAAGTCTGAGTGTACTTTTTGGAGGGATATGCCACGCCCAAGGTCACCTTTTACCGAAGATATTGAGTTCAGAACCGGTCTAGACAGACGAGGCAATGTTGTTCGCCGCGGTCGTTTTGTGCGTCGTCCTCGTCGTGTCGGTGGGCGAACAGTTCCCGGTAATGCTCGCTACTATCGTCGCCGTCAGCAGGAACTTCTTGCTGGTCGTCGAGCAGCGCAAAGAGCGGCATCCGGAAGAGACAGAACTAGAGCAGTTGGTCGTAGGGCAGGCAGGGCTGCTGGCAACGCAAGGGCAGCCGGCGGTGGTAGACCTGCGCGTCAAGTAGCAAGCCGTTCATCGGGTAGACGAGTTGGGAGAATCCGAAGGGGTTTGGCGCGAGCAGCGAGAGCAGCCGCAAACCTTTTGGAGCGTCGCCGTTCCCGTAGACGATAACACGGGAGGTTGAACCGTGCTCGTAACGGTAACTGAACTTCAAAACTACATGGATATTCGTTTCTCCAATAGGCAGGAGCAGGCTGCCGAATACGTTCTTGAGGGCTTGCAAAGCGAACTTGAGTCGTACTTGGGCAGACCCGTAGAAGTTCAAACTTTCACTGAAGAGCATGTGATGGAACATAACCACTCTGGTCTTCCGCTCACATCGTTTCTCTACGATTGGGACGATGCAGGCGATGACGGCGCAACAAGAGAAATCGGCTTAATCGCGGCTCCGCCTCCAACCATTTATCTTGAAAACTCGCCAGTTGTTTCAGTTGCTTCTGTGAACATTTATAGACCGCAAGAACCCACTGTTGCGCATCTGCAAGTCGAGGGGCGCGACTACATCGTACGCAAATACGGATTGGACTTGTACACATCTTTTGCTAACGACAGAATCGTTATTGAATACGACGCTGGTCTTGCTGGCGAAAACATCAAAATGTTCAAACTCACCATTCTTCGCGCCGCAACACGGGAAATGCAGAACATGCACGATGACGTTGTTGGTATCAAGGACTTGGAGACTAGAAATGTTGCTCCGCTAGAAACTGGATTCATGGAAAAGGAACTTGCTTCGCTGAAGCGTTGGCGAAGAGTGAGAATTTAATGCCTGTCCAAATGAGAATTCGCGTCGATGACGACGATGCTCAGCGTCTGCTCGAAGGCATGAGTGACAGAATGCGAAACTTCAAACCTGTTTTCAAGTGGGCTAAACGAGAACTAGGTTTAATGAACGGAAATAATTTTGCCACAAATGGCTTGCCCGTCGGTGGTTGGGCGCCTCTGAACTCGCGATATGCGGCATGGAAGGCAGAAGGTGGTGGTGTCGGGGTTAGTGGCAGAGGTGCAAGGGGAACTGCTGGTGCTGGCGCAATGCTTGTCCTCACGAAACGATTGTTTAATTCTTTGCGCAACTTGGATGGTCCTGCAAACAAAATTAATGACATGAGCGCAGAATTCGGCACCCATATTGAGTACGCAAAGTTCCATCAATATGGAACAAGCAAAATGCCGAAACGACAAATCGTCTATGAGCCTGCCGGCTTTTCGGCGATGCTCGCGGTTCTTTGTGCACGCCATGTTGTCGAAGGTCGTATCGGCGTGGCTGCTGGACAACTGCTACCGGAGTCATAATGAGTTACGGTGAGTTGATGCAGGGCGCCCAATTCGCGAAGTACTACGTCAACAATTATCTGTCTTCTGATTTTCCGAATAGGTTAATCAAGTACAGAAGTGGATGGAACCTCGACGATAGGGAACTTCCGACACCCGAGTTGTACCTAACCTATGAGCCGATAGCCCTTGACCACTGGCCGACTCTGATTACGGTTGTTATTTCCACAAACCGATTTGACAGATTGATGATGGGTGCGGAGGGTGACCCCATGTATCGGGTGAATTACACGATGCGAACTTATGTTTGGACGAAAACCGAAGGTTCTGAGCAGGTTACTTTGATGCGTGACCGTCTCACAACTGTTCTTCGCTCGGCATTGCTTGACAGACCTTCCCTGAATAGGCATGATGAAACATATGGTTGTGATGTCAATTTGGATGAATCAACATTGACTGAAGAGTTTTCTGATTTGACCTTGATAAAAGGTGACAGAGTTCTTGCGGGTGCTTATTTGGGGTATAATCTAACTATTAACGAAATTATATACAGAGACCAAGTCGGTTCTCATTTGAGCACCGACCTAGATACCTTCAATTTACGTGAGGCTTAAGCATGAAGATTAACCTAGACCCAACATTTGCTGGCGCATCGGGGATGCTCAAAGTTTGGAATGCCACAGGTGGAGCGCTTCAGGTAACGGATGAAGGTCACCTATTGGACAGCCACCAAACTGCATGGGTAAAGGAAAGCCCTGTTTTGGTGTCTTTGCTTGACGAAGGTTTCTTGACTGTGGTTGGTGAACCCGCAAAAAAAGTTTCAAAATCGAAGGCGAAGCAAGAAGAACCAGCACCCATCGAACCATCGGTGGAAGAAAGCGTTCCTGTTGCCCCGGCTGAAGAGTCAGAGCCTTCGTCCAATGAAGAACCCACAGATATTTAAGCGAGTTTCATTTTTGCGCAACTCACCTAATGTATACTCGCTAATAGCAATATTTCCTGAGTTGCACTAAACGACGGAGGACACCGGATGCCCGGAGTAACGATTTCAACAGCAGTTCGCACAGGCGCCGTCAATGCCGGTGCAGCACCAGCACAAACCTTCTTCGTCGTCGGTCAGACAGCACGAGGAATCGACGGAGAGGCAGTGCTTGTCACTTCGCTTGAGGACTTTGAGACGAAGTTCGGTGGACATGTTTCTGGGCACTACACTTGGTACACGCTGAAGACCTTCTTCGAGGAAGGCGGAGTTCAGGCGTATGTTGCGCGGGCAACCGCCTCGGCAGCAGTTGCCGCAAGTGTCGATTTGGATGCTCCTTCGAGTGCTCCCGGAATCACTCTTACTGCTGTCGGTGCAGGCACTTGGGGAAACAGTCTTGAAGCGACTGTCGTCAACAACACAATCAACTTTGATTTGACTGTTACATATGCGGACGCCGAGGTTTTCAGCGGTTTCGGATTTACGAGCCTTGACGAGGCGATTACTGCAATCAACTTCTCCTCAACTGCCGCCAACTATTTCTCTGCTTCACTCACATCTGGTGCAAGTGGTTCGAGCCTTTTGGTCGCCGTTTCGGAGTCGGCTTTCACTAGTGGCACAGACGGTGCTATCGCAAAAACCGATTACACTGCAGCGCTCTCGCTGTTCACGACTGAACTCGGTTCTGGTGCGGTGTCCATCCCCGGTGTCGCAACCGGCTCGAGCGATGCCGCTGTTTATGATGCGATGCGCACGCACGCCTATCAAAACAACCGAATTGCAATCTGTTCGTTTGCTTCGACTGCGACGCTTTCACAGGCTCGCGCCGCGTCAACGGGGTACACGGGTACGGAGTACCACGAGTACATGGCTTTCTATCATCCTTGGGTGCAGATTCCCAACGGTTCTGTCACTGTGAACATTCCGCCCGACGGTTTCGTTGCGGCTGTTCGCTCCAAGACGCACAACGCGGCAGGTCCGTGGAAGGCTTACGCAGGAGTTGCGTCCGAGGCTTCCTTCGTCAGCGGTCTAGCCCTTACGGTGAGCCGTTCTGATGCAGACGGAATGGAAGGCGACAGGGTCAACCCGCTTCGCCTTGTTAACGGTCGTGTGAGAATCTACGGTGCGCGTTCGCACTCGACGCTCACTCAGCAGTGGCGTTTCATCAATGCCCGCGATGTCATCAACTACATCGTCGTGCAGGCTGAGAACGCACTCGATGACCTCGTCTTCTCCACGATTGACGGTCGCTCAGTGGTGTTCGCTAACATCATCAACGCCCTCCAAGGCATCCTTGAGCCGATTCGTATCGCTGGTGGTTTCTATGAGGGCTTCGATGCCCTCGGCAAGAGACTTGACTACGGCTACACAATCAAGTGCGACGCGGCTTTGAACCCCGCAAGCCAACTTGAGACGGGAACCGTGAAGGCTCGCGTCGGTGTCCGAGTCTCCAGCATCGGAGACAAGATTGAAGTTGACCTTATCAAGTCCAACCTGACCACAGCACTCGAATAACGGAGGAATAAATGGCGCGTCCGACTCTCTTCAAGAATCTTGCGACTCAGCGACAGATTGTCGCGAAGATTTCGCCGGTTCAGGGTGCAAATCTTCCCACCTTTCCTGACTACTTTACGCAGGTCAGCGGTGGCGAAATCACTGCGGCTGTGGAAAAGGTTTATCACGGTGGTGACCTGTTCCCCGAGACGCTGTGTGCACCTGCCGAAATTGGCGATGTGACGGTCACGGGCTATGTTTCGCAAGACGCGGCGTTCCTCAACAAGTTGCAGGATTTGCGTCAGTTGGTTGGTCGCGCCCGCTACAACATCGACATCCATGTCTTTGACTGTGATATTGCGGTGCCGGGTGCCGACAGGCAGTACACGCAGGCTCTCTTGGTCGGTTTGACCGAGCCTGATGGTGACGCCACCTCGGGAACCCCTGCCACCTTCGCGATGACTTTCAGCATTTCGACGGTTTCGGTTGGAACCAACCCGTCTGGTACAGCCTGATTCTTGCTTGAGGTAGTTGCATTTCGCGGCTATGCCGTGGTGCTAGTGTCTGCCGTATGAGCAACTTCACTTTTTCGTCTTCTGACGACACACCAAATACCGCTAGCGAACCGACTGTTCTTGGTCAGTTGCGCAGCATCATCACACAGAAGGTTACCCGTCCTGATATTTATGTTCAGGTTCCTGAGCGACCGGGGGTAATGGTCAGAGTTTCGCCGAACATCACGCAGAATCAGATGCGTGCATGGCGCAAGAACGCAGGCGAAGAGACCAAGAAGGGCATGGACACCCTCAAGTTTTCGTGTCAGTTGATTGCCGCTACTTGCACGGGCATCGTTGTGAACGACGAAGTCGTTACTGATGACAAGGGTGTTGAGTTGACTTTTGCGTCTCCTGAAATTATGGAGATGACGGGGACTACTCGTCCGCATCCTGACTGTGTTCACGCCTTTTTCGGTTTGGAGCCTCACATTGAGGCTGCTGCTGTCGCGATTATTGAGGCTGCAGGTTATGGTGACAATGTTGAGGCACTGGACCCTACGAAGACGCGTTCGTCGAACTAGTCAATGACGGACGCGTCGCCACAGCGGCGCGGCTAGGCGAACTTTGGGGCACTGACCCTATTGCATTGCTTGACTGCACGGAAGAGGAATGGCTGATTCGTCTCGCCTGTGCTAAAGTTGTAGAGCAGGATAGAGAAAAACAGGAAGCGGAAGAAAAGCGCCGTAGTCGCTGATTTCGCTGGAGCGCTCATATCCGACCTAGCCAAGAGGTTCGGAAATGCCAGCAGCAGAGCGCGTAGTAATAACAATTGATGTTGATGCGGATACGGCGCAGATTGAGGCTATGCGCCGAGCCTTGCGACGTTTGGCTGGTGATGTTGAAGAACTGAATGATGAGACTGAGCGTCTTCATGAAAGCACGAGACGCGTTCGGGAAGAAAACACCCGTACCACCCGAGACCAAGACCGTCTCGGTAACGCAATGCGCAGGGCTGGAAACTCATCAAGGCTTTTGAGGGGTCGTTATGCGGGTTTGTTGAAACAGACTTTTGCTTTCCGTCAAGATATGGGGAAACTGATTGGCGCGTTTGGTGGGATGATAAGCCTTGTCAACAAACTTGCCTTGATTGAGTTGCCTCTTCTTGCTGGCGGTATGGCTCTCATTACCGCTTTGTTTAAGTCTGGCACAGGCTTCGTAAAACTGTATCGCGCGGCGATGAGCAGTCTTGCCTATGGTTTTGCTGCTGCTTCTGTCGCGCTAACCACATTTATTGCTGCTCAGCGTGAATTCCAAGCCGCACAGGTCGCTCCGATGTATGCGGAAGGGAGCATGAACACCTCTGACCGTTTGACGGCAGCATCGCAAGCAATGGATATGTTTGTTAACAGGTCTTCGCTCGCAGTTGCTGGCGCAAAGTCTTTGCAGTCTGCGTTCACAACTTTGAGCAAGCAGGCTCCCGTTACGGGGCAAACTGTCGCTGCGTTTGAGGGGTTGATGAACATCGTCACAGGAAGTGGTGGCGACATTGGCAAGAACACTGAGAAACTTGCAGAGTTTTTTGCCAAGGTTCAAAAGAGCGGTCTTGGTGGTGCGGGCGAGGAGGCTAAGGCACTCGGTCCTGACTTTGAGAAAATTATCAAAGAGGCTAAAGCGCTCGGCATTAAGACTCAGGAGGAGTTCTTTAAAGCAGCCGCGGAAGGAAATCTTGGTGAGACTTTCCAAAAGAAATATGCGGGTCAGTTGGATTTGTTGAATAACACGCTTATTGGTCGGTTCAAGACGACGATGGCTGATATTAAGGCGTTGTTGCAAGATTTGGGTCAAGAATTTCTTGGTCCTGCTGGTGATGCGGTTGAGAGAATTGGCACGACTCTGAAAGTTACGATTCTCAGGCTTTCACCTGTTTTGAGACAATTTGGTGCCAACAAGTTTTTTAGAGATGCAGAATCTTTCGTTCAAAAGGCGAGTGATTTGCTGGTCAATTTGGTGAACAAGTACATCAATACGACGCCAACTTTCTTCCAGCAAATAAAGTCGATTTTTGACAAAATCAGTGGTGGTTTTGAAAAAATGCAGGACTGGGCGCGACAATTTGTTCCCGCTGGTCAAATGCTGATTGATAAATTTTTCGGACCTTTATTTGAAGGTTTGATGGACAAGTTCGGTGGCGGAATGAACTTTTTGTCCGACTTGGTTTTGAAAAATGGTGACAGAATCGAGCAGTTCGCCGACACCATGGTCAAGTTCATAGGCGCTATTGGTGACTATGCGAACATGTTAAAACGCGCTTTTGTTGACGCCTTGCCCGCATTGGATGCAATGGTCAAGGGCGCAACAAAGGTCTTTGAGATTTTCACCAAGATTATGAACCGCATCATGGATTTGGGTGGTAAAGGGGGAACTCTGGTTAAAGCCGTTACCGCTATTTTGGCTATCTATGCGTCTCTAACAATATTTTCAAGATTTTTTAAAGTTTTCGGAAGCATGTTCGGAAAAGATATGGCTATCCGCGCCAACAATGTTTATGTCAACGGCGCACCCGTTGGGGGAGGTGTAATTCCTGGCTCTGGTGGCACTCCCACTAACTTCCCTGGTGGGGCGGGATATAGAGGAACGCGATACCAGAGAATGCAGAGTTCTTTCCGTTCTGGATACGGAAAATTGAAGGCAAGTCCTATTTTGCCTGCTCTACTAGCAGCGGGCGGAGCATACACAATGGCAAATGCCGGCGACACATCTACTGCTGGTGGTGCATTGAAGCAGGGCGCAGGTATTGCGATGACTGGTTTTGGTTTGGCGTCCATGATGGGTTTGGGTGGAGCAAAAATTAGCGCTACTGGCGGTGGAGGGCTTTTGGGTAAGGGTGGCAAATTGGGCAAATTGGGAAGCGCTGGAGGGAAAGTTGGTGTAGGTGGATTAGGTGGACTTGCCTTGATTGCCGGCGGGTCTTATGCCGCTGGAGATTTTATTGGCTCCAAATTCAAAAATACTTCTGGCAAATCTCGTGCTATGGGTGCCGGGTCAAGTGCTTTAGCGGGCGCAGCAATTGGAGCAGCCGTGGGTAGTTTCATTCCAGTTATTGGAACCGCTGTTGGCGCAGGTCTTGGCGCCCTTGTCGGTGGCGTAAAAGGATGGATGGCTTCTGGTGCAGCGCAACGCGAAGCAAAGTTGATGGGTGAGCAACTTGTTGACGGATTCACTTCGTCGATGAACGATGCGTTCAACGCTGGCGACATAGAGGGTCTTGCCCAAGCAAGAGCCGATGCAATAGCCCAACATGAAGCAAACATGAAGACTGTTACGCACATGGAGGAATACAATAAGCATGTTGCGAAATTTGAAGCGCAGTTAACACGATTTGATAAACAGGTGAACATCTATACGGCTAACGCAGGTCTCGCAGAACGAATGATGGGCATGGGCACTGATGCCATGAACAAGTTGGCTAACGAAGCAGGCATAAACCTCAGGAGCAAAGTTCTTTCATTCCGTGATGTGCTCATGATGAGCGGTCGCAACATGACGCAGTTGGCTGGAATCGTGAAGGCTAAATGGGGTGAACTTACTGGTCTTATCACAACAGGAGCAATGAGCCGTATCGAGAAAGCCAGACAAGAGCGCGAGGCTGTCGCTGGCATGAACGCTGCGCAAGAAGCCATCGCTGGCGGTGATACTTCGGCTGAACAAATCGACAACCTTATCGAACAGTCGCTGTTGCGTGGAACCGCTAAATATGGTGAGGCTGGTGGTGCTGCTTCCGCGTTTGCCGCAATCAGTCAAGACCTTGAGATGGGCTTGATGTCTGGTGTTGACCAAGCCTCAAAAGACAGGATTAAAGCGCGCCTACTTGAAGTAATCGGACCAGAGCAATTAATTGCTGACCTAAGAAGAGGTGTTGCGGAAAATCCAGAACTTTTGACTGATTTGCTTGGTGGTGTTGAAGGTTTGGGCGGTATGTCTAGCGCTCAAATAATGAGTCGCATAGAGACAGGAATGAAGGATAATCCTTTCTTTTTGGCTAATTTGGCGGACGCAGGACAAAAATTTAATCTTGGCGGAGGAATGGGTGACCTTCAAAAATTGTTAGGTATCAACACAGGACCGTCCGCAATCGGGAACATTAGTACGGCTGTTGGCGCAGGTCCTGCGGATAGGCGTGAACGATATGTGGAAAAGACGCTTTCACCAGCCATGAAGCAATACATGGTGACGAACAACATCAACGCACCTATGTTGACACCTGACATAATCAGACAGATTGAGGCGGCTACGCAACGGGCGATTAGAGACCAGCAGGAGCGCGGAGGAAATCCACCAACGCCATCATCTTTAGGACCTAGATAATGACTGAGGTGTTTTATGGCTAAAACAGTTACGGTGTGGTTGCGTCTCAACGAAAATACTTCACTTGGCGCTTCTTTGTTGGCTGGTGAATCTGCCTCTGCGCGCTCGCTGATTATCCGTCTTCACCCGTCCCCAACCGGCGGTGAGGACACGGAAGATTTTTACTTGCCATACAATCCGATAAGTGTTCAGTATGGAGATTTGTCTGATGAGATAGCGCAAATACCTAGACCCGGCACTACACCAATAGTTACTTTCAAATCCCACAGGTTGATGACCGTAAATATGACATTTACTCTTGCTAAACCTGGCGATGGTCTTGTTACTTCAATTGAGAACGATTTGCAGGCTTTGCGAAGGTTCGCGGCTAGTTCAAACAGGCTCGTATCGTTGCTTAATTTTGATGAGTTGCTGACACAACCTCAGGCTTACAGAAACATGTCTGCCGAGGCGAATGCCGAAGGATTGTTTTTCAGTATTGTCGAGTTTTCATTTGAGTCAACACGCAGAAATACCCTGAATCAAATTACTCAGGCTAATTGTCAGTTGAGTTTGATTGAGAACAGAAATCCTTATCAAAATATTTCTTATATCCCCATTTTGAAGAAGGTGCGCCCACCCAAAAACTGCAAAAACAAAAAGTGGGCTAGGCGACATCCAGAAATTTGTTTTCCTGAAAAAATCAACAAAAAGGGTCTTCCCCTTTCGGTTATTCAAGACCACTTGGCGGCTTTGGGAATCGATTGGGTTAAGAACCAGAAGGCTGCGCAGGCGGCAATTGATGCTTTGGCTAGGCGCAACGACTAGGCGACCATGATAGGCAACGATGTACTGCTCATAGATTGGACGAAGGCTCCAAAACAACAGTTTGAAACGCCTTGGGAGAATGAGCGTCGAACTTTTGAAATAGCACAGAATGTTACAAGCCTTCTCGTCGATTACACGGTGAACGGTTGCGCTCAGTTAACTGTCGAGTTGGTTGATGTTGGGTTGAAGATGTACCAAAACAACTATTTTCAAATCGGAACACCAGTGCTGTTCAAGGGGGGCTACAACCCCGCAGAACCAGAAGGCTATGGGATGACATTCCGTATTTCAACGATTGAAATCAACCAATCCGATGGAGAGCATTGGACTGTCAAGTTGGAATTGCGCGACAAGGCTGTACAGGAAATGAAGGAAGATAAAACGCCGCAATCGTTTAGGTCTTCCACCGGTTTTGAATACGCCAGAAAAGTTGCGACAAAGTTCGGCTTGGAACCCTACATAGAGGAAATACCTGGCATCAAGCAGTCAACAATCAAGATTAAAGAAAAGAATAACCGTGATTCTGTTTGGGATGTTCTCTTGAGGGCAGCACAGGACATATCGTTCATGTGTTTCGTCGCGAACAACAAACTGTTCTTCGGTTCACCTCAGTGGATGCTCGGCAGATGGGGCTTCGAGTCAGTTGAGGGTGTTTCCGTGGAAACATATCAAGGCAAAACCGAGAAACGCCAACTTTACTATGTTCCACTTCTTTACCCTCATAATGCATTCAGCGATATTGACCCCGAAACAAAACGTCTTCTCTTGCTGAAGGCACCTTCATTTAGGCGTTCGGAGGACTCACCGAAAGAGTCAGAGGGTTCTGCGGAGATTTGGGGCGGTCCGCTGTATGACAAAGGTGAAGGTTCTGCCTACAGGTTGCGTGCGGGGATGACAGTGATGCCGAGAGTTATTATTGATGGGAAAAATGTCATCCAAGGTGACAAAGTTATTGAAGGTTTTGATAACGCGTACATAATTACGAATGTCAAATATCAATTTGCTCAACCGGAACCGATTGCGATTTCTTTTGCTACGGTGGATAAACTTGCTCCGGCAGATAAGCGAAAGTTAAACGAAAAAATTAACGAAATAACCGTTATCTCAGGAAGTGGGAGTTAGTTGTGTCGGTAGTGAACATGAATGACGGGATGGGCATTTTTCAACGCGCAGACTCTTTGCAGAGGAATGACAGCCGTGGTTCCTCTATTCACATCGGGATAGTTACTGCTGTTTCCTCTTCCACGAATACTGCTTTTGTTCGGATTCCTGCTATTAACGATGGCGCGGAACTCGGACCATACAAATGTTTGGAATTGTTTACTAGGTCTGTCGAGACGCCAGTAAAACAAACTTTGAGTGTCACGACGGGGACAGCAGATGGGGTTACTGTTGTGACATCTGTAGCGCTTTCGAGCACCACAACGGACATACAGGGCGTTTACGGAAATCTGAATTTGCCCTCTGTCGGTCAGCGTGTTTTGGTAGTCTTGATAAACGACTCCTTAGACCAAGGTGTCCTAGTTGGGAAACTATAAATGTTGAAACTGCCTATTTCTTTTAAAGCCGACGGAACAATGTCCACCATTCCCGAAGGAACCGACGAATATTACGCAACCCTGCTCTCGAACACACTTCAGATAGAAGTCGGGGAATTGCCTATGAGCCAGTTGTACGGAGTGAAAGACCCTTCCTTCAACACAAAATCCGTGGCGGATTCTTATGTTCGTCAGGCTGCTCAATTCGTACAAGAAATAACCGTGACAGAGGTATCTTCTGTTAGGGCGAACGATGAAGGAAATATTTCTTTAGGAATCAAATTCACGGTAAGGAACTGACATGGCGACACCCGACTTCACACCATATGTAGACCTGACGCTATTTGACAAAACTGCGCAGACGATTTATGACGAATCGGTGGAATACGCTAAAACTGCATTTCCGGAATTCAATCCTCGACCCGGAACCACAGAAAATGCGATACTTGAGGCTTCTTCCGTACAAACGGAATCTCTCATTACGGCAATAAACAGGTTGCCAAACTCTTTGATGCAAGGTCTTCTTTCCTTGATGGGTTTTGACCGCATCTCGGCAACACCATCGCAAGCAAACATTACTTTCGAGGTCACGATTAACACTGGGGTGACCATTGCGGCAGGAACAGTTGTTTCGTTCGATGTCTTCGATAGTGACGGTGTATTGACACAATACCTTTACGAAACTTCTGAAGATTTGGAAATTGCTTCAGGGAATACATCTGGAACTGTTTCCGCGACAGCGGTAACTCCATCACAATATCCAGACATACCCGCAGCATCGACCCTGACCCTCATATCGACAAGCCCTTTCATTTTGACGGTAACCATGGGGTCAGTTTCGACCGTCGGAACTGATGCTGAAACGGACACCGACTACTTCAACAGGGCTGTTCGTTTTCTTGCATCGTTGAATGCCTCGTTGGTTACCGCTTCTCAAATGACTAACTATATTTCGACAGCATATCCGACTGTTGCGCGGTTCAAGGTTTATGATTTGACGGATTCATCCGATATGGAATTCAGCGCTGCTGACGCACCAGGTTCCGTAACCGTGTCGCTTTGTGACAGCGACGGCAACGCAATTTCGTCTGCCCAAAAAACCATTATAGAAAATGATTTGGAATCAAGAATAGTTGCGGGTGTTTCAGTTGATATGCACGATACACAAGTCATTTTGGTTGATGTCACGATAAATGTTGTTTCGGAACCAAATTATTCAACCGCAACAGTCGCCCTTGCTGTCACCGATGCTATTGAAGCGTATCTGTCTGTTGCGGGTTGGGACTGGAAAGAAACAGTCGACTCCAAATATCTCTCCTCTATCGCATCACGCGTACCTGGGGTTAGGTATGTCGATACATGTGTCAGCGAACTTGCGGCATCGTCTTCGCTTGCCACCGAATCTGGCAACAATGTAACAATATTGGAAAAAGGCGTGATACCTATTGGTAATTGCACGACCACTGCTGTATCTGGCACTTAAACATGACTGTATATATACGGAACTATATTGATGAGTCCGAACGTCGCTTCAACGAAGCGGTTTATGTTACGTCGCTTGGAGGTCTTTGGTCTAGCGACCAAACCCTGAACAGCGACCCGACGGTATACCTTGATGCGGAATTCGGCTCCCTGCGTGCAGAAGGGGCGTCCGAAGTAAATGTCTACTTCAATATTTGGGGAGACCCGTCTTACGATATACCATCTCAGTTTGCCGTAACAGACTTCGATGATGCAGACGACGGGATTGAGTCGTTTGTGTGGATTCGCCCCACGAAAGACTGCACTATTTATGTGCAATCAATAATTACCAAAGTTTCATATGATGCGGTTTCCAATAAATACCTGCTGTCCACAAACCCCGCAGATGTCATCGAGGGGGAATTCGGCTCGCGCCAAATACGCTATGGTGCTGATGACGCCGTAAAATGGGTTTTGGTTCGCGCAAATCGATTAGCGGTACCTAGTTCACCCGCATCACAAAGATATTCAATCGGTGTGCGGGTTCGCATTGTTTATGATTCAGAAGTTGGTATTGCAAATGTGGCACGCCCAACCATAACAATGCTTAACGACCTATTCCTCAACAATTTTTCCCGAGAAGTAGTTGGTTTAATACCTGAAGTTTTTTTGGCGCAAGATTTTATTGAGTTGGACAATACTGTCTCATTCCCCCTTGCCCGCCTTATTGATGTTTCATTTGCAACTGCCGGAACTGTTGAAGACAAGTATGAAGCATCACAATATTTGGACAGTGAATCCGATTTTGACCCAAATGACTCAAGCACATACAGCACCCTGATAAGCGCCGAAACAGCCGAAACATTGGAAACACTTCAATGGCTATCGCACTTCAGGGGGAGAGAACTACTTGTCACATACGAGCCATCGACGAACGGTGAGGAATGGACGGAGTTTGTTCTTGATGAATCAGAACTTGACAGCACACATGTTTTGGCTTCGTCTGCCATTTCTTCGTCGGGATTCTCTGGAGGAACAGACGGATACTTTAGGTGGCAAGTAGAAACAGGTTTTTACGGTCATAACGCAGGAACAATCACGGCTATGATTTCGGCGATACAATTGTTGCTTTCGGAAACAAAAACTGTTTCATATACCGTTGGGACAAATGAAATAACTTTTGAAACAAAAATTGGGGAAACGTTTGCTTCTGATGTTTTGGGTTTGATTGTCGGTGACGAGAATCCCTATATTTTGCAAGTTATCGAACCTGCAAGACCTCTCGGTATGGTGATACATCACGAATTGGTGGCATAGGTTTACTTCGCTTTTCGGGTGGGCTTAATTGGTGTAAACTTAAAGTATCCCTAGAGGGGAGCCATATGAGTGATGACGAGCAAATCGGCGAGCCGATTATGGAGCAAATGCAGAAATTTATGCGCGAAAATTTGCCTTCAAAACTTGTCACCAACTACATAATTATTGCGGAGGTTGCCGACGAAGAGACACAGATGCTTCATCTTTCTGTCTCGGACACGATGACTCCGTGGTTGGCATACGGGATGCTTCACTCGGCGAGCACGATGCTCAGCGAAGGTGAAGTGCATTTCCCTACAGCAAATGAAGAAACAGACGAAACCGAATAGGTGGAGGAAACAATGGACAATAACATTAAGGCAAACGTCAGCGACCAAGCAGTCAAGGGTGCCGTCATTGGCGCTTTGGCTTATCTGGCAGGCAAGGCGGGCTTTGGCTCCGAGGTGGTGGCGTTGTTTACCCCTGTTGCTTTGGCGGGAATGGCGTGGCTTTCCACGAAAATCGGCGACAAGACCACCACAGCCATTTTTTCTGTTGTGACCGCTGTTGCTGAGGAGCATTCCAAAAAGAAGAAGAAGTAATC